CAATTTTCACGAGATTTGAAATTTCAATTTTCACGAGATTGTTTGGAGGGGTGCCGGCATTTTTGGACTTTTTGCACAAAATTTCACAACCTATACCCCCCCCACCTTTGTGCATAATGACGGCAAACATTCGCTCCCGCCCGTTCCGTTATATTGCATAAAAAAGAAAATATTTTTATTTTATTTTTAGTTATTATCACAAGAGATTTCTATTGTGCATATTGCATAAAAATCTTTTCTTTTTCGTTTGTTTCTTCTACATCAAAAAAGAAAATAATTCTTGCATTTACATATGGCGCATAGTATAATGATAATGGAAACAGAAAAGAGAGGCCGCAAGGCCGGCATATAGAAAGGGGTTTGTATTATGTCCGATATGCAAAAATATTTCCGTATGTATGCGGAGAATGACGCAAGCGAAAAAGTTATCCGAGTATTCGAGCATTACGGCTATATCTATCATATGTTTGTGAGCGTGGAAAGCCTTGCCGAGAGAGTGAGAGAAACGGCCGTTTCTAGCCGCCATTCAAAGGGCGGAACGGTGGACGGAAGAAACCTGCGTTTGCGGAAAATGACGATTGCAGAAAAGGAAAACGCCGTTGCTAATGGTGCGGAAGTCGTTTGTACGGTTGAGTTTTTCCAGCAGTTAAGGAAAGAATTTTCTAGCAACAAGGGCATTTGCGCCGAGCAGGCAATCCGCAAGTTCTACGGGCTGGAAGATTACAAACTAGGCGACAAGCGGGGATTTTGGGAATGTGGCGATATTGAATTGAACGGCAAGCAGTATTCTGTAAAATTTGATGATGCGAGTTTGTCGGCATATAGGACGATTGAGAAAGCGGCTTCGCTTAGGGGTTAAACCCTAAGCGAGCCACAAAACAGAAAGGGGATTTTAGAAATGACCTACACTAGAAAAGAGATTGAAAACCGCATAGAGGAATTGGAAACCCGCAAATTTTACCTTGATATGGTGGACAGGTGGACACCCGAAGATTATGAATATAATCGGGAATTATGCGCCGAGATTTTAAGCTGGAAGGGGCTTTTGAAATGAAAAAGGTTTACACGGAAATTGAGCTAGACAATTTAATTCGCAAATATGGTTTTGAGAATAAGAAAGTCATAGCATACGCAAAACGGCTTGACAAACAAGAAAAAGTTTGATATAATTATAGAGGAAAAGGAAAAGGGGCTTAATTATGAAAAAGAGTTTGTTTGTTGGTGGTTCGGAAACTTTGAGAATAGAAGAAAATCGTTTCCTTGCTCTGGTTGTTAATTATGGAGATTATGAAAATGCCGGTTTTCAGGAAGTGAGCCGCAAAGAGTTTGCGGAAAGATTAAATAAAATAGAATGGATGAAAGATTGTTCTTGCGAAAAACTTAGAAATGATTATAAAGAAATGGTTGAATTTTTCGAGAAAGTAGGTAAATAAGAATGAAAAAGATTTACTTTGATATGGACGGAACAGTTTATAATCTTTATGGTATTGAAAACTGGTTGCAGATGTTAAGGAATGAGGAAAAAGGCGCTTTTACTATCGGCGCGCCGCTGGTGGATATGGGGAAACTTGAAAAAGTTTGCGTTAATCTTATCAAAAGGGGTTATCAAATAGGCATTATAACATGGTTGCCGATTGGAGCAAGCGCCGAATATATGGCGGTTTGCACCGAAGAAAAAAGAAAATGGGTTGAGAAATATATGCCCTATGTAAGCGAGTTTTACGCCCAAGAATACGGGACACCCAAACAATACGCACCCGCAAAGAGAGCGGCGGAGATGTGGTTGATTGATGATAATAAAGAGGTTCGGGAAATGTGGGTAACTGAAAAGCAAAGAAAAGCGATTGACGCAAACAATGATATTCTTGAAGCGTTGGAAGAATTGGAAAGGGGTTAAATAAAATGAAAAAGAAGATTGAAAAAATCGCCGTTGTTCTTATGTCCGCCATTTTGCTTTGGATTTTTGCAAGTTTTGTTGAGGTGAATTGCAAAAATCTGGAAGAAAATCCCACTTATTGCCCCGCTAACTTTTTCGCCATAATGACTAAAATTTCCGGCTAATCTTAGCCGGATTTTTTTTATTTACACTTGTTAAATTTTTAACAAATGCCGGCACTTTAACGAGTTAAAGCGTTAAAATATGCCGGCACCGCTTTAGTCTGCTAAAGCGTTAAAGCGAAGTATGGTAATCAGTTTGTTAAAAACTTAACAAAGAAATTTTTGAAAAAGGGGGTTGACATTTCCCGCCGGATACGGTATAATATAGATGTTCCAAGGGAGAGCAGGACACGGCGGGCATAGCATAGTGCATAGCGTAACCGCCTTTGCTAACCTTGAACAGTTCTAAAGGGTTCATCTATAAAGCCCTTTTCCAGTATCAAAGAGCCTGCAACCTGCAAAAAGAAATTTCAAAAAATTTGAAAAAACTACTTGACAGATTGCCCGCTCTATGATATAATAAAGATGTTCCCGAAAGGGAGCCAAACAAAAACTTAGTGCCCACTACTTAGTGTGGGAGAAAGAGGTTTACTATGGCTACCGAAAAGAAAATGACCGCTGCTGAAATCAAAGCGACTGCCAAGGTCAATGTCCTGTCCGAGCTGTCCGCCAAGCTGGAGGAGCTGGGCGCCGAAATGGTGGGGAATGTTGCCTACATTCCGCAGACCGTGGGTGAACAGGAAGTGTGGGTTGAGGTCAAGTTGACCACCAAGCAGTATACCGACACCAAGATTTCCAAGGCGTTTGACCCGTTCGTTGCCCGTGAAGAATACGAAACGGAACAGGCTATCAAGGCGGCGGAGGCCGAGGCCAAAGCGAAAGCCAAGGCCGACAAGGCGAAGTCTAAGAAGTCCCGCTCCCGCAAGTCTACGGACGAGAGCGAGGGCTAAAAGTAGCGGCCGAAAGGCCGCTATTTTCTTATATTATCACTTTAACATGGTAAATCACTAAAGTGCCGGCACTTTCGTCATTATCACTAAAATTCGCCCGCTCTTTTCGTCATTTTAACTATTGCTTTTTCTCTTTTAATTTGATATAATATAGACACAGAAAGGAGATATAAAGATGAAATATAATAGAATTGAAGTCAATGCCGAAAGTTATGCCGTTTTGTATCATTCTAAAAGGACAAATAAAGTAAAAGCAAAGGCATATTCTGCATATCAGGAATGGCTATACAATCATGCCCCTATTTGTGATGAGGTTATGATTGTTCCGCAGGGGACAGAAGAAATCTATGCGGCGGCCATTACCGAGAAATGGAGAGAAGAACTAAAAGCGTTTTTCTCTAGCAAGTGCGGAAAAGGTGTCGTTGTTGCAGATGTGCAAATTAAAAGCGAAATTATCAAAAATAAACCTTGCGCGAGTTTTTCCGTTAAAGAGTGTTTAGAAATGATGACACCAGAGCAATTTTTTTCTGAATTTGGACAAATTGCTATTGACAGTATTCGCAATATATGATATAATATAGTCAATGAAAGAGAGGTCTTGAAAATGAAAGAATTTTTTACAAACCCGCTCGTTTGGTCTATCACTCTTTTCTTTGTTCTCAATCTTATCAATGTGGTTTTGGGAACTATGCGGTCAATTTTAACCGTTAAGTCAACGCCGTTCGTTTCTATGGTTATTAACACGGTATCATATACTTTTTATAGCGGTATCGTCAAATTGGTTTCCGGTCAAGATATGATTGTCGTTCTTGTTACCACCGCATTGACAAATATTATCGGCGTTTATATCGCCCGCTTTATTCTCGACAAAGCGAAAAAAGATAAACTTTGGAGAATTACCGCAACAATTCCCGAAAATATTGACAGCGGAGAAATTACAACCCCATTAAAAGAAAAAGGTATTCAATCCGTTGTTTATATTGGTGAGGGTGTAAAACTTGTCGATATTTACAGTAAGACACAAGGCGAAAGTATTGTTATAAAAGAAATTCTTGCGCCGCTAAAGGTTAAATATTCTGTTGTTGAAATTGAAAAAACTTTATAAAAGAAAGGGAAAAACAAAATGACTAAAACGAACGAAGAACGAAAAAACTTAATTGATGATTTGCTCATTGTAGTAAAAACTATTGATGAGGCAAGAACACACTTTTGTTGTTACAATATTCCGATGCTCTCCGAAGAAAGGAGGGCATATGACAAAATTGAAGAAATTCGAGATACAGTAACTGGATATATAGCAAAAATTCGGAAAACAGGAGTAGCATAAAATAGAATAAGACTTTACCGCTTTACTGCGGTAAAGTGCCGGCACCGCGACGATTTGCACAAAAATAATGACGTCGATTTATGCAACATTACATATTGATTTTTCTTCTTGCATATGATATAATTATGTTGTCGGTAAGGGAAGAGGTTCCCGCCGATAGAAAGGAACTGATACTATGGAACAGTTGAACCGCAGAAAAAAAATGATGGTGTTGGACATTGAAACTTTGAACAGCACCGAGGACGCTCTCTCCTATGATGTGGGGTTTGCCGTGACGGATAAGAAAGGGCATATCTACGAGGAACATTCATTCATTATCTATGATATGTTCTTTGAAGAAAAGGAACTTATGCAATCCGCCTACTATGCAAAGAAAATCCCGGAATATCTGGACGGCATTAAAAAAGGCAATCATAAGGTTGTTACTTTTATGACTGCATGGCGCATTATTCGACAGGTTATGGAGAAGTATGGTATCAAGGAGGTTTATGCTTATAATGCCGCTTTTGATTACGGCGGATTAAATCGCACTTTGCGGTATATCACTAAAAGTAAATATCGCTGGTTTTTCCCCTATGGCACAAAAATCTTTTGTATCTGGCATATGGCTTGCCAAGTGCTTTTTACACAAAAAACTTTTTGGAAAGTCGCCCTTGCTAATGGTTGGGTAACAAAATCGGGAAACTTCCAGACTTCCGCAGAAATCGCATATAGATATATGACAGGTCAAAAAGAATTTGACGAGGAACACAAAGGTTTAGATGATGTGCGGATTGAGGTACAAATTCTTTTGAAGTGTATTAGACAGCATAAAAAAATGAACCCGTGGATAAATCGGAGTTGTTGGCGTATTCCCACGCAGGAATATAAAAAATTCCAGCAGTCAAAACTTTATGAAGAACTTTTCGGAAATATGGTTGACAGTCCGGAAGTTATGTGATATAATAGAGATAAAGAAAGGGGGTATATTTATGAAAGAGTTTTTCCGTCGTTTGAAGTTGGTCAAATACTTTGGTTGGAGAGGTGCTTTTGATAAAAATTTTATCCGCATGGGATAAAAAGAAGTCCGCCGAAAGGCGGATTTTCTTTTACTTTACTGCTTTAACATAGTAAATCGTTAAAGTGCCGGCACGCGGGCGATTTGCACAAAAAGATAGGATTATGTTTGTGCAATTTACCAGTAGACAATTTCTCTTATCTATGGTATTATATAGATGTTCCAAGAGGGAACACACCACGGACAGCAAGAAAAAAAACTTCCGAGATTTCAAAAGAAATTTCAAAAAAGGGGTTGACAAATCAAACTGACTGTGGTATAATAAAGATGTTCCAAAGGGAACGAAAAAAATCTTAAAGAGCCGACTGCGTTAGTGTCGGAGAAAGAGGTTTACTATGGCTAACATGACTGCTGCTCAGAAGAACACCGCTATCAAGGAGAACGCTGTCGCTATGACGACGCTCCCTGAGGGCACCATTCAGGTGGGCGACTATGCCTACGCTATCCCCACTGAGGTAGACGGGGAACTCCGGTACGCCGTTGTCACCTATACGGCGAAGAACAACAAGGCGACCAAGACCGCCGACGCTTTCGACCCCGAAGCGGCTCGTGCCGAGTGGCTGGCTGATAAGGAAATCAAGGAAAAGGCCGCCGCTGAAAAGGCCGCCGAAAAGGAGCGTAAGGCCGCCGCTCGTGCGGCTAAGAAGTCCAAGACTGACGCCGAGTAATCGGCAGGGCAGGGAGAAATCCCTGCCCACTTTTTTATATTAACGCTTTAATGCTTTAAAGCGATGAAGTGCCGGCACCGCCTTGTTAAAAATTTAACAAAGGAAATTTTTGAAAAAGGGTTGACATTCTTTTTCTAATAGTATATAATAGAACCAAAGAAAGGAGATTATATCATGACTAAGGAAAAAATGATAGAAAATATCACCACTCTATTTGGTAGTCAGTGCGTTTATACTTACCAAATGAAAGACTTTTGCAGTAATCACAAAGAAGAATATTGTATCTTTTTATACCGTGCTTTTCTTAATATTCGATGCTCAGAACTTCACAGAGAAATGAAAAAGGTACAAGAACAATTTGACGAATTACAAAAACAACTTGATGAAGTAGAAAATATGGAATTTTCTTAAAAATAGGGTTGACAAACAAAAATAGATATGATATAATGTAGATGTTGCAAGGGAGGACTGCTCCCGCAAATAAAAAGAAAGTAGGTATTGTTATGAAAGAGGTTCTTAGTCGTTGTGGTTTCAAGTGTTTCGCGGAGCGCGAGTTGCCCGAAAAGTCTACCAGAGGTGAATATAACTATCTTCTGGTGATTCACTACAAGAACGGCAAGAAAACAATCAAAATTGGAACCACAAACAATATGGCCCGCCGTATGTATGAACATCTGGGCGCATATAGGGCGAATATTACCGTCTGCTGGATTTCTCCCTACTTCTCAAAATATACTACTTTGAGAGTTGAGGATAATTTCAAAGACAAGATGATAAACGAGGGTTATCACTGGATTATGAACGACCGGTTTGAAGTCCCGCCCACTATGAAGAAAGTGACAGTTAAAGTAAGAAAAGAATATACTATCAATATTGACTATTGACAAAAGGAGGAAAGTGTGGTATAATAAATATAGAAAAGGAAAGGGAGATGGTTTAATGGAAAGAAAGATTCAGAATAAAGAGGAATTTCTTGCGGCTATCAAGAGAGAAAAGGAACGCCGGAAGAGGGTTGCAGAGGCGCAGGAAAAGAAACTCGCAGAACTCGAAAAGAAAAAGAAACTTCAAACTCTGATTCAGAAAGGGAGATAAAAGAAAGGGGAGAGCATTGCTCTCCCCTTAATGTAAAGTTATGCCGCCCTATCATAATATTACAGTATGCAAATACTGCATAAAGAATATTACTGTTCGGCTTTTTCAATAATTATTTTGCCACCAACACAGATAATTTTTAAAGGAGTATCTTCATCAATATCTAAATTACGGCGGGTCGCAATAGGCAAGGTAACACGACCTAAACTATCGCATTTTCTAATTGCGCCTTTTTCATTAGTAATAAAATTTTGATTGTCGAGTTTTTCTTCAATCCGGCGCAAAGTCTTTAAAATTTCTTCTTCCATTCTTATCACGTCCTTTATAATTATATTATAGATGAAAATTGGAAAAAAGTCAAGAATTTGAAATGCCGGCAATCGTTAAAAAATTAACAAAGAAAATTTTAAAACAAGTGTTGACAATCGGCGCGCAGTATGCTATAATATAGATGTTGAAAGGGGGAATAAGAAATGAAATGTTCAGATTGTAACTACTGCTGGCAGAATCCGGAAGATGATTACCCGCGGTGTCATTATGAGGGATTAGATGGTACTGCCCCGTGCGAATATGAAGATGAAGAAAGGAACGATGAAGAATGAGAGCAACAGGTATTATCCGCAGAATTGACGACCTTGGCCGTGTGGTTATCCCGAAGAAAATCCGCAGAAGCCTTCTTCTCAAAGAAGGCGACGCTCTGGAGATTTATGTCTCTGATGATGGGGTGACTTTCATCCCTTATCGAGCAGAAAGAACGCTTGAAGTCGAAATTTCCCGAATCGTTGACGCTCACGAGTTCGACGAACAAGACAATGAAAAATATCGGGAAGCGATTTCCGAATTAAAAAGGATTGCGAGGGAGTTAAAATGAGATGTCCCTATTGCGGTAGTTATGATATTGTCTATACAGAAGTAACCGACACAGAGCAAGACGGAGATATTCTCAAAAGAGAAGTTTATAATCGTTGCGAGTGTGGCAAAGCGTTCATGACTACCGAAAGGTATAAACTGGAAGACGAAGACTATTGGTAGGAGAAGTAAGTGTGGGCAACCGCACTTTCTTTTTATCTTTTCTTGTTAAAAATTTCACATTCTCGTAGATGCCGGCACTTTAGCACTTTAAAGCGTTAAAGTCAAGAGTTTCACTATCCATTATGCCGGCACCCGACTATGTCCACTTTGTCAATAGGGCCGCCTTTTGTCAATAGGAGCTGTGAGCTGTGAGCTGCGACTATATGAGCTGCATCTGTGAGCTGGGTAAGCCCGCTCGTGAGCTGCAAAAGCACTTTCTCTAGTTAAAGTCAAGTAAGTGAGCTGCAAAATTATTCCGAAGATAAATTTTTATATTACGAATTAGTTTATTTTCTTTTTAAATTCAATTAGAAATATCTTCTAGAGAAGAACTCTTCCAGAGAACTATTCTTGTAGAAAAATCGTTGCAAATTTCGCTGCGGCCGCAGTCAATAGTATTGACAAAAGTCAAATAGTATGCTATAATATAATTAGAAAGAAAAGGAGGATAGATAATGGAGAAAGAGTATATTGATAACTCTATTGCAGAATCTATAAGAAATATTATTGAGCTGTGTTTCTCTCATACTGAGTGCGGCGGTTGCCCGCTCTATAATTCAGAGAGAAAAGTATGTCAGCTTCAATCAGTTCCTTCTGGCTGGAATAAGCCAGAGAGAGAAGGAGACCATTACGTTTTTAAGTAAGGGGTGAGAATAATGAGGGAATTCAATATTCTTATTGAAGAGTTAGATAGAATTAGTGATAAATGGCGGCAACGCCTCCAGTATCAAAGTGAGAAAGGCAAAGATATCCACGATAGCTTCCTATGTTCAACTGTTATGTATGAGATTGAGCGGGCGAAGCAAGCTGCAAATAGACGAATTGCAGAAGAGAGACAAAAAGGATTTGAAGAGAAAAGAAAAAAAGATTAACACTATTAAAGAGTAAAAGGAGTAATGTGTATGGCATCTATTACGGCGCAGAGAGCGGCTTTGACCGCAGAGAAAGTAAAGTGGATTGAGGAGATTTTCAATAGTGCTGGAGTTGAGTTCTTCCGCACTGGTAGCAATCTGGCTACTCTTACCTTTGATTGCGGCGAAATCGAAGGAAAGCCTATCTATGGTTCAATTAAGTTTACTCTCCATAAGGCAGACTATAATCTCGATGATGAGATTGAAGAGTTTGAAATGCTGTTGGAGGAAAAGGAAAAGAAAGCTGAGGAAAAACGGCGCCGGGACGCAAAAGCGTTGAAGGATAAGGCCGCAAAAGAGGCTAAGGCCGCAGAAAAGAAAGCTATTGAGGAAAAAGAAAAAGAGAAGCGAAAAGAATATCTGGCTTCTTTAGGAGAAAAAGACGAGAGCGGGCAGTAAGCCCGCTCTTTCCTATTTCTGGAGACTAAACTCAATTTTCTAAAAACTAAAAATAAAAATAGGGAGTAGGTAAATTAAACCTACCCCCTATTATTTATCATATACCCCTCATACGCCTTGCGTCCATACCTATCCCGGAGTAATCATAAATAATCGGAACCCCATTACTCCTTCTATATCCATAGTTATTCCCATGAATATCATTGATATGCTCTTCCGCGCAGAAATCGAGGAACTCCTCAACCTCTTCACTAGAGTATGCCCGCAGAAGCTCGTCTATTACTCTAGTACAAATATCAAGACTCTCCGCATTTTCAACAGAGTTATCGCTCAAATCGCTCCAATCTTCTTCTGCTTCATACCATTCATCGTCGTCCTCGTCATTGTTGCGAGCTGCGGTTCTCTCCTGGAGGTAGGCTTTGCACCTATCGCCCTCGTAGAAAAGAAAGGTCTCTGCAAAGAACCTCTCTACTCCATAACTAAGAGCCGCCTGGTAGGCAATCGCTTCCGCTTCACACCAGTCACAATCCGCTTCTCTTATCATCGGTATCTTTATCACATATCTTGCGCCCTTATTCTTAGGAACAAGCACTAATTTTGTTACTCCGTGGAAAATTCGATAGTTTTCATCAGAATATCTGCAAAAATCGAAGTTTCCCATCAAAATCGGCTTATTTTTATCTATTTTAGAGACAAAACTCTCTAAAATATCAATATAAAACTGCTTTTCTTTATCTTTTAACTCATTCATAGTAAGTTTTTACCTACTTTCTTTTAAATTTCGTCGTAAAAATCCTTGGAAATAAAGGAGCTGCGAAGCTTCTGTTCCCGCTCAAGAGAATCACAGTAGTCCTCAAAACCCTCTCCGTAGAAATTCTCGAACGCCTCATAGGCATCATAGCCAGAGATTTCCTCCACACTAATTCCCATATCAAAGTCATCAAACATTATATTATCCTCCTTCGATTAAGTTTAGTAATTTTTATCTCCTTTTCTTACCTTCTATAAATATTATACCACACTATAGCACGTTTGTCAATAATATTGACATAGACGAAAGAGAGTGCGCAGTCACCAATTCCCTTTTCTTAAGTTTCAGAGGGTAATCCAAAGGCGAAATTTTTAGGTGGGTTCCCGATTCTACGACCGAGAGTATAAGGAAGCTTCGCTTCCTTATACTCTCTATCCAAAGGTATTATTAAGAAAATAGTAGTAAAGATACTAGTTTTATTACTCTTTTTACTACTACCACTTCCTACTATTATTCTTAGTAATACTCCTTATACTATTTTCTATACTATTCCTTATACTTATCCTTATACTACTTCTTTTATTACTTCCTTATACTATTCTATTACTATTACTATTATAAGTAATATTTCTATTAGTATTTTCTTATTATCTTCCTTATACTATTCCTTATACTATTTTTATAATACTTCTTATACTATTTATTATTATAAAAGAAAATACTAATTATACTATTTAATTAGTATAATTAGTATTTAAGTAATATTTAAGTAGTATTTCTCTCTCAAATACGATTAGAAGTGCTGAGCCTAACTAACTCGTAAAAAATTTTGGTGCGGCCAGACCATAAAGTTTAATCTTTGCTACTTGAACTAACTCTCGTACCAATAAAAAGAATATGGCAGAGAATAGATAAACCCCAGAACTGCCAATAGCTAAGAGCAGGAAGAGAAAAGATAGCTACTGCAATAGCACCCCAAAGAAGCCAACCAATCCAATTCATGAAGAACAAAAGTCCAATAGCAACAAGAATAATAGCAAGTACTGTGCCGCAACCAGCATCGTTATTTTTATAAGGAATTCTCATAGTTATTTTTCCTCCGTCCAATAAATGTTAATTAACAAGTCATAAAGTTCTTCGGAGCTAGTCAGAGGAAAATTAACCCCATCAATCTGAACATCTCCCTCTTCATATCCTCTACCAAAATCTTTTTCCCAACAGAAATACATAATCCAAGGAACATCATCAAAAGGAGCATCAGTAGCCAATTCATCTCTCATAACCGTAGCAAGAGTATTGGCATAACTATCCATAATATTCATAATAGTTCCTTCAGAGAATACTACTCCGATAGCATCCTCTACTTTTTGCATATTATCCCAGTAATCTTTAATAGTGTCGATTGCAGAACAAAATTCTTCTTTTGTTAACGGACAGTTCATAATCTTTCTCCTTTACAATTTAATTACCATAGGCTTACTGCGGCTGAACCAACTTTTTATTTTAAAGATAATTCTAAATATCTTCTTCATCTTCCTCTCCCTCACTAAAGTAATCTTCTATACTTATAAGTCTATCACACTTAGCAACTTCTTTTGCACATTCGTCACACCAAGGAGAAATCCAACCGAGTGAAATCTTTGTTGCGGGCGCACCACATTTTATACAGGTTCGTTCACTAATCCTTTCATATTTTCTAATTATCTTACTGATTTCATCCGTATACCAATTACAATACCAACAAAGAGAGCCATATTTTTCTTTTATCTGAGTAATGCGATAATCAAGTCTAGCTTTTTCTGGAAGTAAACTTAACTCTTTTTGAATTTCCTCACATATCTGTTCTCCAAACGCTTTTCTCCATCCGTCTGGCATAGCATCAAGCTCAGTATAGGAGTAATCATAATCTTTTACTACTTCTCCAGAAAATCTATTTCTCGGGACCAAAAACGGGTATTTCTCACAAAGACTTTTATTCAAGATAATTCTTTCATTCATTGAGTTACCTCCTCTCCCACAAACCCATTAAAAAAATCTTGAGGATTCACTTGCGGCGGAAGCTCAGTAGCCTCGATATCCTTCCACTCATATTCAAGTGGCGACGGGCTAACCGAAGAAATCAATTCATCGAAAGTCTCTCCATCTCCTATCTTGCCACTCAAAGGAACTACAAAGAGTTGCAATTCTTTTCTTCTTTGGGCACAAAAGCAAACAGCATACTTATCTTTTCTTATACAAGCTCCGCAATCCTCAATTATAATAGCATGATTATCTGCAAATTGAAGAATCTTATGGATACTCGCATCAAGAAAAGATTTTATATCTGTTGGATTAAGTCCAGGCGCAATCCATAGTCTCAAATAATCACCTCAAAAGCATAACTTTTATCAAAGTAAGAAAAGACATTACAAGAGAAAAGGAGCCAAAAATAATAGATAGATAAGACTGAAAAAAACCTTCTCTATCAAACCTATTCTGAGCAGCTTGTTTCATCTCTTCTTGTCTATGCTGTTCATATCCATAAACAACATACAAAATACCAATAATGCCAAGCAGCACAGCCACAACAGCATTGAAGATAAAGTTAAATGCCATATCACCACATCTCCTCATATTTGTTTCTACTCATACTCAACCTAATTCTTTCACAAGTCTTTTCACTAATCTCTTCATCAGACTCTTCATACTCTGTCTTAGGCTGATTATCCCTATAATCTCCATATCCAAATTCTTTAGCACTTAATTGTCCATCAGCAATAAGGTCTTTATAAGTCTGACGAAGCATATATTTTACTGTACGACCACGGACAGTTCCTTTAACAACCATACCATTATCAATTAACTTCTTTAGTTCAGCCGCCATTTTCTGAGTAGTAACCCCATTAAGAGCCAAGCTATAAGGAGCAGTTTCTTTAATAGTATTGATATCTACTCCATTAAAAGTAGCCAATTCTTGAAGCGCGGCCAAGATATTATAACGAATCTCACTTTCCTTTTGTTTAGAATACTTTCCCGCAGTATACCTTGCTCCCATTTTTATTTCTCCTTTCCAAAACGATGAACAACAGATTTCTTCATTGCATTCTTATAAGCAAGCACAGAACCATATCCTCCATCAGCAAAAACCCTCCCAACAATAAAAATCTTATTAGGAGTTTCAAAAACTAGCTTTTTCTCTTTAAATTTTAGGCACATATTTCTGTCCCCTTTCTTACTTTCTATAATAATTATACCATACTTTTTGAAATTTGTCAATAAGAAAAGAGAGGCTATTAAGCCTCTCTTGATTATTCTGCGGCCGAGCCAGTATAAGTCCCTTCTATTCCGCAAATAACTTCTCCCGCTTTGATTTTATCAGGTGTTAATCCAATTACTTGAGCAAGTAATTCGTTAGTAATATTCATCTCTACAATAGAGCCAACTTCATAAAATTTAGAATTTGTATTTGCGGCTCCAAAGAAATTATATCCAACATCATTGCTGCCTTCTCCACTGTCGGCATTTTCAAGTCCGTATTCGCCAGAAGGAATTGTCTCATCGGGAGTAATTCCTGCTTGAGCAGCATTAACAGTTACCTTTGACAAAAACTTACCAATAGAAGGAAAAACTTCTTGAATTTCAGAACTTGGAGTAACAGTTTTCTCTTCTGTTGGAACTGCTGCAATAGTCTGCGCGCCCGCCAGATATTGTCCTGCGGCAATAGTTTGAACAGAAGTTCCTGGAGTATACGTCTGAGCAGTTTTAGAAGCAATAGTTCCTGTCACTTTAGCTCCATTTACATAGGCTGTCTTTCCATTAAGAATATCACTTGCGGCAGCAGTTCCATCTGAAGTATCAAGAGGAACATAAGTTCCTTCTATCTTTTTATTTCCGACATAAGCTGTTTTACCTTGCATAATATCTCCAACGAGGGCAGTTGCATCAGAACTATCAACGCCATTAAAAGTACCAGTAACTTTTCCACTAGCAATATAAGCAGTTTTACCTTCTTTAATATCAGAAGCTGTAGCGGTAGCATCAGCAGTATCATCGCTTGCATCTGCAATAGCTAAAGAAACCGCAACATTGGGATTTATAGTTGGTGTTTTTAATAGATAGTTATATAAATCTTCCATTAGATAACCTCCTTTATTTATTGGTCTAAAAATATGTAAATTTTTTACTATGTTTCTCTAATAAAAGGAAAGTCAAGAGAAATTGGAGAATTTCTCTTGACTGATGAATAGGGAAAGGAAAGAAACGAATCTCCACTCTGCGTTTGTAGAGGCTTGTGACTCTCACCTTTGCGGTGGCCGCATTAGAGGTAGAGTAGACCTACCGCTGGACACCACGCTCCCTTTCGGAAGCCAGCGAGGACTCGACCCCCTACTCTACCTTTGCTAGTCTGAAGTCTATCCGACTAGTAGCTTATCTGAGCTTTTTCGTAGCTAGCAACCGGAACACTTATTGTATGTTCGATTTACAAGTAGTTTAACCTAATAATGCTACTACCAAGGTTTCTTTAAGAGAATAGGTTTCCGACGCCTACTCTGTTACACCGCTGGCACGGCGCCACCAGTAGTGCCAGCTACTGGAATTTACCCTTCCAATATCTCCCAGCCACCCTCCAACCGTTTACGATGTCGGTTTGCACCAATTTACGATACTTTCTATCCCGCCTCTATGGGCGGTTTGCTGGACGAGATTCTTTCACTCTCGCACATAGAGTTGTGGATAGCCAGCATACTCTTTCGAGCGTGGACTTATGTTCCCTCTACCTCTCGCTATTGTCTTACTGCTTTCTTATTTCGCTACCAGCAAAGAAACTTAAAATCGCATTTCTTATGAAGGCTATCATGCCTAGCGAGCCTTTCTTAACTGTCCGAAAGACAAACCGAGTGTTGACCATCCACACTTAGGGGGAAACTCACGACCACCAGTTTCCCCATACTCGCCGGTCTGGGAATTTATCCAAAGGAAGGGTTTTACCAGACTTTACTTACCCAAAATATTACGCATACCATTTCTCATTTGAGAAAAAGATTTGAACTCCCTTTTCATATCCAAGGGTAGAAAGAACTTCTGCCATTAGGTCGTCTGCTTCAATATGGGCCGCTTCAGTATCATAATTCTTAAAGATATTCTTCATCTTCTCTGCAAAAACTTCTGGTGGCATATTTTCTTCTTCTTCTCACTTTCTATATTTATTATATCATACTAAAAAGAAAAAGTCAAGATTTATTCTCCGAGATATTCGTCACAGTTAAAACAATATTCTTGAGTCTCCTTCTCCGTTAAAGGTTCTCCACAATAAGGACATCTAGGCGTATCATCAGTAACTTCAACAACATAATAATCTACGTGGTCTGAAACGGACTCTTCATACATTTCCCAAGTTTCATCGTCATCAGAAGTTTCTTCTTTAAAATCCTCGTAACTCTGAATCCCACATCTACCTTCAAATTGCTGATAAACTTCTTGCGCTGTTTCCCAAGCAAGATTCACGGCATCTTCCTTAGTAATACCCTCCTCAACAATTTTAGTAAGCATATATTGAGGACCCATATCGGCAATAATGATAAAATCAGCCATATTTTTCCTCCTTTCCTTACCTTCTATAAATATTATATCATACTTTTCTAACTTTGTCAATAAATACAGAAAAGAATTTCTTCAAAGAAAGATAAAATTTAATTATCGCGATTGACTGCAAATCAGCTAAATCCTTTTTCAATTTTTGATTCTGCGCTTCCAATATCAGAATATAATTTTTCTGATTAGAAACTTTCTTTCTCATTTCTATTACGCATTTTGATACTTCATTATCCTTAGAAATATCTCCCTTTAATCTATTACATATTTCGCAGCAAGTCTGATAATTATTAAAGCTGTTGCGCCCGCCCTTAGATTTCGGAATTTTATGGTCTTTAGTAAAAAGAATTAACTCTCCATTCTTCTCAGTAAAGAATTTAACTCCAAACTTGCCCTGCTGTTCTGTAATAAAAGCTTTTGTTGCTTCTGCTCCACAAAAACAGCACATAGGATTTTTTACTACCGTTCTTGCAGTATCAGAAATAGAAATTTCATACCATTCCCCCTGATAGAGGTAGGAGAATTTTCTTGACTGCGAAAGTTTTATTCTTTCTATCGCAACTGATACTGGTATTTCAAAAAGAAGTTTATCCAAAATTTTTACTCCTTTCTTAACTTTCTATAATTATTATACCACACTATTTTAATTTTGTCAATAAAGGAAAAGAGCAACATAACTAAATGTTGCTCCTTCCCTTTTAATATATATTAAACAGACTCTTAACCGCCCACTTCGTGGGAAGAGTCTGATTTAAACGATAGTATTTCTATCGTTTAAAAGCAATGGTGACTCCAACCGGATTTGAACCGATGTTCCGAGGATGAAAACCTCGTGTCCTTGGCCTGACTAGACGATGGAGCCATAGGAGAGCCAGATAAGGTTCTGGCGGACCGAATGTGTGATACCAACAAATTATATTGGCTGGCTCCTCAGACTGGACTTGAACCAGTGACCATTCGCTTAACAGGCGAACGCACTACCGACTGTGCTACTGAGGAATATGTACGGGAGAATCGCTAGCTAAACGACCATTATTATCGCACCCGCATTGCGTCCGTTTACCCTGGAAGGGCTTATCATAAGACTTGATAAGTAGTCAGATATTTTCTTTCTACGACTTAATATTTTTAATTAACTTTTAATATCTATATCTAAATCTAAATAAATATTAAGTCGCGGCCAGCAAAGAAATATCCGAAGAACTGACACTTTATTTACTTCTAACTCTTAGAGGTTAATGGACTCGAACCATTGTTTACTGCTTTATAAATGCAGCCGTCCTTGCCCTTTAGACGAAACCCCCTATGGTCGAAGTTGCTGGACTCGAACCAGCCGCCTCATGCTCCCAAAGCACGCGCTCTACCAGATGAGCTAAACCTCGATAATAGACTCCCTTTCTTCCACTGGAGCGGAGTCAATTTCTCTCTAACCTTAGTTGTAGTTTAAAGTCAACACTAAATTAAGCGTGGGCGAATCCTTTCTTGACTTTTCTAGTTAGGCGGATTATCCTCCGAACCATTGGAATACGATTTGCAAAACATTTGAAATCTCCTCCATTAACTAGATTTTATAGCAAGCCATCCTACAAGGAGGCAACGCTAACTTAGGAAAAGAGATACTCAGAGTAACTTACGCTATCCGAATCAAGAAGTCGAACAAAACCGCACTCTTCTTTCTTAGCATACTCTGCACCGTCTTCGTTGAAGCCTTTAGTCTCAACCATATTGCCACAAGTCAAGACATTCGTTCCAGCATGGCGTGTCATCTGACCACCGCATTTTGGACATTTAAGAAACTTTTCCTGCCTAGGAGCGGCCCACTCTTTCTGAGGAGTACGCTTACGAATTTTAAGAGCAGCGCCAAGAGCTTCAAAAGAATTTACAGTTGCCATAATTAGTACCTCTTTCTTTCTTTCTTTCTTTATTATAAGATAGCTTTAAGGTCAGCTAACCGCACATTGAAAGTGTTTTTATCTACACAGGAATTTGCTTTCCTTGGTTGCGGGAGCAACTAACGCTGTTGCCGATTTCGAGGTAATGACCCTCGCGAGACACTTTTTCTCCATTCCCGCCATATTAAGTAGTTATTTAAACTCCCACTTAAACTTATAAGCTGTTTTCCTTAATCCCTTGCAAACATCTAAAATGTGACTTCTAACCCCACCATTATAAGTTTTTGCGTATTTATTCTCAACCAACCATTTTGCGGCGGAAGAAGCAGAATCAAAATCTCTTAAATAATTTGAACTTAAATCAAATTGAGAGATTTGTTTTTTAGATTCTTTCATCTCTGCTTGTAAAGCGGTTTCCTCTGGTTTAACTACCAAATTTTCTTTCTTTGCAATATCTCGAACTGTATCTTTGCAACAGCCAATAATATTACAAATTTCTTTAACCGTTTTTTCTTCTTTAATGAGAGAAATTATTTCATCCCTACTATAAAGGAGTTTAGAATCACCACCTAAAGTAGCATTATATCCATCTTCATAAGAATGAAAATATCCTATCCAATAAATTTCTCTTTCAGAAAGAAGTTCGAGAGGAACACAATCAACTTTCTCAATAGAAAAATTCTCAATCCCATACTTATTAAAAGCTCTGTATAAAGGACGGTCTTTGCAATAATCTCTTTTAGAGTCTTTTATATGAGTTTCAAATCTTTCTTCGATTGTCGCCGCTGTTTTGCCTATATAGCATTTTCCATTGATATTGTTTGTAATCTTGTAAATAAAACCATTCATTCTACTCACCTCTAATTATAAGTAAAATTTTGGTTGCAAGATTACAAAATTTTGGGTGCAAATTTGCCTAAGTCCAGAACTCGCCGCGTGGAGGCTTTGCACTTGAGTTCCTTGCGGGCGTAGGATTCGAACCTCGTCTTCAGATAATGACTCTGATGAGCTACCATTGCTCCACCCCCGCGATATAGAAGTGAGTACAAAGCCCTCACTTACGGCTTGCAGTAGTTTCAAATAAACGAAAGCAGACAATTTTACTCTGCCTTAGCAGCTTCCTTTGCAGCCTTAGCAGCTTCACGCTCGGCGGCCTTGCGTTCCTTTTCGGCCGCGGCGTCAGCACGTTTCCTGGCCAACTCTGCCTGCTTAGCCAGCTTCTCCATGTAATCAGCGCGAGTAGCATCGAGGTCGAACTTGGTTGCATCGCATACAGAAATCTTCAGCTTCGCAAACTGACCATCACCAAGATGAATCAGAGCGCCATCAGCGATAACCTCAGTCTCCTTACCATCCTGAACAATCGCGTTCAGAGCAACCTCGTACAAATGGGAACGAACGATAGCCTGGTCCTTAACACTCATTTTCTCAGCCATAATTAACACCTAATCCTTTCACTCATAAAATTTATTTTTTATTTTGAAAGAGGATTTTCCTCTCTTTCACTATATTTATTATACCATACTTTTCGCAGAAAGTCAAGATTAACGACTTTTTATTTTACTTCAAACGCGACAACTTCATTCCAGTCTACATAGAGTTTTCCTAACCGGGCAGTCCCAGTAGTCTGACCAAGATTGTCATAGAAAAAATTGATAAACTCATCTTTCTTTGCTTTTTCAACTTTCCCAACAGAGGTCTTACGAATTACCCCATTTTTGAAAAGAATTTTGAAATGAAGTTTTATTTTCATATTTTTCTTCCTTTCTTAACTTTCTATAATAATTATATCACACTATTTTAAGAAAGTCAATACTTACAGCTCACCGGAATATGCTTTATTGCAACGATAATCTGCGTAGTCAATACGAGAGCCAATTTCATCGAGAATATTCTGAAGAACAGTCTCTGCTTTCATCAAAGCAATCGCGCGACTGCGATAGTAATTCTCAAGCATACGATTTCGAGCAAGTGCCATTCCATACTCTTCATCCCATTCATCATCAGGAGAACATTTGGCCTTTCCACGATAAATAGGATTCATCATGAACTTATCCATATTATATCCGTCGTGATTGATATTGCTAATACCCATCTTTTCCAAAACATCAATAGCATCATATTCGCAATCGTCCATGACAGCCACAACTGTCCGCTTCTCCTCGTCGATGTAGTAGCGGATTTTGCTCTTAGTCTGGACATCCTCAGAACGCCTATCCAGTTCTTTGCTCAGAAGCCTCATACAATATTCGCTGGAATTAAATTTCTTTGACATAAAAATCTCCTTTGTTTCTTTCTGTATTTATTATATCATAATAGAGGAGAAAAGTCAATATTTATGACTTTTAATTATCCTCTTTGCACTCACATTTGAAAGTTTTCTTAGCTCCGCCGAAGTTAAAACCACCATTGGAAATCATCATAAGAGGCAGAATATCTCCCATGTCTCCCTTATTATCCATTAACATATACATAAGCCACGGATTATTCTGGAAATCCATCGCTCCACCATTAAGAGAGGCCATAAGCATAAAGGTTTTAGGGTCAAAACCGTCGCTATTCTTATCACCCATCATGAGAAAGAAAGGCAGCATATTTCCGAAAGGATTGCTCTCGTCAATAGTTCCGAAAGCTCCCTCGCCCATCAGAGAAACGACCTTAGTATAAAAATCAAAGCCAAAGATATTGTGCAGAGGCATAACAGTCTTAAGTTCGTTGCTACGAGGTTCGATAACCTCAAGGAAATTTCCGCCAGCAATATCCTTTACAATAACATAGGAATCACCATGACGGATAATATCACCAATCTGAATATCTTTGATAGACACAGGGAACAAATACAGAAGCCCCTCCATATCAAAAACGAAATCGGTAACATCAGTAAGAGTCAGCTTATTCTTGTCATAAGCAACATACTTGCCATCCCCAGCGAGATAAGCAAGACCACTTACAGACATTTTAATATCGCGGCCGGTATACTTACCAAACTCAACATTTCCGAAAATTTTATTCATAGCCTTTTTCTCCTTGCTTTCTTTTTTAGTTATATAATCATTAAAAACGAAGCCATCACCACTGATAGTTAGTGTTAATGAGTCCTTGTCAATACAGATATTAGGGTTATCCTTAATATCTCCAATACAAGAATAAACACTTCTATTATAGGAAATAGGATTTTCGATACTCTTGTTTGAGTTCGGGCCAATCCTTGTTTCAAAAATATCTGCTTTAGGATTTTTCCCAGTATAAGATAACTTGACCAGTTTCTTGACTGCTATATAGTTAAAAGAAAAAACATCTTCGTCAACTAAGTTTCCTCCATTAACCATTTGCTTTTTGTCTGTCTCATACTTACCGGTTATCTCAACGCTAGAATCACGATAGTTATAGCCATCAGAATTTCTTATCTTATATTGATAACCGATTTTTGCCTTGTCATAATCTTCTCTGACTACAGAGTAGACATATGGCTTTGGACTCAGCTCTTTTTCTCGCAAAATCTACATACTAGATAGTAATACATAAATACTCCTTTCTCTCTTTCTTTAATTATATTATATCATACTAAGAGAGAAAAGTCAAGTTATTTAAAAACCTGACTTTATTTCTCACATCCATTGCTTCCTCTTTTTGGTACAATCTTTCCATCCTTTATTATACGGTCTGAACTTATCATCATAAGCATTGGGAAGATTATGATTGCGGCGGGCAGGCCGTACATACTCATACATTTCAGGGTCAGAGTTCATTCTTCTCTCTTGAGTAGTTTTCATGCACCTGATTCCACAATAACCTCGAAGTTTTCCAGTCCCCGGAACAGGCCCTTTCCTAAATTCGGGAAGATTACAAGGTTTTTTCCACCAACGCCAACCATAAGTTCTTTTGGGATATTTAAAGTTCAAAATTTCATCTTTGAACTCTCGAATATCAATAACACGAAAAAGGCCGTCAAAGAACATATATTGACGAGTAAAATATTCAACCTTATATTCAAGAGAACCAGTCCAAGTAACTTGACGATACATATCATTCTTATTCATACTAACTTGGTAAAATTTAGGGTTGATACGAGTAGCACAATATTCAATAAGTTTACTCTTATCTCCAATTTTCCAATACTTATTAGTATAAATATCAAGACAAAAATATTCGGTTGACTTATCAAAAGTTTTATACATTATTAAATACCTCCTTTAAAAGTATTTAATAATCAGTCCACTTCCTCATTAGCTTCACCGCCTTTTATTTATTCTTTATATTTCCATAAAAAACCATATGCTTGTTTTAATTTTCCATTGCAAACTTCTGAAATATGATTCCCTTTTTCTTTTCCTAAAGCTCTCGCGGCAGAATTAGCACTTTCATATTCGCCCAATATTTGATTAGTTTTGCTATCAATCTGAACAACTTTTCTTTTGAAAGGCTTTTTATCTTGTACAATTCCCATTTTATTATTGTACCAAGATATTAAATCTCTCTTTAGAGAAGGTATCCCATAAGACAGACACCATTTTTTAATGGTATTTCCACTAACTCCGAAAAATCTTCCAGTTCCTTCAAAGCCATTTTCTTTTATTAGTTTAGCTAACTCCAAATCTAAAGGTCTTTCAGTTACTTTTCTTTGGTGAAAAGCTTTACAATCAGAACAATATTCAGAACATTTTGAAATTTGTTTTCCACATTTTTTACAGAAAGTGGCATAAGACCGATTTGATTGTCCACCTTCTAGAATATTATATCCGTTAGGCACTAAAGAATTTAATTGATTTATCCAATATCTTTCTTTTTTATCTAAATCCTCTTCTTGACACTCTTCAATAACACTTAAAGTAAAATTTTCTAATCCATATTTTCTCATAGCACTGTGAATTGCTGAGTTATATGAAATATCATTTTTATTAAATGCTTTATATTTGTGGTCATACCATCTTCTATCAATATCTATTGATTGTCCGATATAATATTTTCCATTTATATTATTTGTTATTTTATAAATTCCAATCATTTTATCACCTTCAAATATAAGTGATAAAGTTTTGTAGCAAGTATAAAATTTTGAGTTCAAATTTCAATACTTGCTACAATATGGAGCACCATAGGGTAGTCGAAACCCTATCCTCTGAGTGGAAGTCAGACGTTTTACCGTTAAACTAATGGTGCATTTATATGAAGTAGGTATTGCTCTATAGTCGATTATGCTCTAGTAACCTCGGACTTATCTGGGGTTTGCCTTGTTAGCAAGGAATAAAAAGACTATACATGGGATAAATGTTTACCACTATTTCAAAAATAGTAACTCTATGTTTATGCAATACCTACTCATTATTTAATTTTCTGCAAGAATTCCGTTTCTTCGCCTTATCATTGCATTTAAAAGATTAGTATGCTTTAACTCTTCAGCAATAATTTCTCTAAAATCATCAATTTCTCTATCTGATAATAGATAATCATACTTAGAAAGAAGCCTGTAATAGCCCTCTCTAGCTTCAGATTCATCAGCAATATTCTTTTCTAATTCAACGAAAAGGCAAAATTCATCAGGATTATTTCTCATTATCTCACCCTAAATAAAGTGAGAATTGGGAAAAATTTATCTATCTTTTCCAGATTTCAAGGAGTTTTCATACAATTCAAAGTTGGAGATTGCTTCTTTAACAGTTTCTCCAGCAGGAATATTTACATCAGGAATACCAGCTAAGCAACTGTTACACCAAATTCCGACTTTCCCGTTATCAAGAGTGTGAACGATAAGATTGGGTTCGCCACATTTCGGACATGGAGTGGGTTGACGAAAATTTTCCATAATAAAATTCCTTTCAAAATAGAATTCAAACATATTCATAATTTACTAAAAGAACTATGTAAATGGCGACTCCGGCGGGCTTTGCTCCCGCGACCTCCAGTGTGACAGACTAGCGTTCTTCGTTGCTGAACTACGGAGCCGTATAATGACGGTTGATGCTTATTTTACTTCGGCGTCCGCCAACCCGAACAGTGCTTGCCTCGGTTTATTTAAAGACTCCCGTGGAATGAACCAAAACCTAAGTCTTTGGTGGGCAGGGAAGGACTCGAACCTTCGATGTTTCTAATGTCACGGGTTTACAGCCCGCTGGTTTCGCCGCTTTCCACACCTACCCATATTATTCAAGAACTTCCCAATCAATATCATTAACATCATCTCTATCGAGGAAAAGTTCCGAAAGTTTTTCATCTATCTTATTTTCGATATCTTCTTCCTGAAAGTCATCAGATACAGTAATTGTTCTCAAAATAGTAAAGCTAATTCCAATTTCTTTCATAGAAATTCTCCTCTCTTAACTTTCTATAAATATTATATCATACTTACTTATAAAAGTCAATATTCTCAATGCTCAATATTTTCCATTTTCTTTAAAGAGCATTCTCTACATCTCCATTGCGGTTCAGCTTCACTTCTATCATATTTTCCCCATTCAACAATTCTATAAACTAAGTCCTTGAGGCCGCAGTCGATACATACTCCTTGTTGAATCTCCCATTTAGGAAGTTTAGATTTCTTTCTAAAAATAAGTTTATCAATCCAAAAGAAAATAAGCCCTCCAATGAGATTAGCAATAACTGTTGCCCAAAATTCTCCAAGAGAAGCTAGATAAACTAAAGCTATTGCTAGAATAGGAGTAGATAATTGCCACCTAATTAAATAAAACCCATATCTTTTTAAGAAATTCTTTTTCATTAGTTCACCTTTAAATAAAATGGGTTGAACGAAGGGAATCGAACCCTTATTACCAAAGCCACAATTTGGCATCTTACCATTAGATGACGCTCAACAAATAGGATTCACCGTGTGCGTCCGGACGCTTTAGTTCTTATTGTACGGATAAGAACTGAGGGGCACGGCTACTTTACTCCCTCTAAGATAGACTTTTCAATTTCGCCGTCTATCAGGGTGATGGCGGAGATATTCAGATTTGAACTGAAACACCGTATTACTACGACTACTGGCGGTTTAGCAAACCGCTGCCTTACCAATTAGGCTTATATCTCCAAATCTTCTTCAAATAAATAATCGCATCCCTCAACACTTTTTATATATTCAAGCATATCCTTATATTCTGGCTTCTTAAACCAATCATTAAAGATATAGATATATTTTACATTTTCTACCCCAATAGATTTCATCAATTTCTTAAATTGATGGATTTTAAATGCGCAAGTTTGAGGTTTCTCGTCAGCAGAACCAGGAGTTTGTTGATATTTTTTTTCATAAACAATAAAAATCTTACTATCCTCATCAAGATAAGCCTCGTCAGGAAGCAATCTTTTTGATAAGTATTTAGACCAATCAACGCCTTTCTTTTTTAGATAAGAATATAGATTATATTTACTTAAATTAAGTCCATTATTTTGAATATGCACTTTTTTCTCAAAAGACAGTCCTGTTGAAGTATCTCTTATCATTCCCAACCACCATAATCAATCCAAGTTATTCCATTTTTATTTGCGAATTCTATTGCTTCATCCTCATTATTGAAAGTAAATGCGCCAAATAAAGTAAAAACTATACTCATAAAATACCTTCTTAAAAAGAAATGAATGAGTATTGCGAATGTGCCCTCACTCACGGCGTCCCTCGATTTTGTATTTTGATATGCACCCAACGGCGGCCACCCGGTGCGAAGCTATTTTAGATTTAAAGTCGCGGATAAATAGCAAAAAATCGACTTTGGCGGAGAGAACAGGATTCGAACCTGCAAGGCTTTACGCCCGACGATTTTCAAGACCGTTTACCTCACCATACTAGCCACCTCTCCACATATAGACTGAGCCGTCATACCCAGTATATGCCTTATGACTTCTCTACCCGATGACGCAGGTGCATAAGTACCTCAGCTTTCAAGGCCAAGGGTTGGTCGCAGAAGTAGGTTCCGACCCTACCGAATTACCCTTATGAGGGGTAACTGCACGCCAGTGCTTTCTGCGATAGATAGGAGAAGGCGTCTAGAACACCCGTGTGCTTAACCACTCCTATTATTTGGAATATATCACACTTATGGTAGGGCATACAAGAATCGAACTTGTGTCGGTCGCTTATAAGGCGACTGCTCTCACCATTGAGCTAATGCCCAGTATTTGCCACCAACCGAAGAAGATACCTATTGCTTGAGGCGACCGTCCGTTGCTCAACAATATCCACACCTTCAGTCCTCACCTTTCTTATCCGACGGTGGCGTCTACTGAATAATCCAGTCAGTGCAGATTTCTCTGCTGCTAACGGTTACATCTCACTTGTAAGGGAGTGATTACCAACCAGATTACTATAATAATTAAGTTCCGTTATACAAATATTTCTCGCCTTACTCAAAGGACTACTAACGAGAATCCACAACCGCTGTTTTTTTCGTCAAAAACTAGAAAAAAGTGGAGCACGATACTAGATTTGAACTAGTGAATAGACGGGTTGCGGCCGCCCGCGTTGGGCCTCTTCGCCAATCGTGCATATTAGTATAGTCAAGCTCGCATCGAGCAAAGCGTTGAATATAGCAACCGTCACTATACTTGGTTCCAAGATGGTGAGCGTGGAGAGGCTCGAACTCTCGACCACTTGATTAAAAGTCAAGTGCTCTACCAACTGAGCTACACGCTCATATAGAAAACTATTTAGAATAGTTTTCTCTTTCATACTGTTCATTCATAATAATTTTATACTTTGTTTCTGAAAGTCGCTTCTTTCTTCGTCCACATTTGGGACAATAGATATAATATTCGCTCCGTCCTCCTATATCATGGACTAATTCATCAAAAGAAGGATATAGCTTTTTCTCCAATGTTAGAACCCAATGATGATTACACTTCTTAAATAACAAATTCATCACCATTCCATTGCTGACTGAACAAGAAACCGCTCAAGAACATTTCATAAGCGATTTTCCTTTCTTTTGGAGTAAAAAGACGACGATTTCTTTGCTCAATTTGAGCAATTTTATCATCAATCTTAGCGTTCAAATCTACAGATTCATTGATTTGATACATCTTTTATCATCCTTTCTGTCTGTTCATCAGCTTTCTTACTGGATGTTAATAACGCAAGTACAAATGTTAATACTGGAGCACCCATTAAAATTCCTACTAAAAATCCAAACCAAAACATTCTCCTTTCCTCCTTAACTTTCTATATTTATTATAGCATACTAAGAAAGAAAAGTCAAGATAAGCAAATGGTGGGTCGGACAAGGTAACGCACCTGTCTCTGCGGCTCTTCAGACCGCCGCTAATCTATCTCAGCTACCGACCCATAATATGCCATATGAAACTCCTACCACTGGCATGAGGCCCATATTCATTTATATACCGCACCTCGTCGTTTCTATCAGAGATAGACGGAACCGTCGTTCTGGGAGTATGGCCATCCGTGCGGTTACTGGCACCCTCGCGTGGAATCGAACCACGAATAGAACTTTAGAAGAGTCCTGTTATCTCCATTTAACTACGAGGGCATATAATAAAAGACAGACCTATTTGCCTGCCCTTTTCTTAGCTTTTCTCGCTTCCTCAAGTGCAATGGCTTGAGCCTGTTTCGGAGGATAACCTGCCGCAATAAGCTCTTTGATATTTTCTTCTATTGTTTTTGGACTATATCCTTTCTTTAACGGCATTTCCTCAACTCCATAATTTTATTAAACTCGCCCGGTGCAAGGCTTTCCACCCTGCTTGCTGGTTTGGTAGCGGTACTTCACACTCACGAGAAATTTTACAGGCATCCATCAAGTAAGCTCAAATCTCTTACTCCGTGCCTAACCTTACGGAATTTGTTTCCACAGACGATAGAATATATGTCTTAACCATATAGGGATTCGGGCATATATTCCCTTTTCCGAGCTAATGGTTGGGATAAACAGAATCGAACTGTTGACGCCGGCGTTATCAGCACCGTGCTCTACCTACTGAGCTATATCCCAATATCTACGAGGGTGGTCAATCCTCGAAAATACCCGCATCGACCTCTCGATAGTTTTTTCTCATGCGGAACTATCATAGCCTTTACCACAATTCTCTCGAAAGGCAAGAGCCTGGCTGGGATGGCTGGACTCGAACCAACTCTGCATGAGTCAAAGTCATGTGTCCTACCGATTAGACGACATCCCAATATTCTTAAATAGGGTTTTTCGCACTTCCACAGATTTTCATGCCTTGTCCTTACCGTTTCTCCTAATGTCATACAGGAGCACAGACCCTAAACACTTCTGTTCTAAGTCGGTTGTGTTCTGATACCGAAAAACATCTTGGGGACTTTGTTTTACTTCGTTGCTCCAATCCTCGAAGTTACCTCGGCGTATGACTGCCTAATAAGCAAGTTTGTCTTAACGATTACTTGCAAAACCGAATAGTTCTCTTTTTTTCTTAGGAAGCAACTATTAAGCCGACCTGTGGAGCACTCGAAAGGAATTGAACCTTCAACCTATACATTACTAGTGTATTGCTCTGCCTATTGAGCTACGAGTGCATATGGAGCTGCTGACAGGAGTTGAACCTGCAACCTACTGATTACAAGTCAGTTGCGCTACCTATTGCGCCACAACAGCATATCGGTAATTATAAGTATAAATACCTATAATTACTCTAAAAATTGGCACCCCGACTTTGGAATTGAACCAAGACCTGGTGGGTTGGCAGGGGAGGAGTGAATCAAACACTCGTACTACGGTTTTGGAGACCGAGCGATTATCCAGTTATCTTTACTCCCCTATATTTTATTCCAATCTTCTTCTGAAATTTTTTTAATTTCTCTTGAAGAAGAAGGTAGTCCATAAGTTTTACACCATTTTCTAATTGCATTATCAGAAACACCAAATTTTTCAGATAATTTGGTAAAAGGATAAGTTCTAATAAAAACTTTTAATTCTTCTCTTGAAGGTCTCTCAACTTTTCGCATTTTCTTTTTTGCACATTCTTCACATCTTAATGATGTATGAGATATTCTTTTTCCGCAATCAAGACATAAATATTCTTTTTTAAAAGCTCTAACTGGATAATCATATCCTTTAACAACCCTTGTCTTTCCATTATTTATTTCTGAAATAGTGTCTTCTCCAACTCCAAAATTTTCAGCAATCTGCTTTTGAGTTACATTCGTGTTTTTTAATAAATCAAGAATGATAAATAAATCTTCATCTGAAATTTTGACGATATGGCTAAAAGCATTCCCACCTAAAGTTTGATTATACCCCTGATAATAAGAATTATAATATTCTATCCAATAAATTTCTCTTTCGTTCAATTTGTCTCTGTCGCACTCTTCAATAACTTCAAAAGAAAAATTCTCAATACCATATTTATGAAATGCTAAATACAAAGGATAATCAATTTTAGCTGCATCATTTTTATGACTTCTCCATCTTCTTTTAATATCAATAGATTGTCCTATGTAACATTTTTGATTTATTTTATTAGTAATTTTATAAATTCCGCACATTTAATCCCCTCCACTTTATAGTGGAAAATTGAACCAAAAACTATAAAATTTTGAACCATTAAACTATCGGGATATATCTGATGACTGCAAGAATTTATTGAACGCCCCTGCAACACCCATGCGGCGATTGGTACTGCGGGTGGGATTCGAACCCACACTGACTAGTTCCTAAGACTAGCGCCTCCTGCCATTGGGCTACCGCAGCATATTATAAAGGTCTAACATATCCTTCCGGAAAAAGAGATTCAATTAACATATCTGCATAAATATTTGCACACACTTCTCTTGCAAATTCGTCTGGATTACCAGCTTTCAAAAGTTCATTATTTTCTTTTAGTGCTTGAGTTAATGCAGCAAGAGTAGATAATGTCTTTTCGCCAAATTCAACAGTGTGCTTTACTTCATTTTCCATTATCTCCCTCCAATAACTGGTATCCCCTAGAAGACTTGAACTCCTATCTCTGGTTTCGTAGACCAGTATCCTCTCCTTTGAACGAAGGGGATATAAATGCCTTTACTCCTTGAAAGGCTAAGTCAATCGTCTTGTTATTTTAAGTGCAAGAACGATGTTGCACTATGGTGGAGGTAAAGGGACTTGAACCCTTGACCTTCTGCGTGCAAAGCAGACGCTCTCCCAACTGAGCTATACCCCCACATAATGATAGGCCGTCGCAATCCTATCTTCTGTACCCTCTTATACAGCGACGAGTCGAGGGATTTCAGGTTTCGTTAGCGTCGAGTACCTGCAAACGACCTGGTAGGGCGAGAGGGATTCGAACCCTCACTGTACGGATTTTAAGTCCGGTGTCTCTGCCGTTGGACTACCGCCCCATAGAGAGTGGTTAAAAGATTTATCTCTTAACCACTATAAATATTATACCATACTAAGCCAGAAAAGTCAATATTTTATTTAAAGTAAATAACTGAAACTTCACCAGTTTCTTTATTTTTAAGCATAATCCGAAAAGTGCAGTACTCCCTATTTGTAGGAAGAGAAATCTTTATTTCATGGTTAATTGCTCTTGCTGCACTTGAAAAGATTCCAGTATCTTCCATTTCCTCAAACATACTACGATAGATAACACAGTAAGCCATAAACTGGTCTTTTACACTAAGCTCTTCAAGAGAATTTCCCTTAGATAAAAACAGATTAAGGACTTTCTCCTTATCATAAGTGTCGTAATCTACAAAATCAGCAAAAACATGGACTTTCTGATGATTCTTTTTAGACTCAACTATCCAAGGATGGTCATCAATTTCTTTAGTGTCTTCTGTAAAGAAAGCCTCTTCGCCGCTAACATACGCAGGAGGGAAAAGAGATTCAATATCGTGAAGAGAGTTCTTTACCGCAGGAATATCGTTGTTGAGAATCTTCTCCAAAAGTCCCAAAACTTCCTGGATGTCTTCTTTTCCAACCTCGCCTTTATCGAACTTTTCTTCAAGAGTTTGCATACTATATGCTTCATCAAGCATTTGGTAGGCTTGGCTGCCAGGATTAGCTTTACCACAAAGCTTAAACTCTCCTGTCTCTCTGTTAAACTCAATTCTGTCACTCTCAGGACTTATGCCAAAACTAGCAAGAAAATTTTCGTTCATAAAATATCTCCTTTTCTCATTTTCTATAATTATTATATCACACAATTATAAAAAAGTCAATCATTCTTATCTCTGGTTAAATAACCAAAATAAGTACCATCTAATGAAGTGTAACCCACATAACCACTCCAATTAAAATGATAATCGGCTCTAAAAAACCGAACATATGGCGGCAAAACGCTTCCGTTTTTCACCACATAATCCACCGCTTCGTAGTTTTGTTCTGTCGGTGTAGTTCTATACAAAAGGGATGCTGGAGTAAATTGTCCTTTTGCATAAACAATATCGGACAAGGAAGTTCCTTCTCCTGCGGCATCGTATCTATTAAATATAACAGATACTACCATTTTCTGACACTCTAAACTCGCCGCTCCGGCTTCTCGGTATAATAGTCGTGCTATCATTTCTCTCTCAACGCTTGTGATATTGTAGTGGTTTTTTGGCTCCACTTCAATATAGACTTCTGATACGACTTCTTTCTCAACTTCTACTATAACTTCTTTTTCCGTAGTAATTTCCTTTATCTGCGGATATCGCTCTAATCTATCTACATAAATAAGAGCAATTAGGGTAATTCCAATACAAAGAAATGCAATTATTTTTTTTAACTTCTTAACTTTCATTGACTTCCATTAGAGAAGTTTTGAGAAAGTTAAGAGTAAAAATTTGTGGTTCGTCCATCATAAAAATACCTCCATTTTTCGCACGAGTTATCAGACCCTTTTCTTTCACATCCATAAAAATATGAATTTTTATTGGTGCATTTTTGAGTCTTAATATCGAAATACTTACAGTATGTGCAATTTGTGGATTGCTGCGGCGACCGAGAGGTTCCAAAAAATAGTAGTGCTGCTATACAAATAAGTGCTATAGCCGCAATTATTTGAATAAGCATTACTAAAACCTCCAAATAAGAAAAGGGATAATAATATCCCTTTTAAAAAATTATATCAGAATATTTTAAAAAAGTCAAGATTTTAACTCTTCTCTTATCTTCATTAAGATTTTACCTAATTTATTTTTACCTACTCCCTTGCATACTCCCCAGTAATAATCCTTCCAGTAATTTCCTTCTATCAAAATTGCATCACCAGTTGATAAGAGCTTATCTTTTAATACTGGTTCTGAGAACTTCTGACGAACAAACTTTTCCATTACAGAGTCTTTTATTTGCTCCCAGTCAGAGCGTAGTGAAACTCTCCTTCCGAGAGATTTTGCTTCGGAAGGGTCTTTAAGAAAGGTAAATTTCTTCTTTTCTTCAAGGGAAAGAGTCTTCTGTGCCTGAAAAGCAGCTTCTACACTACTATATTCGTATTCATCTTCGTCAATAATTTTGCAAGGATAAAAATTACTTAAGAACTCGTATGTTCCTGAAAAACGATTTATTTCACTCATCTTTTACCCACTTTCTTATTGCCGTATAAATATCAGCGTCAGAAACACAATACAGAGTATCCCATTCTGTCGCGGCCATAGCACCAAGAAAGCTTTTTGCGCTTACTCTAAACCCATTATCATCTTCAAGAGTAACTTTCCCTTGATACGATGAAACCGCTTTTACAAAATCATTACAATCACCCATAGTTACGAGTTCAATTCTATATCTTCCCATTAGTTTTCCTCCATAATTAAACTATTTAGAACATTGTCAATAGGGCCTTTAACAAAGAAAAATTCGCTATGACTTCCAACATCAATCTTTAAAACGCCTGGAGCAGATTTCCACATACGAGAATAACCAGATTTATAATTATGCTCTTCAAGAAAATGCTTGATAACCTCATTTACAGTATAAAAATCAGAACAGTTAGCTAAGAATTTATCTTCCCCATTTGAGCGACGAAAATATACCTCATACATAAATAATCCTCCTAATTGGCTTTAAAGTTATATATAGGAATTAAATGGTCTTCAACTATTACGGTCGGTTGAATTGCTTCTTCAATTTCTTTTTGGTCTTTATATACAAAAGGAGCTTCATCAAGAGTAGATTCATTTACACAAGTAGTATAAATTCCCTCCATAGACATTCTATAATCATCGACAGAAAAGAGTTCTTTTGCTTTAGAACGGGAGTAAAGACGGCCGGCGCCATGAGGGGCAGAATTATTCCAATCCTCATTCCCTAAACCACGACAAACAAGAAGTCCGTCTCTCATATTCATAGGAATAACAAGAAGCTCCCCTCGTCTTGCTGAAATAGCTCCCTTTCTTAAGATATTATCATCAGAAATATAATTATGAGTAGAAGTAATTACTTGAGAAACAGATAAGTCCATCCAGTTCTGAATTATCTGAAGCATAGTTCCTCTATTTAACTCTGCAAATTTCTGCATAAATCTCATATCATGAAGATAATGCTTCATTTCTTCTCCTACTAAATAAGCCAAATCCTTTTTAATAGGAGGATTTTCTTCTTTATATTTTTTAATAAATGATTCTCTTTCCTGCGGTGGAACCTCTTTTAAGAGTTCTGAAAAGTCTTCTCTATTAGATTTATCGAGATTCTTTTCTGCCAAATTTTGATAATATTGTGCTACTTTATATCCGATATTACGAGAACCAGAATGTACAGAAATTGCTCCAACTGTTCCGCCTCCGTAAGCCTCAATAAAGTGATTGCCGCCGCCAAGAGAGCCAAGTGCTCTTATTGCAGTTTCCTTTGTTTCTTTCTTTAAAGACTCCCAACAGTAAAGATTTCTAGCAAAATATTCCTCATTTATTTGAGGATTTTCATGGACATTCATGCCATAAGGTATATTTTCTCTTATTACTTTATCGAGTTCTTCTAAACGGTCTTCTATTGTTTCATTCAAAACCATTAGATTAACTCCACATCCAATATCAACACCAATAAGGTTAGGACATACCTTATCTGTAATTCTCATTGTAGTTCCTATCGTACATCCTTTGCCCGCATGAGCGTCAGGCATAATTCTGATATGGGCATTTTCTCCTAAAGGAGAATTAGCCATTTCAATTATTTGTCCGATAGCTTCATCTTCTATTGTGGTAGCGAATACCTTTACTACTCCATGCTTAGAATTTATTTCAAACATATAAATTCCCCTTTCTATAATATCATTATACCACACTCATTAAATTTTGTAAAGAACAACAGTCCTTCCTGTGAAGATTTTATCTATCATAGGAAAAACAACATTATCCCAATCTCCGCCACCGCGCCCGCAGCCTATTTTATAAGGCATAGCAATAGGCACAAGACTTTTATGGGCAAGATTTAAAAAACAACTTTCAAGAGCATCATAATCGGTATATTGCTTATCATAACCATAATTCTCTTGAGCAAAAAGATTGGCAATAATTTTCTTCTCTTTTGGAATTACGACATATTGAACACAACCGAGAGCATCACTGGCATTTGATAAAAATTTTCTATATTCGTCATATGCTTCTGGAAATTTATTACGAATTGCTCTTGCTACGCCAGAACCCATAACTCCTTTACAATTAACTTGATGCGCGATAACCGACTCTTCGGCTTTTACAATATTTTTATTTATAATTTTAATCATATCTTTTCACTCCTTATATTTATATTATATCACACTATTTAATAAAAGTCAATAAAAAAAAAGAAGCCCCTTTCGGAGCTTCCATTTTATTATTCTTTAGGAGTTTGTCCGGTAAGGTCTCCAATAATTACAGACGCATCTCCACCTGCTACTTCTGGCAACTTACCATCCCACTTCTCCAGCCATTTTTGATACAACACATCGTCAGTTAAAGATTCCTGCAATAAATCATTTGCTTTTGCTTGCGCTTCTGCCTTGGTAATTGTGGCATTAGCTTCTGCTTCTGCATTTGTTTCTTTAACTTTTTTATCTGCCGCTGCTTTCTCTACTGCTTTTTGATTTTCAATATCCTGTTTCTCTTTCTCCATAGCTGCAATTTGCTTATTTGCAATAGCAGTTTTATAGGACTCTTCAAAATCCATATCGTTAATTGTCACTTTCAGAACCGTAATTACATTTTCTCCATACTTCTCATTTAGAGCTTTTGTTACCATATCACGAGCAAGAGGCTCAATAGAAGTACGCTGTGTAACTTTTGCAGAATCAAGCTGCACCATAGCTGACTTTACAGCAGATGCAATCAAATCATTTGGAATTAAATTTTTTGTATAATCTGCTACATTAGCATAAATCCAAGCAGACTTGTCGGGGTTAATTTGGTATGACACAGTAATCTGCGCGCCGTATACTGCGGTTCGCTCAGATGATTCACCCCAAATTTGATTTTCAAAATAAATATCTTGCTGCTTGTTATTTACTTTTTCGATAGATTGAAAGAAAGGAGCTTTAAAATTCAAACCTGCGGGCAAAGTATTTTCGCTAATCTGCCCAAAAGTTGTTTTTACTCCTGTGTATCCAGTAGGAATAATGCTAAAAGAGCCAATTAAGCAAGCAATAACGGGAACAAGAACGCAAAGAATCACTCTTTTTCTTTTTAAAGACCAGCACATCCTCTTATCCGTAAGATTTCTGGACTTTTTCAATTCCAAAGCCAAGACCAATCATCGCCGCGACCGTCAAAAACAAAGTTAAAATTAACCAACCCATATTCCTTTTCTCCTTTTAATAAATATTTTCATAAAATCTTTTATTTCTTACTTTTATAAGGTTTACTGAGCAGGGGCATTTTGCTAAACATTCTTGTAAAATAGAAACATCCCCATACGCTTTTACTGTCCAGTCATTAGAATAAAAAACTGAAAAGCCATTCCTAATAAACCAAGAAACTATTTTGTGAGTATCAGAAGAAAAATAAGAATTTAAAATAACTACTTTTAAATTCCTAAAATCTCTTTCGTCTTTTCGTTGCATAGACGATTCAGCTCCTTAAAGTTAATAGTCGGATTTTTAAAAGATTTCACAAAGTGGTAAGCCTCTTCTGTCATTAAAGTATGCCATACGGTAGAAAGTAGTCTTCCAATGTGTTTGGACTCCCATACACCAAGTTCATTCTCAATTTTCGCCTTTTCCTTTTGAACGACAGCTTCTGTGATGTATTTATCAATAATAGCTTGTTCTACCTCTGTAAGAGTGGCGGTTTTAGGTTTAGGAGTTCTTTTATCCTGCCTAAATTCATTTCTGACAATTTTAGCCCATGTCTGGCGGCCATAACGATTACGATATTGATAATTTTTAATTACAATGCCCTCTCCAATGGCGCCATCTTGCATAAGATAATGATTATTCTCAACAAGAGTCATTAACATATCAAGAGTTGGGTTGAAAAGATGGTCCATAGGCTCAATTACAGTGATACCATAGCTTTTAAGCAACGGTGCATAAACCTCATATGGAAGGTAAACAAAACTTCCATCTGTTTCAACTGCTACATCGAAAACATAAGGTTTTCTCCAAGCATCTACTTCATAATTCTTAATGGTATGTGGAACGAGCCACTCAAAGAAAAGATGATGACCTACATGGTCTTTTAAATAGTTGCAAATATTTTCGTTTGCAAGAATTGCTTTCGCGCATCCAGCATTATCGTCTTCTGGAGTAATAAACCTCTTGCGGCTCCCTACATAAATTTTACCGTCTAAGCAATAAGCTTGACCATTAGTTCCGTCAATTTTAGGATAAACAAAGCACTCTCCGTCGAGAATACCCTCTACCTCAGGAGTACCAAGTCTTTCGATATGCTGATATCCTTTATACTCCACTTTATTTTCTCCTTTCAAACAAAATAAGAACAGTTGTTAGAGAACGAGAAACCGCCTGTCCGATAGAACAGGTAGACATTTGAACATCAATAAGATTTATTCCGCCCTGTTTCAAAAAATCATTCATTTCTGTCTGAACCATTTTTGGGTCGCCATGAAAAATCCTCGTCTCCATACTCATTCTCCTTTCCGAACTCTATAATAATTATATCACTATATTTGAAAAAAGTCAATAAAAAAAGAGCTGGTTAAACCAGCTCTTCTTTATTAGCATCTTTTTTTTCAATCTTATGAATTACGTCATAGATATAACCTGCTCCACCGCTTACCAAGATACCATTAACAATATGATTTACTGCTGTTGGAACTTCATAACCAAGGGCACCAAATAAAGAAATAGGTTGTGCAATAGCAAACATAAGACCAATTCCGCAGGCTAGGGAAATAAACTGCATTGGCGAAATATCAAATTTTACACCTTTTACTGAGAAAGAATATGTACCACCAAGAACAGGAATAATAGTTTTTACTCTTTCAAGAACTACTTGAAGAAGGAAAGCTAATCCAGCCAACACCATAAGTACGCTAATAACTTCTGTCATTCAAAAACCTCCTTTAATCACTAATTTTTCCATGATGAATTATAATAGCTTCATTAACTTTATTGACTAATCTTTGTTGAGATTCGTCAATTTTTTCTAGCTTATCTTCTGCTCTTAAAACAGAATCATTTAAAGTTTCTAATGCTTGATTTGTTAATTGCGCGTGAGTATTTTGATTTTTTATTACTTCGGTATTATTTTCTATTGCTCTTGTACTGTTCTCTAATGCTTTATCATATAAAGCTGACACTCTTTCATTCTGTGCCCGATAGTCATCCATAATTTTAAAGAAGCTCTCCTTCTCAGCAGCACTATCTTTTTTAGCTTGACGACTTTCCTCTAGGATAGTGTTAATTAAATTATTCTGACTTTGCACTGACTTAGGTCTTTCTTTAATAAACCAGTACAAAAACACTCCAAAGAATAATAAAATTATAACAAGCTGTAATGGTGCCCCAAGGAAGGTTTCTATAAATTTTGGTATCTCGGTCATTTATATCCCCTCCATCAATTCAAAGTGGAAATTCTAGTTTAAGAATATAAAAAAATAAGAGGGATAACTCCCTCTTATTTGCTATTTCGTATTAAATAAGAAAGTCTTTCATCAAGAACTCTGGCTAATTTTTCTGCGTCTTTCTTATTATTAAAATAAGCAGTTGGATATTTATGACCTTTTCCTCTTAATCCTGCATTGAAATTATCTCTTGCCATTCTAAGATAAGAAGCGTAAGTAAGACCCATAATTCTTGCATGGTACACATTATAAGAGCCATCTGTCCATTTGAAATATGAATAATAAGCATCAGTTCCAGAAATGATATAATGTCCGTTATCATATGGAGCATCAATGACTTTAAAATATTTCATATTAAAGCTCCTTCCAAAGTTCGTGAATTTCCTCAATTTCAGCTTCTGTTAATCTGGCCATTTTACTGATTTCTTCTTCCGACGGCCAGTGCAATTCCTCAACCGGAGGAAGAACTCCATTAAAAGCTACTCTCATAGTTGGGTCTGGCATATATTCTTCTTGTGTATATTTCTTTACAGTAGCAGGAGAGCAACCGACAGCTTTTGCAGTTCCAGAATAAGTCCCAAGCTCACTATATACTCGCCTAATTTCAGCGATTTTTTCCTCACTTAATTTAGCCATTTCTTTCCCTCACTTTCTATAATAATTATATCATACAATAGCGATTTTGTCAAGATAATTACCAGTTAATAGGTTCAATATTATTATCTTTTAAAAACTGATTAGTTTGAGAGAAATGTTTGCAACCAAAGAAACCTCGATTGGCAGAAAGAGGACTTGGATGTGCGGCAGTTAAAATAAGACTTTTTGAATTGTGAATACCGGAAGCTGCTTTCTTAGCATAATTTCCCCAAAGCAAATACACTACGCCTCTATCTTGCTTATCAATCTCTTGAATTGCGGCATCAGTAAACTTACTCCATCCCTTACCCTGATGAGAATTCGACTCACCTGCGCGGACAGTAAGAGTAGTATTTAATAGAAAAACTCCCTGCTTCGCCCATTCTATTGGATGGTTGCAAGTATATTTAGAGGTATCAATACCAATATCTTCGCCTATTTCTTTATAAATATTTCTTAGAGATGGAGCAACTTTATTATCTCCTGTGGCAAAAGCAATTCCTATTGCTTGATTTTCGTTAATATATGGGTCTTGCCCCAAGATTACTACTTTTACTTTATCTAATGGAGTATATTTAAACGCATTAAAGATATTTTCTTTTGCGGGATAGACAATTTGATTATTATATTCCTTATTCACAAATTCCTCTAATTTAGAGAAATATGATTTATTCCTTTGTTCTTCAAGAAATTCTTTCCAACTATTATCAATTATTTCCATATTTACTCTCCTTTAAAAATAACGAAAGGAGGACTTCCGAAGAAGCCCTCCCCTATAGGAATGGTATCCAGTCAGCCTTGAGGACAACCTATCGGCCACTAATTCAATCCGAAAAACCTTAAATCAAGGATTTCATTGTCTTTGCTCTTTAGGCGTAATTTTATAGAATTATACAATAAAATAATTTGAATATAAAATTCGCCCTTCTCTTTATATCTTTACGCTTTATACACTTTAATAAACTTTAAAGTTTAACCTTTGAGCTTTAACCTTTAATCTTTAAGACAATTTAAAAATACTTATCTATTAAGTATTATTGGGAATTACCCCAATATCATCTTTTACCCAGATTAGCGGTCTGGAGCTACCAAAGTAGCGTAATTTCATTATTATCGTATAATGAGGACGGAACTAGGTTCTAGGTTTTCGACTGAATACCATTGCGGTCAAATTAGCCTACGAGGTCAACCTCGATAGTGGTGTTTGAGTTAGACTCAGAAAGAACATAGTCAACTTCTGTGTTGAACTGGTCATTCTCCTTTGTCATTTCCTCAATAACAAGGCGCAAGTTGCTAGGGTCAATCATAACAACTTCATTCAGATTCTTATAAGACTCAGTGAGAGAGTCAATAAGGTCTTTGTTATTAAGCTCTTTTGTGGTATTCTTGATATAGTTCTCAAGATTGGCCTGAAGATTATCCTCGTACATACGAACCTCACGGTCAGCACGATTAAACTGGGACTTCAGCGTATTTACAACAGACATGCGCATATTCATAAAGTTCTTACGCTCAATAGCGTCAAGAACAGTCATAGTTTCGCCGCCGATAGTTACTTCAGTGGTTTCATTAGACTTAGCAATAGCAGACTTCAAAGTCTGACGATTACGCATAAGAGCGCGCAGGGACTGGAGATTGGCTTTCATCTCCTCTTTATACTTCTCAACATCAACGCCATGAATCTTAGCCAGCCTCTTTTTACTGGCAAGAACAAAATCCTTATCAAGCAAGTCAACAATTTTCTTGTCGTACAGCTTAATCTCTCCCAGAGCACGGTGGATAGTCATAGTAGCCATTTCGCATTTCTCCTTTAATCGTTTTTCTTTAACATATTTATTATACCATTTTATTCAGCTTTTGTCAAAATTTTAAGAAATCGTTTGTTCAAATTAGAAAGATGTTCATCAAGGAGCTTTGAGTCTTCAAAATAGTAAGTAATATACGAATTAACTACTATTGCTAATTTTGCTCCTTTGTCTTTTAAATAGCGAAGATATTGTGCTGGAGACATTTCCATTATTCGACTTTCAAAAATTATTTGTTCTTTATGATTAAGATTCACATATTTTCTATAATCAATAGAAATACCACTCAACCGATATTTATGAGAAATTACCGATTCTCGATTTATAAAAAATTTTATCATAGAAACTCCTTTGGTACTCGCGGACGGACTCGAACCGCCAACCTCTTCCTTGTAAGGGAAGCCATCTAACCAGTTGATATACGCGAGCATTTATCGTATAAATCTATTATACTACGCACAAGCAGGAAAGTCAAATTTTTCACGATGCTTTTGCTTTCGCTTATAAGAACCTTTTCCTTTCTTAATTTTACTAACTCCATGCCTTTTCTTGAAGTGCATATACATCTGCAATTCTTCGGGAGTTTTCTTAAACATTCTTTTGTCCATTTCTATCACCCTTTCTTATTATATTATATCATTATTTTTGAAAAAAGTCAAGGGAGCTAAAAGCTCCCTATCCTTTACTTGCCGCCTTTACCCTTCTTTTTCTTTGGAGTGCTGCCGGATTTACTTCCGCCGCCTCCGCCTCCGCATTTGGCCATTATTATCACCTCTTTAGACTTCTACTTTAATGTAGAGTCCACAATGGCATTCTCCAAGTTCTTGACTCTCTAAAAATTCTTTACAAGGACACTTTGTATCTTCATTTCTAAAAAGAGAACAAGGACAATATCCATCATTCTCTTTTACTTTTTCTCTAATTTCTTTTGCTTTCATTGTATCTGGATTTACTTTAATCTGCATTTTCATCGAAGAACCTCCCATAATGACAAGCATACTGGTTGTCAGATGCTAATTTAACTCCAAGAACTTCATCATATCTTCCTGAATTATTACATTTATATCTACCATATTTAATAATTATATTTCCAAAAGGAATAAGACTTTCTACTTGTTCGCAAATTTCATTGCTATCATAGCCAGTATAAATCACAAATGGGTCTTTAGTATATATTCTAAACTCTTTTATTAAATTTGTCAATTCTTCAAGTTGAGAAAAAGGTTCCATCCCGCCAACAACAATAGCTTCTGAAATAGGATTTTTAACATATTTATCAATTAAGGTTTTTATTTCTATTTCGACAATCGGCGCGCGAGCCAAAGAGGAATTTTGACAGAAGGTGGCTCCTGTCAAATCCTCTTTTTCACATTTGAAATCACAAAAGCAAGTAGCTAAGAACATCGAAGGAAGACGATAATTGAGAAAATCCTCTTCAATCAATCCTTTTAGTCTAATTTTACTCATTGACTTTCTCCCATTCCCTCATAGCATATTCTTCTTTTCTTTGCTTTGACCAAGTTTTAATTGGAGTATAGAAACCAACAATTCTAGTATATTCTGTCTCTACTGGGCCACCACACTCTGGACAAATATCTCCAAAGAAAGCATGATTATACTTACAGGCTTGAATTTTAATATTAAATGCAAAATAAGTAAGTCCTTGGTCTGCAATCCATTCTGTTAATTTCCAAGCCTTTTCAAAAGTATCAAATGGAGATTCAATATTGATATGGGCGATTGAGCCGCCGTTACAGTAAGAATCAAAGGTGGATGCAATTCTTACTCTTTCTTGAATGGTTGTTTTAATGCCAAGAGGAATAAATTGATTTCCGTAAAGAGGTAAATCATCTATTACTGTTTCTGGATAAAGAAGAACATCTGCTTGCAACATTTTATTTGCTGCTGTTTCACCAGGCACTTGCTCAAGGTTAATTTTATAATTTTTGTCAAGAGCAAACTGGTCTTTGGTTTGATGAATAACTTTAAAGATTTTTTCTCCAAACTTCATAGCGTCATCTGTATAGTAAGTATTGCCAAATTCATCTTCTGTAACATAACCAAAACTTTTCATTGTTTCATAAACACCAATTACCCCAACGGTAGAATAAAGATGTTCAAAATCAATCAAGCCTTTTGAGAAATTAGGCAGTAATCCTTTCTCTACATTTCTTTCAATAATATGACGAACAACATCAAGAACTTTACAATCAAGTTCAACAAGCTCTTTTAAAGCAATTAAGTAATCTTGTTCTGTACTATTTTCAAGAGCCAATCTTGCAAGATTAACAGTAGAAACTTTTACTGAACCTACTTTAAGAGCTGTTCCACCAATACTATTAAAATATCCCAAATCATCAATATTTGACTTGAGGCGGCAACAGTTAGAAAGAGAAGTAACACTCTTATCAATAAATAGATTTGAGTCTGCCCATTTCATATTATGTTTAATTCCCCATTGCGCAAACTCTTCATCTGCGAATTTACCATTCTCTCTTAAAAGAGAAATAGTCAAAACTGGGAAAGTCATCATATTATGAGAGCGAATTTCTGATGTTTCCTCCATAAAAAGTTTTTGAAACTCTTTAATTTCATCAAGCTCGTCAATCATATAACTTCCATCTGGGAACTTTGCGCCGCCAAAAAGAGCTTCAAGATAAGGGCCATCAAAGACAGAAACATTAGTGAAAGCACTTTGCATACCATCTCTTACATATGGCTGGTTTATAGCATAAACAAAACGCTGAATCTGCTGTCGGGCATAGTAATCGGGGCTTTTTGTAGCATATCCCTCTTCACAATCTTTCTTCCAAAAATAATAGATATAAGGAATAAGATTAGGTAATCCGCAAGCACCAGAAGTTCTATTAGAGTTAAAACTAATAAACTCTTTAACAAAATCAATAAAAGTAGATAAGTGTTTCGGCGGCTCCGCATTAAAATTATTAAGGAAGAAAAGTCCCTTTTCTGCTAAATCTTTTAAATCATATGCAAAACAATAAGGGATAAAAGTAGAAGTGTCTGCGTCGTGCATATATAATGCCTTTGTCCATTCTTTTTCGAGCCACTCATTTGCTGTTTTAAAACCATATTTTTTATTTAATTCATAATATATTTTATTATACGCGAGAAGTTTTCTATGTGGTTTTGGCATTTCATTCATAAGAGTTCTCATGTCCTTATTGCCAACATTAGCATTTCCATCTACACTTGCGTCAGCAACAGTTTCAGAGTCAATAAAATTATCAATAAAATCAGTATAACTTAATTGCTCATCTGCAAAACCATTTAATTTAGAAAACTCTTCTCCATATTTCTCCTGCATCCGATTAAAAGCGGTCGTAAAATTTTTATTTAATCTGATATTTACTTGCATTAAATCGCTCCTATTATTGTTGGTTAATATAAGTATTTGCGGCTTTAAAATCAAGGTATTCATCATTAACCTTTAAAACAGGAACTACTGTCATACCTAATTCTTTCATAATTTCAGTGTCATTACATTCAGTAAACTCTATATGTTTTGCGTATAGTTTCTCTTTTAAAACCATACACTTGGGACAGTTTGTGCTATACAAAGTAATCATGTCGCGGCCTCCTACTAGATATTGTATTTTCTTTTGAAATCCTATACTAATTATACAATAGTTCTGGAAAAAAGTCAAGTTTCTCCAGTTTGATATTTGACTTTTTCCAAAAATTACGATATAATATTAGAGTAAAGTTATGAACGCCCGTAGGAGACTAGCTCAAATAGAATTCTTTTCTTCATAGTTGCATTATCAATATTAGAAAGAACAAATTTCTCAGTATCTTCCTTAATAATTGCACGAAGTTTATTAAATTCTTCATCAAACTCTTCTGGAGAATTAGTGTCCAAATCAATGCCGAACTCGTAGTCGATACAAACTTTAACCATAGCCATTGTTACCTCTCATAAGTGTCGAAGAGGAAGAAAGTTTGACTTTCTTCCTCTTTTATTATATAATAATATTATAAATATGAAAAGGAGAATTATTATGGGATTTTTTGATGGGCCTTTTGAAGAAAGTCAATTTCCTGTTCAAGTATGGACAGACGGCGCGTGTAGCGGAAATCCAGGCAAAGGTGGTGCGGCCGCAGTAATTCGATATTCAGATAATACGATAAGAGAAATTACTTTTCATGAAGAGAAAAGTACAAATCAGAGAATGGAAATTAAAGCAGTAATTATTGCTATTTCGGAAATTCTTGAAACTCCTCATAGCGAAAAGAATGTTGAAATATATAGTGATTCCGCATATGTTTGCAACTGTATAAATCAACAGTGGTATAAAAAATGGTTTGAAAATGGATGGGTAAATTCTAAGAAAGAACCTGTCGCCAATAAAGATTTATGGGAAAGTTTATTTGAAGGACTTGGAGAACTTCAAAAAGGACATAAAGTAAATTTCATAAAAGTAAAAGGTCATAGTGGGAATACTTGGAATGAAAAGGTGGATAGACTTGCCGTAAAAGCATCCCAAGGAGGTGTTTAATGATAAATGTAATAATTCCTTGCTATAATTCGTCAGAAACTCTTCCAAAAACATTAGACTCTTTAGTAGCTCAAACGCAGTCAAGATTTTTTGTTACAGTTATTGACGATTGTTCAGAGGAAAATATATTAAGTATTGTTAGTGATTATGAAGATAAACTTAATATTAACTATATCAGGCTTACTCAAAACTGCGGGCCAGGAGTAGCCCGTCAAGCAGGATTAGACAATACCATTTGCGAATATGTGATGTTCTTAGATGCTGATGATATGCTTATGCCGCAAGCCATAGAAGTATTAAATAGAGAAGTCAATAGAAATAAACCAGATATTCTTATTAGTGCTTTTATTCAACAAAATAAGTATGGGATTGATAGGATAGTCCATTCTACTGAAACAGCTACTTGGGTACATGGAAAAGTTTATAATTGTTCTTTTTTAAGAGAGAATAATATTCGTTTTCCAGAGGGATTAAGAATTAACGAAGATGGAGCTTTCAATACAATGGCTCTTAATATGACAGAAAATATTTACAGAACATCAGTAATTACTACTTTATGGGTAGATAATAAAAGTTCTTTAACAAGAAAAGATAAAAACTTTGCAGTAAATTGTATTCCAAGCTATGTTGAGGGACAAGTATACGCATTTAATTTCTTGCTTGAGAATAAAGGGATAGTTAAAAATCTTCCACTTGGGCTAGTTTATATTTATAACTATTGTCAAGTAATAGATTATAATAAATTTCCTTTATCTGATAAAATAGAAAAAGAATTAAAAGATTTTCTTTTAAAGATAAAAGAATTAGGATGTTTTCAAAATCAAGATTTCATAAAAAGTATAATTGAAACTCTTTGTGATAAAAAAAATACTTTTAATTATAAATATTTTGAAAAAGTTACTTTTGAGCAATGGCTTAAAAAATATGGAGTTGACCTTAATGAAGATAATTCTGATTAACGGCGCGGGCGGAGTAGGTAAAGATACTTTTGTTCAAATCTGCCAAAGAGAACATTTAAAAGGACATATTTGGAATATCTCTACTGTCGATTTAATAAAAGAAGCTGCACAGATTATGGGGTGGAATGGAGAGAAAGATGAAAGAGCAAGAAAATTTCTTTCTGATTTAAAAGATTTAGCCACTCAATATTCTGATTTATCTATCAATTATATTAGACAAAAGAAATCAGAAGCCGAACAGGAAGGCAATGTAGATGCTATTTTCGTTCATTGTAGAGAACCAGAAGAGCTAGGAAGATTGGCAGAGGAGTTTGACGCAGTTACTTTACTAATCAAAAATAACAGAGTAAAACCAATCGAATCTAATCATGCGGATAGATGTGTTGAATCATACTTCTATGATTTTACTATTGAAAATAATGGCGGTCTTTTAGAACTTACTAGAAAGGCAGTCGATTTCTTAAAAGATGCGGGAGTTTTGTCTTGACAAAACTCCCTTTTTATGGTATAATTATTATAGAAATGAAAGGAGAATAATTATGGAGAAATATTATAAGATAAGTGAAAGTGAACTTATTGAATTGCTTGCTTCTTCTATCGAATTGGAAGCTCTCGAATTTTGGGGAGTAGATAATTGGTGTGGCTATGGAGAGAATTTTGAAGAAACAAGAAAAGAGTATGGTTCAAACTGTGAAGATTTTGAAGATTGTGCAAGAATTCTTCTTTCTGATTATACTGAAGTAAAGGAGTAATAATATGGAAGTTATTATAAATGGATTTGATTTTTGGAATATGGAAGCAGAGAAATATTGGGCGCCTACTAAAAATACCAACTTAAAAGAATTGGTAAATAATGCTATCTTTTCTGGCGAATATGTAGGTTCTCGTAAGGTAGATGGTCAGTGGGCAATGATGATTAAAGATGAAGAGGGAAATCTTTATATTCGTCCAAGAAGCGAATCTGTCAACGGCGGCTATCCCAATAAAATTGATTGGGTTCCTCATTTAAAAGAGCAATTTAATAGATTGCCTAATGGGACTGTTTTGCTTGGAGAGATTTACTTTGATGGTAATGAGGGTTCAAGGAAAGTAACTACCATTATGGGATGTTTAAAAGAAAAGGCTGTGCAGAGACAGGAAAAAGGAGATAAACTTTCTTTTTATGTCTTTGACATATTGGCTTATAATAAAAATCTTGTAGGATTTTGGACTCTCGAAAGCAGAATTATTGAACTTAAAGCTCTTTCCGAATGGTTTAAAAGTCCTTATATCAAATATGCGACTTATTATGATGGAGAGGATTTGTTAGACTATATTGCTTACTGCCGCGAGCAAGGATGGGAAGGTGTTGTTCTACAAAGGAAAGATGGAAACTATGAACCTGGAAAGCGTCCTGCTCGTAAATCTATTAAAGTTAAGAAAGAACTTGATAGAGAGGTTGATTGTTTCTTAACCGGAAACTATAAAGATGCTACTTGGGAATATACTGGTAAAGAAGTTGAAAATTGGAAGTATTGGTTTAATATCAAAGATAATAGTAAAATGGAAGGTATTTACTACGAAGATTTCCAAAACGGCGCACCAATCGAACCTATTTCAAAAGGAGCGTTCTTTGGTTGGGCTGGCTCTATTGAAATTGGAGTAGCAAAAGGGGAAGAAATTATCCCTATTGGTTGGATTTCCAATGTTACTGAGGAAGTTAAAAAAGGTATTGTAGAGGATAATTCTAGCTGGGCGCGCAGAGTAATTAAAATTAACGCTATGATGATGGAAAGTGATACAGGAAAGTTTCGTCATGCCCGTATCATTGAGTGGAGGAATCCAGAAGACAAGTCTTGGAAAGATTGTACTTTTGACCAAATATGCTAAAATTATGGAGTTTTCCGAATTAGAATTCACTTAGATTTGGAGGGATAAAAATGATTAGCACAGATTTAAGTGGACAAAAATTCGGAAAACTTACTGTATTAGAAAGAGATTTTGAAACTCAAAAACTGAAAAATAGCAAAGATTCAATATGGAAATGTCAATGTGAATGTGGGAATATTATTTCAGTTAGAAGACCCAATTTAGTAAAAGGACTTACAAAAAGTTGTGGATGTATTTATTCTGACGCTGCGAAAAGCAGACAAAATAAAAAATTTGAAGAAGAAATAGGAAAGCAATACGGAGAATTAACAGTAATCTCTGATACTGGAATAAGAAACGCAAGCAGACAAAGGAAAGTAAAATGCGTATGTTCTTGTGGAAAAGAAGTAATTGTTGATTTAGTCCAATTAAAAACTGGACATACTAAAAGTTGCGGACATATTAAATCAAACGGTGAACTTCAAATAGAACGATTTCTGAGCAAAAATAATATATTATTTAAAAAAGAATATTCTTTTAATGATTTATTTGACAAAAGAGTTCTTCGTTTTGATTTTGCTATTTTTAATAAAAACGAAGAACTATTAGCCTTAGTTGAATGTAACGGGCTACAACATTATAAAGAAACACGATTTTATTCTGAAAATATGATTAAACACGATATAATGAAAAGAAAATATTGTGATATGAATCATATCTTGTTAATAGAAATTCCATATGAAGGTCAAACATTTACCGAAGATTATTTAAATAAAGAAATTATTGAAAAAGTATTTGGAGAGGAGAAATAATAATGGAAAAAGGTTGTAGAATTGAAATTAAAATCACCAGCAAAGATGATGGTAACGTTACTAAACTAGTAAAAGATTATAACTTCTATCCTGATTTGGGGTGGGAATGCGATTTTAAGGCTTCTTTTGCAGAATCAATCTGCCAAATGATGGATTTACTTGGCTATCCTGGATACAAAAAAGACTATATTTTTCTTGAAGGAGTTAGCTTAGACGAATACGAAGACCTTGAATTTTCTCTTTCCTGTATTAGAGAGAAAAAGGAGGAAGATAATGAAGGATAAATATATGATAGTTCTTTGTGGATGCGATGATTCTACTTATATAGAAGCAGAATTAAATGTTCGTGAAGTTAATCTATTGACAAGATTATCAAGAAAATTTGAAAAAGCAAGCTCTTATCAATGTATGCCTACTATGAAGATAAAGCCTATTTCTGAGTGTAGCCCGTATGAATTAGAATATATTTGGAGAGAAGATAGTGAGTAAAGGGGAAGAAAAAATTTCTTCTCTCTTAAAATCTGCCCACATACCTTATGAGAAAGAGTATAGCTTTTCTGATTTAAAATATAAAAACACTTTACTTCGTTTTGATTTCGCAATCCTATCCTGCGGCCGCCCTATAAAACTTATCGAATATGACGGAGAGCAGCATTTTCACTATGTTAAAAAATTTGGTACTTATTCAGATTTTAAGCATATGCAAGAGAATGACAGAAGAAAAAACGCATATTGTATAAGAAATAATATTCCTTTAATAAGAATTCCATATTGGGATTTAGATAAACTTACTTACGAATCTCTTTTTAATACAAAATTATACTATGTAACTTCTAAATTCCATAATGATTTACTGCGGCCACCTACCTAAAATTTTATATGTCTAGCTACTGAAATACACATATCTTTTGAAGATATGTGTATTTTTTATTTAGGAGGGGAGATAATGTTAGATATAAGAGGAAATAAAGACCTCTGGATAACTAGGGGAGACGACGCATATCTTGATTTAGAATTAAGACAACAGACTTTCCCTTACGATATATATGAATTTGAAGATGCAGATTCTGCTGTTTTATCCGTCAGAAAATCAAGAGATGAAGATGTCGATAATGATAACCCAATTCTTCTCCAAATTCCTCTTGAGAACGGAAGATTTCATATCTGTTCAGAAGATACCAAAGATATGGACTTTGGAAATTATAGTTATGATGTTCAAGTAACATTCTCCGATGGTAGAATAAATACGGTAATAGGGCCAAATATATTTAGAATTTTGCCGGAGGTGACTTATTGATGGCAAACTGTCCGGGAATTTTAAATAGAGAACCTCGATTAGTAGGTATATTAAATAATAGTATAATCAATAAAGGAGGAAGTGGAGAAGCTACTTCTTTTATTGTTGAGGATACTCTTCAAAAACAAAAATGGATAAAAGTTACTGAAGAAGATAAATTTGTCTATCAATACTCAAATGAGAAGTTAAATAGTAATTATTTTATTCAAGTAACTCCAGATGTATCAGACCAAGAAAGCGTTGAAATAGCTAAAGCAGGTATTATGCAAAATATTTATATGGATTCTGATGTATCAAAAACAGTTTATAATATTTATTGCAAGGAAAGACCTTCAGTAGATATTAAAATATCTATATTAGCGACTAAAATAGGAGAGGAGTGATTAAATGGCAACAAAAGTACTCGGTACATTTAGTCTTCCTGGCGGATTAAGTTCTACTCAATTAGCCACTATTATCGACTCAATAGCTAAAACTGGCGTCTATGATGAAGCCACAAAATCAATTATCTTTAAAAACGATAAGAGTGATGAGTTATTTAGTGTAGACCTTTCCGCTTTATTTCAACAAGTAATATAGATACTGGAATAACAATAGATACTAATTCAATTTATCCTCATGGAGAAGTATCTTTAGGAAAAGTAGGATTTGATTTTTGGTCAATTTTTACTAGAAACTTAATCTTGAATTATTCTTCTATAGATAATACTAACTCTGATTATTTATCTATGAATGGAAATATTATCTATACGGGAGATTTTCAAGCTAACTTAATTTTTTCTGATTTAAAATCTTTTATTATAACTGGATATGATTATGATGCAAAAACTTTTACACTCAATTCTGTAAGTGGTCTTTCTGTTGGAGATACTTATAGCACTGCTTGCACGGGAAGTTATTATTATGATTACGGAACTATTACCAAAATTAGTGGAACAACAGTGACAGTTTCAGAAATTCCAAATGCTTCTTTTGGAAGTTATTTAAATTATTCTACTCCAACATATAATCATATGTGCTGGTTTATAAAAAGCAAACCAAGAGCAGGAACTTATATTATGCTTAAAACTGGGACTTCTAATTTTATAATGACAGATGAATCTAAAATCTATAATGGAGGAAATTCTTTACTTGGTAATTATTTTAACAGAAGTCACTATTTTGCTTTTGGAAAAGGACTAATATTACCTGCTAATTCAACTTATACTACTCCTACTTTTAAAATTGGACAATATGATAATGATGCTAGTGGTGGTTATCCATTTTTAATTGGTTGGGGAAGTTCTGACACTGATAGAAAAAATATTTTTTATATAAATAATTCTGGTCAAGCATATGCTGGTAGTGTATATCCTAATACGCAAGCAAGTACAACTAATTATATTGGTTCAAGTGGTAATAAATGGGATTATGGATATATAATCAACATGAATACAACAACAACCTTTTTAAATAATAGCTGGTCAACTCTCCCAAGTGATACTAGTCAAAGAGCTTTACTTTATAAAAACTATTATAATACCTCAGTAGGAGATATTGATGCAATTACTACTCCAGGACTTTATACTCTTAGAACTGGAATTACCGGTGGACCATATTGTTCATCTACTGGTAGCAATGGCTCACAAGCAACTTCCTATTTTACTGTTTTATGTATGGCAACTGATAATGGCAGCAGTTATCGTCCTATGATTGGTATAAAAGAAAATGATAATAATCTTTATGTTAAAGGTTCAACTTCTGGCGCATGGAAGCGTATAGGTTGGGGATATGGAACTGACGCACCATCTGGTACTGCTAATACTGGTGATATTTATATCCAGTATGAATAGGAAGGTGAAGTAAATGGCGTCAGGAACTTATACACTAACTAATATAAAAAATCAACATACTTGTGTTGTTTCTTGGTCAACTTCACGGTCTAGTTCTACAAGTACCAGTGTTACAGTGTCTTTAACATTAAAAATTACTTGCGGTACATATACTGCTTTTTCTTCTCCAGCAGGAGATTCTGACCTCTGCATCAATGGCACATGGGATACTGTTGGCGGCTCTGGAAAAGGAGGATACGGCGGTGTTTCGTTAAGTAAAGGTGGTACTTGGAGTAAAACTTACTCAAAAACAATAACATGGGCAAGTAGTAGTGCAATCACTTGTCAAGTATACGTTGATTATTACGCAGGTGGTTGGGGTCCTTCTGGAGACGGTGGAACTACTCAAAGTTTTACAGTTTCTGTACCAAGCTATGTTTCTTATACGAGTCCTAGTACACCTGCAAGTTTAACTACTGGTGCAACTTTTTATGGAAATTTAAATGGCGGAAATGGAAATGTAACTGTCTCCTGGAGTGCTTCTTCTGGTGGCACTAATAATCCTGTAAAAAATTATACTATTCAAGCTAAATATCCTGGTGGCTCATGGTATGATAAATGGACTGGAACAGGAACTTCCACAACTTTAAATTTTGATGGTACTGCTGGGCAAGAGATAACAATAAACTTACAGATTAGAGCAAATGGTACTAATTCAAGTTATAATTCTGGTTGGAGAGCTGGTTCTGTAGTTGCAAAAACAATAAGTACTCCAGGTACTCCTTCATATAGAAGAATAGAATATGATTCCACAACAGAAGTGGGTACGCAAGCTTCGGGCAAAGGAGGAGGTCCTGTGTCTCAAAAAATACGACTACAATGGGGTTCAGTAACAGGAGCAACAGGATATGAAGTTAGGCTTATGCGTAGACCAACAAGCGGCACAGGATGGGAAGAATATTCTTCGAGTTATCTAACAACAACAAACAATTATTTAGATATTACCTTGCCATCAAGAAGTCTTTATCCTGGGACTAGAAATAATGACTTATGGTTGAACGTAAGAGCAGTAAGAAATGTAACCAATAAATATGTTACTGCTTGGACAGGTCCATATTATGGATTTTCTAGGTCTGCTACTGTAAGATTATTTGACGGTTCTTCTTGGAAAAATGGAGGAGTTTGGGTATATAATGGCGGATGGAAACCAGCAAAAAAAGTCTATATTTATGCCGCAGACGCTTGGAAAGGAAATAAGTTATTTAGCTAAAACTCTTCTAAAACTTAGATAATAAACCTTCAAAAAACACTTATTCATTAGGATAAGTGTTTTATTTTAGAGAAAAAGGAGGTCGATTGGATGGCTGACGTGAATCTGTCTGTTGGCAGTAGTAATGTTGATAAGAGTTATAGTGGTGTACATTCTAATCAAGTAATTCACTTTTATTGTTCTTATAATTCTTCTGGCACAGTTACTATAAGATGTAATGTTTCTGTAACAAGTTATGATTTTGATACTAGTCAAGGAGCTGGATATATAACAATAGATGGCAGTACAACAAATAGAAGTTCTAGTTCTTTTACTGTTAATAAAAATAGTAATAAAGACTTCCTTACTGCTACAAAATCAATAACAACAGCAAAGACATTTACAGTAACAGCAAAAATGGATGCTTATGCAGATGGCTGGGGTCCAGTTCCGTCTGGTGGTAGAACTTTTAGTTTTACAGTTTATGTCCCTGGTGTAACTTATGCTTGTAAAGCACCTACTGATATAAGTGTTAGTCCATATTATGTTAATCCAGGAGGAAGTGTAACTGTTTCTTGGAGCGGTGCAGGGAGCGGACAAAATAACTCAATTTCTAGTTACTATTTACAATGGGGATATAGTGATGGAGGTTGGGATTATTCAACAACTGTTTATACTAGTTCTACTTCAGGAAGTAAAAGTATCTCAGTACCTTCTGGAGAAGGTAAATATTTAGATTTCCGAGTCAAAACACAAGGTTCTGCGGGAAGTGGATACTACTCAGGATTTTATAGAGAAGATGACTTAGTTAGAATTAGGTCACGGCCTTCTATGAGTGCTTGCTCTGCGTCTCAAAGTTTGGGAACATATACTATAACATGGTCTGCTGGTACGGCAGGAGTAGATAATTCGATTAGTACATATGAAATTTGGTATTCATATAAAACTAGCAGTTCTGGAGCATGGGGCACTAGAACCCATATTGCTAATGTAAGTTCATCTACTCGAAGTTATACTTGGTCTGGTGGTACAGTCGGCTATTATTATAGATTTAGCGTTGTTGCTTTAGGTGCTAATTATTCTTATTCAGCAACAACAGACACTTGGAGTGCTGGATATCAAAAAGATTACGCTTATACTGCTTGCGGCGCGCCAAGTAACTTAAAATCAAATAATACTAATCCTACTATTGGACAAACAATTACTTTAAGTTGGACAGCAGGTACAGAAGGTACTAATAACTCAATAACTGGATATGAGCTTTATTATTCTACAAACTCAGGTTCTACTTATAATTTAATAAGTTCATCAATAGGAGCTTCTACTACTTCTTATAGTTATACAGTACCGAGAACTCCTGGAGAAATACGATTTAGAATAAGAACAAAAGGTTCTGCTGGAAGTAGTTATTATTCAGGTTATAATTACTCTTCAAATTACCAAACTATCACGATTAAACAAGCTAATCCTCCTACTGCGGGCACAGTAACCGCAACATTGATAAATTATGGAAGTAATGGAGGTAAGGCATTTAGTATTAGTTGGGCAAATTTTGCTGGAAATACTTATAATCCAATTAGCGGATATTCTTTATATTACAAATCATCAAAAACTATTGATGATAGTGATTTTAGTACAACTATGACTGCAATAAGTACAAGTATTGGAGCTTCTACGACTAGCTATACTTGGTCAGGCGGAAACTGGAATTATTATTATAAATTCTATGTAAAAGCTAAAGGACAATATTATGGAGAATCCCCTTATGCAGAAAGTACAGCAGTATTAAAAGAAACTGAAGATTCTACTCCTCCAACTGAAATACTGTACAAAGGTAGCGGATATATTAAATATAGAGGCAGTAACTACGCGATACCTGGACTTAAAATTGAAGCTATGCCTATTGGGGCTTCTAATGCTAATTATTATACTATTGAATATAGAGAAGTTAAAGAAAACGGAACTGCTACTAGCTGGAGAGTAGTTGGAAAAGATATATCTTTAAATAAATATACATATCCAGTTACTATCTCAAAAAGTCTAGTAAATGGAGATTATATTGAATTTAGAGCTAAGTCAAAAAATATTGCTGGTGAATATAGTGAATATTTCCCATCTGATGCTGACCTTTATAACTATAGAATTCCAATTAAGAGATTTAAAAGAGAAAATGAAACCCATCCAAGAGTTCAAATTAAAAGAGCACACACAGATGCTTGGACAAGAGAAAGTTCTGATATTGACGGAATAAGAATATTTGATGGTGAACTTGCTTATGACACAGAAAAGAGAATTCTAAAGATAGGAAATTATACTGATAATACTCCTAAAAAGTTTAATGAGCTTTCTAATATGTTTGGATTATTAGAAGTTGGAACTGATAATAGCGTTACTGCTATAAACTCTGCTGCAATAGGAAATAATAATATTTGTGAAGAACAAAGAGGATATGCTATTCTTGGAGTAAGCAATGATACTACCGTAACATTATCTACAGTCGAAGGTTTAAGTGCTGGCATGACAGTTAAATATTCTTATACTGATTCTACTTATTCAACAACAATAACAAGTATAAACTCTGCTAATTCAACAATAGTAACTAGCTCAAGTGTAAGTTATTATGATTATGGCCAACATGATATGTCTCATGGGGCTATGTGGGTAGATACAGATTTATCAAGAGGAGATATTGTTGTAGCTACTTCTTCTGGATTACTAATTGGCTCTAATAATAGAAATCAAGGTTTAAGAAATTTAGTTTCTGGAAACTCAAATAGTATTCCTGGAATATCTAATTATTCTTATTCATATGATAATATTATAGTTGGGAGCAATAACTCTATAAGTAGTTATATGGATAATAGTGCTGTCTTTGGATATGGACATAAAATTACATGTTGCTCTAATTCTTTAATTCAAGGATATAGCAATACTATTACTAGTGGTAGTTATATGTTAGTATCTGGTGCTTATAATAATACTAGTGGCAGTTATAATTTAATTGGATATTATTTAAGTGGTGGCGGAGAATCTTACGGATTAACTATTGGTAAGTATAATAATACAGTAACAAACTCACTATTTGTTGTTGGCAATGGTACAAGTGCTTCCGCAAAAAGTAATGCTTTTTATATAACTACAACATCAGTGTATTCATATTTACCTATTACTGCTGCGAGTACTTTATCTGTCACTGGGTTAGCAACTTTTAGTACCTTGAAATGCACTAGTACAGCTAATTTTAATTCTTCTTTAAATGTCAATGGAACTAGCGGAATTTATTTCTATTCTTCAGAAGGTGGGACAAATTGCGGAAATATTTGGGCATCTGGTTCTAGTGTTAATATGAGTGGAAATTATAGCAATAGTTCAGGAAGCCTTACTTTTAAAAACATAACTACAACAAGTCATTTATATTTACCATATGGTTCTTATAATTCTTATTTCTATGGTTCTAATAGAGCATTTTCTGCCGATAAAACTACAAGAAATTGTATTGCAGGTATGACTCAATTATATTATTTTGATGATGAGGTTGAAGTAGCTGGAGAACTTTGGTGTTCTAATTTAATAATGACCGATACTGGAATTCATCTTTATGGAGATGCTAAAACCCTACAATTTTGGAGTGGAAGTAATAAAAGCTCTCCGGGGACTTTAAAATGTTCAATTTGGCAAGATAGTGATGGTATGATTGCTTATACTTGGGCAGGAAACAAGTTTACATTTGGTGGTTTTAGTGGAGTATATGGTAATTTTATTAACAGTTCAGATATAAAAAAGAAATCTTCAATAATGTCTTATAGTGATAAGGGAATAGAAAAAATAAAAAGTTTGAAATTCTATTCTTATGATATTGATGTCAGTACTTCAAGTAGTCAAAAAGTTAAAACTCAAAATATTATTGAGCAATCAATGAATGAAAAAGTAGACATTGTATCTGAAAAACTTCAAAATATGGTTGAAGAAGATACTCCTATTTTACAACACGTTCCGATAGGTATTATGGCTCAAGAAGCTCCTTCTGAAATTATATCAGAGGATGGTAAGGGCATAAATTTATATCAGTATATCAATTTATTAGCAAAAGCAGTTCAAGAACAACAAGAAGAGATTGAACAGTTAAAATCAAAATTATCTTTAGGACTGTAATTATTATACAATAACTTTAAAAAAATCACAAGTAATTGGAAAATAAATTCCGATTACTTGTGATTAAAGGAGGAAATATTATGTGCGAAGAAATTGACATCATCAATAGTGAAGATGGTTTCATTGACGAGCCAGACCAAATGGGTGAATTAAGCGAAGAAGATAAGGAGGAGTAATTATGGCTAACGGTTCATTAAGAATTTGTTTAGACCCAGGACATTCTATTAACTATAACAGAGGAGTAATCCCTGGTTATTTTGAGAGTAATATGAACTGGAATCTAGCAAATTACCTAAAAGAAGAATTATTAAAATATAAAAATACAGAAGTATTTATAACTAAAAGTAGATTAGATAGCAATCCTGACTTAGAAAGTAGAGGTCGCTATGCTATTCAAAACAATTGTGAAGTATTCTACTCTATCCATAGCAACGCTGCTTCTGCGGCGGCCTGTGGAGTAAGTGTATTCCGTTCTGTAAAAAGACCAGATAGTGTAAAATTGGGACAATTACTTGGTCAAAAAGATGTTGATATTATGAGAAAAGATACTGGTATTACTTATCTTCGTGATAATGGTAATAGCACTCGTCTTTATCCTGACACAACAAATACTGATTATTATGGAGTTATTCGTGCTTCGGTTAGGAGCGATGTAGTTAAATATGGCTATATTATTGAGCATGGCTTTCATACTAATCCAACTGAATGCACTTGGCTAATGGATGATAGTCATATTAGAGAATTAGCAAAAGGAGAAGCTAGTATTTTAGCAAGCTATTTTGGATTACAACTAAAAGACGGCTCAACCCCACAACCAACTCCTATTCCGTCTGGAGAAATTGAAGTAGGAGATATTGTTGATTTCGCTGGTGGAGGAGTTTATAGTAGTGCTAATGCAAGTACTCCAGCATACAATATTGATGCAGGAAAATATCTTGTAACTCAAATTTATCAACTTGGCAAGTCAAAACATCCATATTCTTTAAATTCTGCCGATGGAAAAAGAGTCTATGGTTGGGTTGATGCTGATAAAGTAAGCAAAGAGGGTGCTCCAGCTCCAAACCCTGATACTCCTATTGAAATTGGAGATATTGTTCAATTTTCGGGCGGACCACACTATTCAAATGCAAATGCTAGTGAGGCCGCAGGAACTCCGAAAGCTGGTCCTGCAAAAGTAAGTGCAAAAAGTGAAGGTGCAAAACATCCTTACCACATTATTCATACTGATTCTCAATCTAGTGTGTATGGCTGGGTAGACAGCAATAAAATTAGTAAAAATGGCTCTAGTCCTACTCCTGGACCTGCTCCTGTCGGATGTCCATATCCTGAGCCAACTCGTCAACTCCACAAAGGCGATAGTGGAGAAGATGTTAAATGGGTACAATGGTATCTCTGCGAAGATGGTTATAATGTAGCTATTGACGGAAAATTCGGTCCAGATAGTGATAAAAAAATACGTCAGTTCCAAGGCGACCAAGGCATTAAAGTAGATGGCTGGGTAGGAAATGACACTAAAGCGAGACTTAAAAATCCTCAAGCTAAAAAAACTAATCCTTATAAAGAGCCTACTTCCGATATTCGCAAAGGCGGAAAGGGAGAAGGAGTAAAATGGATTCAATGGGAATTAGTTGAAGCTGGATATAATATTGCGGTTGACGGAAGTTTCGGACCTGCTACTGATAATGCAGTAAGAGATTTCCAAAAGAAAAGTGGTTTAAAAGTTGACGGTTGGGTAGGTAAAGATACTAGAGCAAAATTAAAGGCTAATTAGTGAAGAAATTTATTCCTATTTTAATTAGTGTTTTAGTTTTATTAAGCGGCTGCGGCCAGAGCGATAATTTAGTCGAATCCTCTGGCTCAGCTAGTTCTTCTAGTTCAGAAACTACATCAACCACGGTAGAATCAACTACTTCTACTGAAAGTCAACAAACCACTTCGACAAGCATAATATCAATAGAAACAAAACCCCAAAAAGAAGTTGGAATAAAATGGAAAGTTCCACTAGTTATGCAAAATCCAGAATTACCTACTGGATGTGAGATAACAAGCATAACAATGGTTGTTAATTTCTATGGATATGATTATGATAAAATTACTATGACTGATAAATATTTAGATAAGTCTAATAATTTTTATTATGAAAATGGGCAATTATTTAGCCCTAATCCACAAAAGTTTTTCTTAGGAAATCCTAGGAGCACGAGTGGATATGGATTACAATGTTTCTCAGGAACTTGGGTTAATTCATTGAACAAAGTTTTTGAGGAAAACAAAAGTGAGCATTATGCAGAAGATATAACAGGTAAAAGTCTAAAAGAATTAGAATATGAACTTCAATCTGCTCCAATTCTAATAAGTGCTTCAATAGACATGAATCCAGCAACACCGAGAGTTCTATTTAAAGATTCCGAGACAAAAGAAGATATAACAACTTACAGGAACTTCCATTGCGTTGTACTTGTTGGTTATGATGAAGATTACTACTATATAAACGACCCGCTCGGCACTTTTTCAAAACTTGAAAAGGCACGACTCGAAAGAGCGTACACTTCGACGGGCCAGCAAGCAGTCATTGTTCGATAAATCGCGGTGAAAAGAGATTATAGTCCTTCGGACTATAATCTCTTTTACTTTATAAAAACTTGACTTAATATAAAAATAATACTATAATAATTATAGAGAGAATAAACGATATTAAGAAAGGAGAATTATTATGAAACAAGTTTTTAAGATAGGAAGAGAAGAAGAAAAAATTAAAACAATATATAAGTATAATTTACCAGATACTACGGGACTTTTTGATATATCTATGCATCCAGTTTATAGTATTTTAAAAGTAGATATTCAGGATGAAAAACCAGTATTTTGGGCAACAGTGTATCAAGAAGAACCAAAAAGGAATTATCAAATTATCTCTTTATGGACTGGAATGACTTTTAAAGAAGAATACGGAACCTATATAGGAACTTTAACAATAGGTGGTCTCGTTAATCATTATTTTATAAGGGAGATTTATGAATGATATTAGATAAAGAACAGAAAGCTGCGGTAGAGACTAAAAAAAGAAATGTTCTTGTTGCTGCGGCCGCAGGCTCAGGAAAAACAAGAGTAATAACTGAAAGGTTAAAGTTTCTTCTTAATAGTGGAGTTGATGCTTCAAAAATCTTTGCTATTACTTATACTAATGCCGCAGCGCAGGAAATGAGAGAAAGAGTGGGTAACTCAGAAGTATTTATTGGTACTATTCATAGCTTGGCAAATAGAATTCTTCTTCTTAGTGGAGTGGATACAACTCCTTTTCTAAACGATGAAGAGTTTGACCATTTATTTGAAGCTATTAAAGATAATAATATTGAAATTCCAGAAGTAGACCATTTACTTATTGATGAATTTCAAGATATTTGTGAAAACGAATATGAGTTTACTATGGAAACTCTTAAACCAAGAAATTTTTTCGTAGTTGGAGATAGCCGTCAAGCTATTTACTCTTTTAAAGGAGCAAATTATAAATATTTTATGGATTTAATAAATAATCCTTTTGTACAAGTTTATGAACTTAATAATAATTATCGCTGTGGAGAAGAAATTATTAGTTATGCTCAGATATTCTTAGACAATATGTATGATATTTATGATACTCCTGTCTATTGTAAAAGTGGAATTGAGGGAGAGGTAGAGAGAACTCCTTTTAGTCTTGATACCATTTTGGAATATTTAACAGAGGGAGAATATAAGGATTGGTTTATCCTTTGTCGCAAAAATTCAGAAATAGAAGAAATTAGCTACTTCTTAGAAAAACAAAAAATTCCTTATACAAGTTTTAAAAAATCAGAACTTTCTTTAGAAGAATTAAATGAGAAAGTTGAAGCAAATGTTGTTAAAGTTTTAACTGTCCATAGTGCTAAAGGTCTTGAAAGTAAAAATGTTATTGTAATTGGATTAAGAAATTTTAATCAAGAAGAAAAAAGAGTTTGTTATGTTGCCGCAACAAGAGCAAAAGAGAGGCTCATTTGGATGACAGGAACTGCCAAAAGAAAAACAAATTGTAAAATGAAGAATTGGGGATAATTATGAAAATATTTGAATATGATTTAAACAATACAGATATTGAAACTTTAGAATTTGCATTTCAGCGTTTTAAAGAAGCCGCAGAAAAAGAAGGAGAAGTGGCTATCGCAATTCCAAGAGATGTAACTATTTATGAAGATATTAGTGAAAAAACTCTCTATGAAGCAAGAAATATTATAGATAATGAAATAAGGAAAAAAGTTAAAGAAGCAGAAGAAGAATATCGTAAATCAAAACAGGAGTATTTAGGAAAGTGTTTTATTGGAGAAGATACTCTTATCAGAATAGTTGATTATGATTTTAATAACAAATATTCTATGGTATGTCTTTGTCTTGATTGGTCTGAAGGAGATAGAGACTTTTCTCTTACCTTTGATAGTATTGGACTGTTTTGTAATGATTATAAAAATACAGGTCATCAAATTATTGACCAATATAAAGAAATATCAGAAGAAGAATTTAAAGCAAAATTTAAAACGAGAATAGACGAAATTTGTTTTGGAGAATTTAAGTGTCAAGGATAACTTGACACTTTTTCTTTTTTATGTTATAATATAAGTATATAGTAGAAAGGAGCGTAAATAAGTAAATGAATTGGAATTTTGAAAATAATGATTGGGCGAATATCTGTTTGTCTTGTCGTTTTTTGACACAAAAGTTAGATAAGAAGCATATTTGCTCCTGTCGAAAGAGTCCTTTCTTTAATTTAGAGATAGATATAAGACAAGAGAAATGCGAAAATTGGAGGTATGCTTTTTGAGTAACTATGGAGTTAATGATATTGAAACCCTTTCTTTTAGAGAAGGAGTCAGACAAAGAATCGCTATGTATCTTGGTTCCGCTGATAACCAAGGCTTAGAAAATGGTATTCAAGAAATTATTTCAAATAGTATTGATGAATACTGGATGGGTTATGGAAATAGAATTTGCGTAACTTTGTTTAAGGATAAAGTGTGTGTAAGGGATTTTGGTCGCGGTATTCCTTTTGGGAAAAAGAATGGAGAGAATGTTCTTGAAAATATTTTTTCTAAAGCTCATACTGGAGGGAAATTTAACGAAAAAGTTTATCAAAGTGTCGCTGGATTAAATGGCATTGGGGCAAAAGCTACTTGTCTTTCTTCAAAATTTTTCCGCTGTATTTCTATGAGAGATGGGAAATATGCAGAAATTCTCTTTGAAAAGGGAAATATGGTTTCTTATGAAGAGGGAGATTTACCAAATCAAGAGAAAAATTTAAGAAAAGATGAAACTGGAACCTATATTGAATTTTATCCAGATGAAGAAGTCTTTAATCTTGAACCTATAAAAATTGATTTTGTTGATTTATGTAGAAAATGTAAGAATTTAAGTTATTTAACCAGAGGTCTTACTTTTGTTCTTCGTGATGAAGTCAATAATAAAACTGAAAATTATTGTGCAGAAAATGGTATTCTTGACCTTATTTCTGATAAAGTAAAAAGTCCAGTTCATAATAATCCTATCTATTATGAGTTAAAAGACGGAAATATGCAAATAGAAATAGCCCTTCAATGGACAAAAGACCACGAAAATTTCTATTGTTTTACAAATGGTCTTATGCACAGTGAAGGTGGCACTAGTTTAACTGGTATTAGAACTTCTATCACTCGTAATATCAACAAGATTTTCAATAAGAATTTTAGTGGAGAAATGGCGAGAACAGGATTGGTTTACGCTGTCTCGTGTAAAATTCCTAATCCCTCTTTTGCGAACCAGACAAAGACAAAAATCAATAATCCTGAACTTCGTTCTTTAGCAGATAGAGCTTTTTCAGAAGCAATAAAGCAGTTTGAAAATCAATATCCTAATGATATGAAACAAATTAAAGATTTTCTTACTAAAGAAGAGAAAGCAGAAGCTGCTGCGGCCAGAGCAAGAACAGCAGTCTTAGATGCTCAAAAAACTGTTGAAAAAGAACTAAAAAAGAAATCTGTTCTTGCTGGAAAACTTGTTGACTGTGAGAAGCATAATGAAGAGTCTCAACTCTTAATAGTGGAAGGTAAATCTGCTCTTGGCTCTATTGTTAATGCCAGAGATGGAGTAACTACTGCCTGTTTCCCATTAAGAGGAAAAATCATAAATGTTTTAAAGAATAATGAAGAAGATATTTTTAACAACCAAGAAGTAAAAGAACTTCAAATTGCTCTTGGTTGTGGCATTGGCGATAAATTTAATATGAAGAAACTTCGTTATGGCAGGATATGTATTGCTGCGGATATGGATATGGATGGATATTCTATCGTTTGTCTTGTCCTTACTTTCTTCTATAAATATTATCCAGAACTAATTAGACAAGGAAAAATTTATTGGGCAAGAACACCATTGTTCTCTGTTACTTCTGGCGGAAAGACTTTCTATGCTTATTCAGAAGAAGAACTAGCAAAACTTCCAAAAGGAAAAGTCAGTAGAAATAAAGGTCTTGGGGAATTGTCCGCTATTGAAATGAAAGCAACTTTATTTAGCTGTGAAGATAGCTATGTACAATTTACTATGGAAGATGCTGCGGCCGCAGCATATTACTTTAATCTTCTTTTAGGAGAGAATGTTAAAGGAAGAAGAGAATATATTTTTGAAAATATTGATTTCGAGGCAGTTGAAGAATAACTGCCTTGACTTTTTCTGAATATTATAGTATAATATTAGTATAAAATGAAAAGGAGAGTTTGAATGGAAGGAAATATCTATTGTATAGAGAATATACTTAATAATAAAAAGTATATTGGAAAAACAATGCTTGATATAGATAGCCGTTTTAATAGACATATTATTTCTTCTCGACAAGAAATAAATAAAGACAGACCTTTATATCGAGCATTTAAGAAATATGGAATTGATAATTTTAAAATAACTCTTATAGAGAAGTGCGAAGAAGAGAAAATCAATGAAAGAGAAATCTATTGGATAAATTTTTATGATACTTACAATAAAGGATATAATGCTACTTTAGGCGGAGACGGTAATACTCTTTATGATTATGAAGAAATATGTATTTTAGCTAAACAAGGTTTATCAACTAGTCAGATTTCTCAAATTATAGGATGTTGTCAAGATAGAGTAAGAGTAATTTTAAAATCTAAGAATATAAAATGGGAAACAGATTTGGGGAATGGTGGTAAACTTGTAAGTAAATCTCAACAAAAATTTATTGAAAATTCTAAAGCAGTAACCCAATTTGATTTAAATAATAACAAAATAAATGATTTTCCCTCTTTCCACGAAGCTGCTCGTTGGTTAGTCCTAAATACAAAATGTAAAAAAGTCCAAAATGGAGTATGTGGAATAAATGACTGTATAAAAGGAAAACAAAAAACAGCTTATGGATATATATGGAGGTTAAATAATGGGATTTAAAATAGAAAATAATAAATTTGATATAAAGGATGCTTTACCAAATTTTTATTTGCCATACAGTGCATATGTAATCCAAACTCGTGCAATACCGGATTCAAGGGATGGTTTAAAGCAGGGTGCAAGATTTATTATCTTTGCACAAATGAAGCATAAATTAGTTTATAACAAAGATAGGCGAAAAGCTGTTGCTACTGTAAACGCTGGAATGGAATTTAGCCCTCATGGTGATTCTAGTGTTTATGGTACTGCGGTTCGTCTATCACAACCTTTTTCACTTCGTTATCCTATTATTGAAGTAAAAGGTAATAATGGCTCTCTATTTGCAGGAGATGACTTCTCTGCGGCTCGTTATATTGAAATGAGAAGTAATAAAATCGCAGATGAAATGACTAATCTTCTTGCAAAAGAAACTATTGATAAGTGGCGGCTGAACTATACTCAAGAACAAGAATATCCAACGGTATTGCCAACAAGATTTCCTTTTAGTCTTGTTAATGGTAATACTGGTATTGGTGTTGGATGTTCAAGTTCTATTCCTCAATTTAATCTATGTGAAGTATCAGATGCTTTAATAAAGCTTCTTTATAATCCTAATATTAGTTTTGAAGAAATCTATTGTCCTATTGATTTTGCAACAGGCGGCATTATTATCAATGAAGAAGAAGTAAAAGAAAGTCTTAAAATCGGAAACGGTAAAGCTGCTTGTATAAGAGCAAAAATTGAATATGATTCTGATAAAAATGAGCTTTCAGTAAGAGAACTCCCTTATCAGGTATTTACTTCTACTGTCTCAAAACAGATTCAAGCAGCTATTGATGAAAATAAACTCTATGGAGTAGAGAGTTTCTTTGATGGAACGGGTTTTGAAGGTATCAATATTCGTATTAAATTGACTAAAGGAGCTAATCCAGAAAAGGTATGTAAACTTCTTTATAAAGAAACTTCTCTCCAACACCATTATTCCATAAATATGATGATGTTGGAAAATGGAACTACTCCTCGTCTTTTCTCTTGGAAAGAAATGATGGAGAGCTACCTTTCTCATTTAGAGGATGTTATTAGAAAAGCGTATCTTTTCGATTTAAGGAAAATTAAAAATAGAATCCATATATTAGAGGGATATTTAAAAGCGTTAGCAAATATTGAAGAAGTAATCCAAGTTATTAAGACTGCCGCAGATGTTGAAAACGCAAATAGAGGACTTCAACAAAAATTTGGCTTTTCGGCGGCCCAAGCAAAGGCTATTCTCGACCTTAAGCTTCAGAGATTAGCTAATATGGAGAAGATTAAGATAGAGAATGAGCTTGCAGATATTAGTAAAAAGGCAGAAGAAATTACGGCTATTCTTAGTAGCGAAGAACTTTTCAAAAAAGAAATCGAAAAAGAAATTTTAAGAATAAAGAAAGAATATGGGGACGGCCGCCGTACAGTAAATATGAATTTGAAATTTGATGGCGATGACGAAGAACCAGTAGAAAAGAAGACTCTTATCGTTCATCTTACTAACTTTGGTAATCTTTATACTTTTGAATCAACCACACTTATGACTCAAAAGCGTGGTGGTAAAGGTACTAAAGTAAAAATGGATACTAATGAGTATATTATTGATACTATTAGTGATTCAAATGCAAGTAATTGTCTTATCTTCTCAAACAAAGGAAAAGTATACACTATCAATTTGAATGATTTACCTATCAATCAAAAAGTAAATGTTAATACTATTTTTGAATTTGAGACTGGAGAACAAATAACAAATATTATTCCTTTTAGTAAAATAAATAATCGTAACTATATGATTTTTGTAACTAAGAATGGAATGGTTAAAAAAAGCTCCTTAGAGGAATATCGAATTAAAAAATCTAAAGGAGTTATTGCTGTTAAGATAAAAGATGGCGATTGCTTAAAAAGAGTTATGCTTGTAGATTCCGCACCTGTTGGAATTTTGACAAAAGCCGGAAATTATCTTATAATAGATACAGAAACAATAAATCCAACCGGACGAGCTACATCAGGGGTTATAGGGATTAAGTTGTCTAAAGATGATGAAGTAGTTGATGCAAAAATTATTCCACCAAATACAAAAGAAATAATTTCAATTTCTTCTAGTGGTATGATTAAGAGAACTGATTATGAAAGTTTCTCAATCGGCAATAGAGCTACAAAAGGTTCTGCTATTCAGAAACTTAAAGACAATGATACTATGATTAGCTTTAATGTTATTGACGAGAAAGACGACGAAATCGCCGTTGTGTCTAATAAAGCTATAATTAAAATACCTCTTAAAGAAACTCAGCTTTCAAGCAAGGGTGCTCAAGGAACCCAAGCAAAAAAACTTGAAGTAGGAGAAAGGATTACCGAAGTTTTGAAAATAAAGGAGAGGTAGAATGGAGAATGAGTTTGCTTTAGAGATAAAAAGACAAAAAGTTTTAACAGAATACAAAAGTGCTTTGATTTCTGCTATTAACCTTATACTAGATAATATTAAAAATCAAAAGGAGTTGGCCGAAGCTATTATAGAAAACGGTAGCACAAAAATAACTTCTGAAAAAGTAAAAGGATTTGAGAAATCTATCGACCGCTATTCAATCTTAAAAAGTAAAATTGAGAATGATGTAAAACTATCAAAAGCTGATTATTCATTACTTGCAGTTGCTTGTACTGGTGCAAGCAATAGTGTTGCTTCAAATGCTCATAAACTTTTAGATTCAGCTAAACAACTACAAAACTTAGCAAAAGCATTTATGGCGTAATTGGGAATTTAATCCCAAAAACAATAAAATTTGACTTTACTTAAATTTTATTGTATAATAAATATATAAGGTTGGGAAGCAAACCACCTTGTAATAAAATAATTTTATAAAAGAGTAAACGGAGGAAAATCTAATGACTGAAGGTTCACGCAAAGTATTTAATTTTTTGAAGGAAAACTATGGTGAGAAGCTGACTAACGCTGATATCGCTACTTCTCTTGGCCTAACTGGTCCTACTGTTGTAGGTTCTGTTAATGGTCTTGTAAAGAAAGGCTATGCCGTTCGTGAGGAAGTTACTATTCCCGCAACAGAAGAAGGCGGTAAGGATGTTAAAGTTAAGTACATTTCTCTTACCGACGCTGGCATGAGTTTTGACCCTGATGCCGAAGCAAAGAAAGACTAATAGATAATCTTCTTTAATATAAGAGGAGAGATTTTAAACAGAGAATCTCTCCTCTTAAAATTTAAGATTATTTAGAAGAAACCAGTATATTTTATAAAAATTGTGAGGTATTTTAAATGTTGAGACAAGCAGATAATAAAGTGCGTATTGAGGGTATTCTTAGTGAAGTTGATATTAAGACTGGTGAATCTAAGAAAGACGGCAAGCCTTATGTAATGGGCGAAATCAAGGTTAAAGTAACTCAGGATATTAACGGAAAAACTGAGCATATGGAAATTCCTGTTAATATGTTTGCTACTAAAGAAACCAAGAAAGGCGGTCTCAATCCCGCTTATGAAAATATTATGAAAATCAAGGAAGAGTATACAAGTATTGCTTCCTGCGGCAACGAAGATGATGCTAGTAGAATTCGTATTGACCGTGCCGAGATTGGAGAGAATGCGTTTTGGGGTAATAATGGGGTTCTTGTTTCCAGACCTCGTATTCGTGCTTCGTTCTCTACTAGAATCAAGAAAGATGAATGTCAAGAGACTGCTAATTTTGAGGCAGTAATTGTTATTGGCAATATTAAGGAAGAAGTAAGAAATGATGAACCAACTGGTCGTCTTATCGTAAAAGGTATTCTTGTTCAATATGGCGAGAGAGCTGACGTTGTTGACTTTATCGTAGCTTCTACTGATGCTATCAATCATATTCAGACTTACTGGAACGAGGGAGACACAGTTCGTGTTGCTGGTAAAGTGAATTTCTCTTCTCGTGTTATTCATGAGGAAAAAGAAGTTGGATTCGGTGACCCGATTATCGAAGACCGCACTATTTCAGTAAAAGAACTTATTATTACTTCTGGTTCTCAAAGCGCTCTTGACGGAGATTTGGCTTATGAAGCTGATGAAATTAGAGAAGCTCTAAAGAGACGCCAAGCTACTCTTGATGAGCAGAAAGATAATGCTTCTAAGAAAGAGGCTGCGCCCTCGGAGAAGAAAAGCACTGATTTTGGATTTTAAGGAGGTAATCAATAATGATTAACATCCTTGAATTACAGCCAACAAAAATCAGTAGAAACCTTAAAGGTAAGTTTATGTTAATTTATGGAGAGCCGAAAACTGGTAAAACGACTCTCCTTAGTAAACTTCCTAAATCACTCATTTTAGCCTTTGAACCTGGTACCAACGCATTAAATAATATTATGGTTGCTCCTATCACAAAATGGTCAGATTTTAAGGGAATTTTAAAGCAATTAAAAGCTCCCGCCGCACAAGAAAAGTACGACTTTATTGGAATTGACACCGCCGATATTGCGTATGAGATGTGCGAAAAATATATCTGTATTCAAGCAGGAGTAGACAATATTGGAGATATTCCTTACGGAAAAGGATATGCTCTTTGTAAAAAGGAATTTTCTGATTCTTTTAGAGAAATGGCCCAGCTCGGCTATGGTATCTGTTTTGTTTCTCACAGTGCAGAAAAGCAATTTAAGAATGAGAAAGGCGAAGATTATACTCGAATCGTTCCAGCTCTACCTACTCGTCCATATGATACCATAAATAAAATGGTAGACATTATAGGATATATTCGTAATATTAAAAACTACGAAACTGGCGAATCTAAAACTTTTCTGTTCTTTCGTGGAGACGATAGATTTTTAGCAGGTTCCAGATTTAAATATATTGAACCTAGAGTAGAGTTCAGTTATGAAAATCTTGCTAATGCTATTTATGATGCGATTGATAAACAAGCAAGTGCAGATGGTACAACCAGCACAGATGAATATAACTCTTTCTATAAGCCTGAAGAGGAAGGTCGTTCATTTGAAGAAGTTATGAATGAAGCTAAAGAACTTTGGGTAAAATTAACTGACGGAAATGAGGGTAATGCTATTAAAATCTTAGATGTAGTAGAGAGAACTTTTGGTAAGAGAATGAAATTATCAGAAGCAACCGCACCTCAGAAAGATTTACTTGAACTCGTCGTTAATGAAATGAGAGATATGTAATTTTGAGGAAGGGCTTTATAAGTTAAAGCCCTTCTTCTTTTATTGAAGGAGCGTATAAATGAAAGTAATAGACACAAATATTCTACTTCATAATCCTAATATCTTAGAAGAAATAGAAGATGCTGTTATTACTATTAGGGTAATCGAAGAAATTGACGGCTTAAAGAAAAACATAAATCCAGAAGTTGCATATCAAGCACGACGGGCCAGCTATGCAATTCTTTCTAATGATAGTAAAATAACTTATTGTGAAGAAAGAGATGATAAACTTAGCGTTGATAATGAGCTTGTTTGGCTTTGTAAGAAAAATAAATGGGAATTGATTAGTAATGACCTTAATCTTCAAATCAAATGTAGATTTAAAAAAGTAAAATGCTCTGGATATTCTAAGGTTAAAAATAATTATACTGGTGTTATTTATTTAGCTTTAGATTTTGATGAAGCTGGTTATAATGAAGACTTAGAAAAGTTACTAAATACAAAAACTCCGCCAGAACCTATGGCAGAAAATCAATTTCTTATTGTTCAAGACAAAAATAAAGAAGTTACTGATTCATATGGCCAAAAACATAAGCAAACAATAATGTCTTTTATCTGTAAAAATGGAAAATTAGAAATAGTAGATAATCAATTTATTAAAAATAAGTTTGTTAATACTATAAAGCCAAGAAATGCAGAACAAGAATGTTTAATTAGACTGCTAAAAGATAAAGATATTAATATTGTTTTGGCCGCAGGAACTTTTGGAGTTGGTAAAAGTTATCTTCTTATAAATTACGCTCTTCAAGAATTGGAAAAGGGTAATATAAATAAGATTATCTATGTGCCTAACAATTCATTTAATGAAAACACAAGAGAGATTGGCGCCCTCCCTGGAGATTTATTTGAGAAAGAAGCTATCCATATGGGAACTCTTATGGATATTGTTGGCCCAATAATTGTTGAAGAAATGGTAAAAGAAGAAAAAATAGAAGTTGCCCCCGTATCAACTATGAGAGGAAGAAATTTTACAAATAGTATTATTATTGTAAATGAGGCACAAAACTTAACAGAAGACCATGTTAAATTACTAATTGCTCGTTGTGGCGATGGTACAAGAATATTCTTTGATGGGGATATTAAACAAGCTGATAGTCATGTTTTTAGAAATAAGAATGGATTAAAACTATTACAAAAATTAAAAGATAGTCCAATCTTCTGTAAAATTTTTGGAACAGTAAAATTAGTTACTATTGAAAGAAGTTTAACTGCACAAGCATCTGCGTACTTAGATGATTCAATTTGACAATAATTAGAAATTATGATATAATTAAAGAAAGGGGTGAGAAAATGGGTAGATTGGTTAAATGCCAGTATTGTCAGCAAATGGTTGATAAAGACATAGCAGTAAGATTTGATGAAAAGAACTTCCATGAAAAGTGCTGTCAAGAATATCAAGACAGAAAGCAAATCTTTAAATATGTCGCTCATTTATTCGGGTTTAAAAGCGAAAATAAACCCGGCCCCGTCATAATTTCTCAACTAAAAAACTTTAGAGAAAAATATCCTTACTATACTTATAAGGGAATTTTAAATGCTCTCACCTATTTCTATGATGTAAAGAAAGGCTCTAAAAAGAAAGCAAATGAGGGTATAGGAATTGTTCCTTTTGTATATGATGAAGCACAGGACTATTATCAAAAATTAAGTTATAAACAAGAAAAAGTGGCGGAGACAGTTATTAAACAGCTAGAAAAAGAGCCAGTGGTTATAAAGGTGAAAAAGCAAATGGAGAAAAAGGAGAAACCACTTTATAATTTAGAAGAATTATAGGTATTGGAGGTCGCATGAGTGAATTTAGATAAGAATACGATTCTTCAAATATTTGGCTCTCTTATGAAAAATCCTATGCTTTTAGCAGAGGTAGATAAGTATTCATTAACTCCACAAGATTTCTCCACTAACTTTGAAAAGTATATTTTTGCCGCGATAAATAATTTATATCAGAATGGTGCAGAAAGAATCAGCGTAGTTGATATTGATAATTATTTAGTTGGTCATGAAACTGTATATGGAGTATTTACAGAAAATAATGGTATTGAATACTTAAATGACGCAGAAGATTTAGCAACTCTTGAGAATTTTAACTACTACTATAATAAGTTAAAAAAGCATAATGCTATCAGGGATTTAAAACTTATGGGTTTTAATACTAATAAGATTTATCCAGAAAATATGCTTGATGAAGATAGAGAAAGTAAACTAAATGAGTTCGAGAAAATGTCTGTTCAAGATATTTTTAGTAGCGTTAAAGCAGATGTTGCAAAAACAGAGTCAAAATACGCAAAGAAATCAAATACACAAACTTTAAAAGCAAATGATGGAGTTCGAGACTTAATTAAGAAACTCAAGACAACTCCTGAAATCGGAGTAAATTGCCAAGGGGAAATATTTAATACTGTCGTTAGAGGAGCAAGACGAGGAAAATTTTATATTCGCTCCGGCGGCACTGGTACTGGTAAGACAAGAAGTATGGTAGGAGATGCTTGTTATATAGCTTATCCTATTAGGTACAATTCAAGAACAGAACTTTGGGAGAATACTGGAAGTTGTGAGAAAATTCTTTACATTGGGACAGAGCAGAAGCCAGATGAAATTCAAACTATGATTTTAGCCTATCTTACTGGAATAAATGAAGAGAAAATTCTTTATGGTAATTTTAATGAAAAAGAAGAAGAACTTTTAGAAAAAGCAATGAAGTTAATGGATATTTATGAAGACAATTTTATTATTTCTCAAATTCCAGACCCAAGTATAAATGAAGTAAAAACACACATTAGAAAATTCTGTTTAATTGAAGGAATTGAAAATGTTTTTTATGATTATATTTTCTCTAGTCCAGGGCTTCTAAGTGAATTTAGAGATTTAAAAATTAGAGAAGATGTAGTTTTGATGATGCTATCAACTACACTCAAAGACCTTGCGGCCGAATTAGATGTATTTATTATGTCAGCTACTCAGGTCAATGGAGAATTGGATGATAAAAAGGGAATAAAAAATCAGACTTGTTTGCGCGGAGCAAAAAGCATAGCAGATAAAGTTGATGTCGGATGTATTACAATGAAAGTAACACAGGATGAACTTACGACTTTAGATATTCTTATTAAAAAAAGAGGTATTAAACCTAATCAGGTAACTGATATTTATAAAGTAAGAAGAGGACGATATAACGATGTTCGTATTTGGAGTTATATGGATTTAGGAACTTGTAGAAAACAAGACCTATTTATAACAGACGCAAACTTTAAAGAAATAGATGGATTTCAAACAATCAGAATTTTATTTGATGAAGATAGAATTGGTGAATATGACTCTATTATACAACTTCTTAATACTGGCGAAGTCACAGAAACATTAGAAGAAGTTTTAGAGGAAAAAGAATTAAATGTTGAGGAATTAGGAAATTCTGACCTTAAAGATATTATTTCAGAAAGGCCAGTATTTGCAGGTTTATTATTTTAAGAAAGGAGAGATAAGATTTGGAAAAGTTAGACTTATATGAGCTACAAAAAAGTTTAACTACTGAAAATATTATCACTCTTGTTACTAGTCTCGGAGCAGATAGATACGATGATAAGGAAAATTATATTATTTTTCCTACTATTTGTCATAATGAAAATTCAGAAGATGCTAGTATGAAATTATATTATTATAAGAATACTGGGTTATTTACTTGCTATACGGATTGCGGAGAATCTTTTAATATTTATACTCTTATTGAAAAAGTTTATGCTCTTCAAAATAGAGAAATCAGATTTTCCGAAATAGTAAATCTTGTTCTTGAAAAAACCGGTATTGATTCTTCTTTATATCAATTTGGGGAAAAGAGATATAAAAGTACATCTGATAAATATAAAAAGAAAAATAGACAAAGAGAATTAGAAATATTTGATGATAAGGTATTAGGAGTTTTTGATAAACATTATCCGGTAGAATGGATAGCAGAAGGCATATCAAGAGAAAGTATGGATAAATATAATATTTTATATTCAATATCCAGAAATAAAATTATTATTCCTCATTATAATATTAGTGGACAGTTAATTGGAATAAGAGGAAGAAGTCTTAATAAAAGAGAGATAGAAGAATTTGGTAAATATATGCCTGTTGAGGTAGAAGGAAAATGGTATTCTTTTCCTTTATCACAAAATCTTTATGGGCTTAATGTTAGTAAAGAGGGAATAAAAAAGAAGAAAAAGATAATTCTTTTTGAGGGCGAAAAATCTTGTTTAAAGTATGATAGAATGTTTGAAGATAATATTAGCTGTGCTGTTTGTGGAAGTGCCTTTAATAAAAATCAATTAAATATTCTTCTAAAAAATTTTGAATTAGATGAGATTATAATAGCCTTTGATAAAGAATTTGAAAGATATAATGATGAAAAGGGAAGAGAATATTTTAATAAATTAGAAAGTATTTGTAGAAAGTATCAAAATTATTGCAATTTTTCATTTTTGTTTGATAAAGAAAATTTATTAAAATTAAAAGATTCTCCAATAGATAGAGGAAAAAATATCTTTCTTCAATTATATGACCAAAGAATTCATTTTAGGAGTATGTTGAACTAATGAAATATAATTGTAACCACATAATAAAAGAGAATTTCTTAGAATCTCTTTTGAGATTAAGAGGAATAGATAATTATTTAGAATATCTAAATCCAAAGCCAGAAGATTTATGCAATCCATATGATTTAGATAATATCTCCGAAGCGGCTGACCTACTACTAGAAAAACTAGAAGATAAAACTAGCGAAATTCATTTTATTGTAGACTGTGACCAAGATGGATATACTTCATCTGCAATGCTTTGGAATTACATTAAAGAACAGTATCCAGAAGCAAAACTTTCTTATCATATTCATTCAGGAAAACAGCATGGGCTTGAAGATATGATTGATGGTATTGAAAATTCAGGAGCAAAAATAGACCTTATGATTGTCCCAGATGCTGGTAGTAATGATTATGAATATCATAAAAGATTAGCGAATATGGGAATTCCTACTATCGTTCTTGACCACCATGAGGTAGATAAATATAGCGAAGATGCTATTGTAGTAAATAATCAATTATCAGAAAAATATCCAAACAAAGGATTATCTGGCGCTGGAATAGTATACAAATTTCTCGAAGTTCTTGATGATAAATTAGGTATTCAAAAAGCAGATAATTATATGGATTTGGCCGCCGTAGGTATAGTTGGTGACATGATGACTATGACTACGATTGAAAATAGATATATTGTATCAAAGGGATTAAGCAATATTAAGAACAACTGTATTGAAGAAATCATAAATAAGCAATCTTTTTCAATTAAAGATAAAAATCATATTACTCCAATCACAGTCTCTTTTTATATTGCCCCTTTGATTAACGCAGTTATTCGAGTGGGAAGAGAATCTGAAAAAGAAACTTTATTTCTTTCTCTCATCGACGGAAAAAGAATGGTTCCAAAAATTAGCAGAAATAAAGTAGTTGAAGGTCAATTTGAGTCGCTAGGAGAACAAAATGCTCGTAACTGTGTAAATGCAAGAGGACGGCAGAATAGAGCCAAAGATAAAGCTATTGAGCAATTAGAAATGAAAATTATCAAAAATGGTCTTGATGAAAATAAGATTATTTTTGTTGAAGTAGATAACGAAGATATTGATTCTACTCTTACTGGTCTTGTTGCAATGCAACTAATGGCTAAATATAAAAAACCAGTTATTGTTGCGAGAGAAAATGATGAAGGATTTTTAAGAGGTAGTGCTCGTGGAGATACAAAAAGTGCCTTAAAGGATTTAAGACAATTTTTTATTGATAGCGGATACTTTGAATATGCAGAAGGACACGCTGCGGCGCACGGTATTTCTATCGAAAGAAAAAAACTAGAACCTTTTATCAATTATGCTAACAAAGAATTAGCTGATGTTAATTTTAATGAAGGTGTTTATGAAGCTGATTTTATCTTTAAAGCAGACCAAGGAGACGAGATATCAGAAGCTATTTTAGATTTAACTCAATTTCCTGATATTTGGGGAAAAGACAATGAAGAGCCTCTAATAGTTGTTGAAAATATACGACTAAAAAGAAGCGATATTATTGTTTATGATACTAAATCACCTGCAACAGTGAAATTCACATATGCTGGAATTGATTATCTTAAGTTTTCTGCGGACTCTTTTAAAGAAGAATTAGACGATATGAAAGAAATTGAACTCACTATTATTGGGAGAGCAAACCTTAATGAATGGCAAGGAACTACTAAACCACAAATTTTTATAGAAGATTATAATTTAAGAAATCCTGTCTTTGACTTTTAGGAGAATAAAATGATTGTGCAAAAGGTATATTGCGATTATTGTGGTAAAGAAAAATCGGATATAAGAAGAATTTATATTTTAAAGGGAAGAAAATGCGATGCTGCTGGTGATATGGAAGATGATGATTATTATAAAGATTTGTGTCCAAACTGTATGGCAAAAATCTTAAATTCTATAGGCAGAGGAGCTAATATAAAGAAAATTCTCCCTGAATAAAATTTGATTTTTCTGCAAAAGTATGATATAATATATGTATAAGGAAAATAAAGGAGATGGGTTAGTGATAGATATTAAGATGTGCAGGAGATTTGAGACTCACTCACACTCTCATTATAGCAATATCCGCCTATTGGACTCAATAAATAGACCAAAAGATATGATATTGACCGCATATAAGTTAGGATTAAGTGGAATTTGTTTAACTGACCACGAAGCTTTGTGCGGTCATGTTGAATTTTTGCAGTTAGAAAAGTCTTTAAAAGAAAAAGGAAAAATTCCTGAGGACTTTAAAATTGGACTTGGTAACGAGATTTATCTTACTGATGATAGAAGAAAATCTCAAAAATATTTTCACTTTATCTTAATTGCAAAAGATACTGAGGGTCATAGACAATTAAGAGAGTTGTCTTCTAAAGCATGGTATAATTCTTATTATGATAGAGGTATGGAGAGAGTTCCAACTCTTAAATCTGAATTGAAAGAGATTATAGAAAAAAATAAAGGTCATATAGTAGCAACTACTGCTTGTCTCGGCGGCGAGCTACCTAATTTAGTTTTAGCTTTAACAAAAGCTGAAAGTGCAAGAAATAAAGACAAAAATGAAATTAACTCTATTAAGGGAGAAATTGTTAATTTCTTGAAGTATTGTACTGACCTTTTTGAAAAAGATTTTTATATTGAAATTGCTCCAAATGCAGATTCAAAAGAACAAATTATTTTTAATAATAGAGTTAAAGATATTGCAAAAGCTCTTGGAATTAAAATGATTTTTGCAACTGACGCGCACTATTTAACAGCGAAAGATAGACCAATGCATAAGGCTTATCTTAATTCTAAGGATGGAGAAAGAGAAGTTGATGGCTTCTATGGAGCCGCACACTTAATGGATAATCAAGAAGCTTTTGATAATCTTTATCCGTATTATAATGAGGAAGAATTTGAAGAACTTTGCGGCCATACTATGGAGATATTTGATAAAGTAGAAAAATATGATATTTTTCATAATCCTATTATTCCTATGGTAGAGGTAAAAGATTATCCGAAAACTCTTTCTTATTTTGGGGCTAATAATAGTTATAAAGATGAACTCGATTCAAATTGGAAAACAATTAAGTATTTATTACTATCTGATAATATTCAAGAGAGATATTGGATAAATCAATGTCTTGAGGGGTTAATAAATAAAGGTCTTTTTAATAAAGATGAATATATTAGTCGTATAGAGATAGAAGCAGATATTATTAAAACGATTAGTGAAAAATTAGGAAACTGTTTATTTGCTTATTTCAATACTTTTCAACATTACATTGATTTGTTTTGGGAGTGCGGTAGTCTTAGTGGTCCCGGTCGAGGTTCATCAGTATGTTTTCTATCTAACTATCTTTTAGGTATCACTCAGTTAGACCCAATTAAGTGGGAACTTATGGAATGGCGTTTCTTAAATAAAGAGCGTGTTGAACTTCCTGATATTGATACTGATTTGAGTCCAAGTAAAAGAAAGTTAATCTTTAAAAGAATTAGAGAAGAAAGAGGCGAACTCAATCTTGTTCAAGTCTGTACTTTTGGAACAGAAGGAACTAGAAGTGCTATTCTTACTTCTTGTCGTGGGTATAGAGGAAAGACTCTTGAAAACGGAGAATTTGAATATCCAAATGGAATTGATGTTGATATAGCTCAGTATATGACTGGACTTATTCCTCAAGAAAGAGGATTCTTATGGCCTCTTGAGGATGTTATTAACGGGAATGAAGAAAAAGAAAGGAAACCAATTAGGGCTTTCTTAGAAGAAGTTAATAAATATGACGGTCTTTTAGATATTATGCTTTCTATTGAAGGACTTGTCAATAAAAGAAGCCAACATGCCAGCGGTGTTATTCTTTATAATAATTCTCCTTTTGATACCAATGCTTTAATGAGAAGTCCAAATGGAGATTTAACAACTCAATTTGCATTGCATGAAAGTGAAGCATTAGGAGACACTAAATTCGACTTCTTAGTAACTGAAATTTGTGATAAAATTACAAATGCTTTAAATCTTCTAAAACAGGATGGTTATTTTAAAGAATGTAATTCTTTAAGAGAGATTTATGAGAAGTATCTCCATCCTGAAGTTATCAATCTTGGAGATAAAAGAATTTGGGAAGCTCTCGCGGCGGGAACAGTTCTTGATGTATTCCAGTTTAATAGTGATGTTGGACTCCAGGCGGCAAAACTTATTAAAGCAGAGAATCCTATTGAAATGACTATGGCAAATGCTCTTATGAGACTTATGGGAGAGAAAGATAAAGAAAGGCCTCTTGACCGATATGTTCGTTTGAAAAATAATATAAATGAATGGTATAGCGAAGTTAAAAATAGAGGATTATCCGAGAATGAAATTAAAGTTCTTGAAAGATATTATCTTCCTCGTAAGGGAGTCCCTGCGCTTCAAGAGGATTTGATGCTTGTATGTATGGATAAAGATATTGCTCATTTTACTTTGAAAGAAGCTAATAATGCAAGAAAAGTTGTTGCAAAAAAGAAGATGGACCAAATTCCTGAACTTAAAGAACAATTCTTAAATAATTGTCCAAATCATAATTTTGGGGAATATGTTTGGGAAACTACAATGGGGCCGCAGATGGGATATTCATTCGCATTACCTCATTCATTAGCTTATAGCTTTGTTGGTATTCAAACTCTTATTCTTGCGACAGAATACCCAAGTATCTATTGGAATTGTGCTTGTTTAATTACAAATAGTGGTGGTAATGAAGATGCAGAAGATGACGAGGATGGAGAAGAAAGCGAACGAGTATCTAAGAATTGTCTTTCCGAACTCTCTACAATATCAGAGAATGATATTAGTGAAGACGATGACGAAGAAGATGAAGAAGAGGGCGAAGATACTCCTGAGAAAGATAAAAAGAAAAAGAAGCAAAGAAATACTAACTATGGAAAAATCTCAACAGCAATAGGAACAATGCAACACGCTGGTATTTCAGTTTCGCCGCCAGATATAAACAAATCATCATTTACTTTTATTCCAGATGTTGATACTGATACAATTATTTATGGAATAAAAGGAATTAACAGAATAGGAAATGAGCTGGTTAATGAGATAATTAGTAAAAGACCTTATAGCTCAATTAGTGATTTTTTATCAAAAGTAAAGGTAAATAAACCTCAAATGGTTAGTTTGATTAAGTCTGGAGCTTTTGATAAGTTTGGCAATTCAAGAGAAGAAGTTATGAATCAGTATATTGATTCTATTACTGAAAAGAAGCAAAGATTAACACTTCAAAATATGAAAATGTTGATTGAGCATAAGTTAATTCCAGAAGAACTTAGTTTTGAAGTTAAAGTATTCAACTTTAATAAATATCTTAAAAAATGTAAAACAGGAGATAATTATTATCTTGATGAAATTGCATATAGGTTCTATGAAGATAATTATGATTTAGATTTACTATGGTATGAGGAAGACACTTGTTTAATATCTCAAAAAGACTGGGATAAAATTTATAAAAAGCAAATGGACCCAGTTAGAGATTATATTAAGGCAAATGTAAATGAGCTATTAAATAAATTAAATTCAGAACTTTTTGACGAGAATTGGACTAAATATTGTAGCGGTAGTATTAGTAAATGGGAAATGGATAGTATTAGTTTCTATTACCATGAGCATGAATTAGCTGATATTGACGAAAGTGCATATAATATTTGCGATTTTACAGAGCTATCGGAAGAACCTGATGTTGATAGAGTTATAGTAATGAATGGCAGAGATGTTCCTTTATTTAAACTTCATAGAATAGCAGGAACTGTTCTTGATAAGAATAAGACAAAAAATTCTATTACTCTTTTAACAAATTATGGAGTCGTTAATGTTAAAATTTATCAAGCTCAATTTGCGAAGTACGATAAACAAATAAGCCAAAAACTTGCAGACGGCCGCAAGAAGATTATTGAAAGGTCATGGTTCTCAAGAGGTAATAAGCTTATGATTACTGGAATAAGAAGAGGAGATAACTTTATTCCAAAAATTTATAAAAACAGTATCTACAAAGAACCAATAGACTTAATAAAAGAGGTAGATGGAAGTGACTTGATATTAGTCACTCATAGAGCGGAGGAAGAATAATGGACATAGGATTATTAGACCAAGATGCTCTTTCTTCTCCGAGTACCTTTCTTCCGAATTTAGAGATAATGAAACTTTCGACTTATTATAAAAAAAATAAGAATTATGTTTCTTTTATCCTAGACCCTAATAAGATAGAAAGATATAATAAAGTTGTTCTTAGAAAAGATATAAATGATGGAGAATATCTTTCAGAGCTGTTTTTGGAAGACAAATGCGAATACGGCGGCCTGGCCTTTACCAACGGTATATATGTTCCTTTAGAAGAAGAAATTGAGAATTCTATTCCAGACATTTCTATTTATAGTTCTTACTTTAAAAGAATACTTATAGGAAAGAAAAAATATGAAGATTTACAAAGAAAATTATTAAAAAGCTCTTTTATTCGATTATCTTCTAATGGAAAGACTTGCAATTTAGATTCTTCAAAAGGATTTATAGGAGAAGGAGCAAGAATTGAAAATACTATATATATCTATGATATTGGTATATTTAATATTGAAAATGCAAATGAAGCTATAAGTGATATTGTTTTGGGGAAAAAGCAAAAGGCAAAGATAGTTCATCCTCAGTATTGTAATAATTTTTCTGAAATTGAAAAATGGTGTAGAGAAAAATGGAGTCATACTGAAAATCGTTTTATTTATAACAAGATAATTTTAAATAAAGAATTAAAAGAAATTTGTGATAAATCTCCAGAATTTACTTGTAAACCAGTTATTTTAATGTGTAATGACAAAAGTGGAACTTATACAGATAATTTCCTAAAAACTGATTTTAGAAATTCTTTAAATAGAATAATTTATGTGATGACAGAAAAAGCTAAAGTTAAATTTGAATGTAAGCAAGAGCCAAAAGATAAGAACTTTAAAATGCTATACCGAAACTTAATATTATGGAGTAATGGCGGATTTGGAAAATTTACTTTTAGAGAATATCTTTTTGGAAAAGGACAAAAAAAGACGACTATCTTTTTAGATAGTCTTGCTGAAAATGACGCTGCTTTGAGAGAGCTAATTAGTATTGCTCCTCAAAAAATTTATAGCAAAGGAGGAAAATGGTTATTATGACTGATATTGAAAGAAAAGATAGGATTGACTTTCTTAATAAGCAAATAGAGGAAATTCTATCTCCAAGTAAATTTACTCTTAATAATGTGGTTTTAGAACTACAAAGAGAAATTGGAAAACTACAAGATGAATGTAATCATAAATATCATGAAGGGTTTTGCGAGTATTGCTATAAATCCGAGGAGTAATAAATGAAAAAAAAAGCGACTGTAATTAAAGCTAGTGAAATTAACAATTTTAAAGTCCAAAGCATCAATATACCTGAAGTAGAGAATATTCCAGATATGCCTCCAGTAAAGAAACCTTGCGGCCCGATTAAGAAAGCAGTAAGAGATTTCCTTGATACAAAAGATGTAAAAGATTTTAATAAAATCTTAGAAATTGCTGATACCTTAAATCGAACAATTATTATTGAAGAAATTGATGAAGAATCAGGGGTTGTCGCAGAAAGTTTAATTCGTTTCTGGAATAGATATGATGAAGAGAATGAAATTCCTATTGAAGAAAGAAAACCAATTAAAATATATATTGATTCTCCTGGTGGATATTTAACCTCTACTTTTACTATTATGGATTCAATTAAGTTATCAAAGACTCCTGTTTGGACTATCAATATAGGCTGCGCTTATAGTGGAGGATTCTTTATCTTTATCTGCGGACACAAAAGAATTGCTTATCCAACATCATCTTTCCTTTATCATGAAGGAAATGGCAGCGTTAGCGGTGATGCAAATAAATTCCAAAATCAAGCAGATTTCTACAAGAAGCAAAGACAAAGATTGAAAGAGTTTACTTTAAAATATACAAAGATAACCGAAGAACAATATAATGAGCATATAAAAGATGATTGGTGGCTATTTGCTGATGAAGCTATTGAGCTTGGAATTGCGGATGAAATAGCAACTGAATTTATCTAAGGAGCGAGTAATGGAGTGGATTATTCTAGCTTGTGCTCTGGGATTATTAACCGGAGTTATTATAGGATATTTTATAAAAAGAAAAATAAATCGAAAGATTAACAATAAAATATTTGAAGAAGAATCTATTATTCTAAATGACTATTATGAAAAGATAAATAATGCAAGAAAAGAATATGAGAAACTTCAAATAGAGACAGAAAAAGCGACTGATAGTTTTAATAAATTTACGGTTGCCATGAAAGAAGCGCAAGAAAGAGAATTAAAAATTTGCTACGAAAATGGGCTAGAAGAAATCAAACGGAAGCTTTTAAAGGCAGACGCAGAATTAAATGCAAATTATCAAGAAAATAGATTAAAATATAGTAAAGAAATTAACGAAATTAAATCTGAATTAGATTTTTTTAAAGCCGCTCGTAGAGCTATTATTGATGACCAAAAAAGACAAGAAGAAATGGAAACAAATAGAAGTTTCTATATGCTTCAAATAGGTCAGTATGATAAAATGGATATTGAACAATTACGACTTATTGAGCCTAAACTTCATAATAAAGAAGTATTAAATAAGTTAATATGGTCAACCTATTATCAAACTCCTTATAAAGACTTAATAGGAAGAGTATTTGGTACTCAAAAAGTTTCTGGAATATATAAAATAACTTGTGTGGAAAATAACAAAACCTATATTGGAAAATCTGTTGATATCGCAAACAGATGGTCTGAGCATATTAAGAGTTCTCTGGAAATAGGAACAATAGCGAAAAATCAACTTTATACTTTAATGAAAGAGAAAGGAGCTGAAAATTTTACTTTTGAACTATTGGAAAAAGTAGATAAAGATAAACTCCTTGAACGAGAATCCTACTGGATAAAGTTTTACGAAACTGATAGTTATGGATTAAATATGAAGGGGTAAAGTCTAATCTTGACTTTATCCCTTTTTTATGATATAATATAATTACAGAGAGAAAGGAGAATTATAATGATTAAGATTGATAATATTGAAGTTTTTAATTTTGAAGGCGCTTTAAGAGGAATGAGAAATCCCATGGACAGTTGGGAGAAAAGCGATACTGTCTTTTTTATAGGACAAGGGTTTAATATTGGAGAAAATGATTTAAGTCTTGCACAAAAACTCATTAACGGCGGCCCAGTCCATTCAAAATTCATGAGACAGATTCTTGTTTCTATGGATATTGATGCTCCTTTTTATTGGTGGAAAGAAATGGATACTTATAAAGTAGGTACTACTGCTAATTCTTGTAGTACAATGCACAAAATTACAAGTAAACCAATTACAAGAGAAAATTTTAGTTTTGATGAAGAACTGGATGATTTATCTGTTACAAAAATTGACCAAAGCGAAGTTACCGAAATAGGGAGAGAAAGAAATTTTATTGCTCATAGGCATATAGAAGAAATATTTGATACAATTACTACTTATTGTGAAGAATTAAGAAAAGAATATTTAAAAACAAAAGATAAAAGATATTGGAGTACTCTCATTAAAATTTTGCCAGAAGGATGGAATCAAAAAAGAACCTGGACTGCAAATTATGAAACTCTTAGAAATATTTACCAATGGCGGCGCGGCCATAAATTAGATGAATGGCATGATTTTTGTCGCATGATTGAAGAGCTTCCTTATGGGAAAGAACTTATTTGCTATAATATTGGAGGAAATGAGAATGAAGCATAAATTATTTATACCTATTTTTCAGGAGGGCAAATATGTTTTTCAATTCACAAAAGAAGAGCTTGAGAAACTTTTAGATGAAACTTATGAAGAAGGATATAATGAAGGTAGAAAAGGTTGCTTTTATTCATATCCGGGTATTACCACGACTAACGGGAGTGGCGGAATATCTTACCTAGATACTAAAATTACTAACTAAGGAGAAATAAAATGAGACTTCTAAAGAAAACTGAGGAATATCGTGTAGATAGTGAAATCGAAGCAAAAGAAGCTATGGAGAAATTTCGTAGTGAAGCCGCAGAAAAAGGATATAGTGTAGGTTCTTGTGGATATACCTATAAAGAAAAGAAAGCAAAAGGCGAAGTTATTGATGAAGCCTGGATTGTTAAAGTTGTAAAAATTTATGGAACCGTTTGGGATAATATTTAATAGAGAGGTAAAGAGAATGGCTGATATTTTTGACATGAGAGGAAATAAACTAACAGAAAAAGAAGTTGAGCAAGCCGCGGCAGGTCTATCTTATATTTTCGAGATGCCTGATGAAATGTTTAAAATGGTTTATCCTCAAATGAAAGAGGAGTTTATTAAAAGCGTTAAGAGTGGAGAATTTGAAAAAGACGCTTTCCAACAAGGAGCTTCAAAAGCCGAAAAAGAGGAAGCTCTTAATAGCTTTAAGGAGCTATACGATGAATTTAAAGAAGAGGGAGTTTGCGAAGAAAAACTTGATTTCTTAATGACTATCACTGAAGCTATTGAAAATATTATCAACTCTATTGGATATAGAGATTCAGTAGCTGTTGCTATTGAGTTCTGTCATGAGAATGCCAAAGAGCCAACTTATGCGAATCCAGATGATGCTGGCTGTGATGTTTATGCCGTAGAAGATACTGTTATCGCCGCCGGAGAAACAAAAATTATTCCCACTGGTTTAAAAGTTGCTATTCCAGCAGGCTGGATGATTAGCGTTCGTCCTAGAAGTGGTATGAGTGCTAAAACCGGTATCAGAATAGCAAATGCACCAGGGACTATTGATACTGGATATCGTAATGAAGTGGGTATCATTCTTCATAATACTTCTAATGCCTCATATGAAATTCATATTGGAGATAGAATCGCTCAGTTTGTCATCGAGCCAGCTCCCATGATTCGCTTTAAACAGGTTGATTCTGTCGCCGGAATTGGAGAGAATAGAGGTGGAGGATTTGGCCATACCGGGAATTGACATTCATTCCAATCCTTTATTTGACGCTAATGCTTATTTAGATGAAGATGGTGATTTAAGATTAGTATTAACTTTTCTGACAAATGAAAAAGAAGAAATAACTATTAAAACTGGAAAAATAAAAATAGAAGATATTTCTTATGAATTTGGTTTTGAGAATCTAATGGAAGCAAATATCATTATTCGTCCAGATAAATTAAATAATTTATTTACTGTGGAGACTTATGAATGAAATTTAAGATAGAAGATATTAGAAAGGAGTTGGAGGATAGAGGCTGGAAGTTATTATCAGAACAATATCACAATTTGGATACTGAATTAGAAATGATTTGTCCAGAAAATCATAAGGTATACTTAACATATCGAAAATGGAGAGTTTACCATGAGTGTCCAGTTTGTAGTAAAAATCCTCTAAAATCTTCTGAAATGAAAGTTGTTCCTAGAAAATCTGGAGCAACAAGAATATTAGCCCTTGACCAAGCCACTAATGTTAGTGGATGGGCTGTTTTTGATGATAAAGAATTAGTTCAATGCGGAACTTTTCAATCAAATCAAGCTACTTTAATAGAAAAGATAGAAACTGTCCGGCAGTGGGTAGCTAGTATGGTCGATATGTGGCAACCAGATAGAGTAGTTATTGAAGATATACAACTTCAACAATTTGGAGCGAAAGATGGAAATAATGTTGAAGGAGTAACTACTTATAAAGCTCTTGCTCATCTTCAAGGAGTTCTTTTAAATTTCTTTTATATTAACAATATAAAAAATGATATTGTCCACGCAGCAACTTGGAGAGCCTATTGTGGAGTAAAAGGAAGAACAAGAACAGATAAAAAAAGAAGTGCTCAACTTCTTATAAAAGAATGGTATGATGCTAGCGTTAGTCAAGATGAAGCTGACGCAATTTGCATTGGAAAATATGAAGCTGAACAAAATTTTCATAATAATACTATGATAGAATGGTAAAAGAAAAAGAGAGTCTTTTGACTCTCTTTTCCTTTATATTACGCGGTAGGCACCCCAAACTAATCTGTCTTTCGGATTAAAAGTATCATATATTATTCCGTCAATACTACAAGTTATATGTCCATTCATGGTGATTAAATAAACTCCTCTTGGGTGCGACCGCACGAATTCACCAACAGAAACTTTTAGCTTATCTTTACATCCGCATATTTTTTCAAAATTTCTTTCTAAATACTCGTCTATATATATAACGTCGTCGGGCATTATCGCTTGTGCTTGAGCAAATTTACTCAATTCTTCAAAAGTTTCGTCCCAGGAACGCCCTGTTGCGAGAGAAATTGCTCTCACAGTGCAATCATTAACTCTTCGACCTCTCGGATTGGCGTTATAATATTTAAACATTACACTTAAATATTTTTAAGTTTCTGGATGTGTTTTCTGATAATCTCTTTTTCTTCTGGAGATTCTGCGAAATCCATAGTGGATTCGATGAACATACAGATAGCATACATCAATTTTTCAAGTCCATCATACATTCTTTCGCTGTCCCCGCCGTCACGATAACGACTTCTACCATACTGGTACATATCTGCACCATCCATGATACGGTCTAGGTGTTCGTTCCATCTGTCGTCTCCACGATATCTTCCACCGCGACCACGTCCCGAACCAGGCACTCCTCTTCTGCCATAACTATCATCATCATAGTTACCATAGCCACCATCACGATAACCGCCATCTCGGTACCCACCTCTTCCGTCACGATAGTCGTCCATATATCCGCCTCTCATTTTACCTTCACCTTCCTCCATCATTTGTAGTTTGCTGATATTTTTTGCAATATCAACTAATTTATAGGCATTGTCTAAATTTCCAGCATTTAAACCTGTTTCTTCAATCTGTTTTAATTCTTTCTTTGCATTTTCTAACAGTTTGTGCATTATTTATCAGCTCCTTTCTGTATAGAATTGTTTGCTGGCATTTCTACCATAGCTACTGCGGGAGTTGGAGCAGCCGCCGGAGCTGGAAGAGAAGCTAAATAATTTGAGCATTGAGAACAAGGAATTCTTCCTATTAGCTTAAACACCCCGCTGGCAATATCGGTATGAACACAAACAGAATATCTAGTTCTTCTGTTTATTGCACAAGCTGTAACATTAGTGCAATCAGAATTCATTAGAGGATAAGTTGTAGCGGTGTCTGTTCCAATAGTAATGGCCACTGGAGCAGTTATTGTAGTAGTTTCAGGAAGATTTTGGGCTACTACAATACAATATTTTTCTTTGTTAGCATAATTGCCTTGTGGAATATTGATAATTAAAGTATTATCAGTAAAAGTCACTCCACTAGAAATAATAAGTCTATCACATAGTCTTTTATAATTTGGGCAACTCAATATAATCACTCCTTAAAGAAGAGGAGAGTATATGCCTATACTCTCCTCCAAAATCACGCATTAGCGGAGAATCTGTTTAGTTAATTAGCAGCATCCGCAACTAGATTGGCAACCGCAGCCAGTTGGCATACCAAATGCAGAAGCATAAGGACTGCAAGTAATATATGCAGGTTTAGCAACAGGCATTAGCTGATTTACAATATTACTAGTCTGAGAAAGCTGTGATAACTGGAACTGAGCAGATTGCAATTCAGTACGTAGGCTCTGTAACTCGCTTTGAGTTAAGTAGTTGATGATTCTATCAGTGTTCTTATCAGCAGCTACCATAATGTCGTTTGTTGATTGAGCAAGAGCATATTTAATATTCTCCTGTCCACGACCTAATTCGCAGCAGCAAGAAGCTAACTGATTAGTTAGGCTATTAAAGCCGGCTTGATTGTGGAAATCGCTCTGCATAATAGTTTTATCTACTCCGCAGAATCCCTGTCCAACCTGATAACCTAGATTTGCAATAGACTGATTTACACCATTAAATCCTTGGCACATACCAAGTTGAGTCTGGCAGCAGCAATTCTGAATAGCAGAAAGTACGCCATTGATAGCATTATTAGTAGAATAGAAGCCATCACACATACCTCTTTCTAATCCACGAATTCCATTGTCTAACTGATTGAAGTTGAAAGCATCAGTCATACCCTGAGCGGTTGCAGGAGTGCAACATACGTTATATCCACTTGCTCCGCCATTGCCGTCGTTTCCGCCATTATTGCCAAAACCTCTGTTACCCCAGCCGCCAACTGCGAAGAATAGAATAAGGATTATAACCCACCATGCACCATTGCCTCCAAAAGCTCCATCTCCATCACCATAACCATTGTTATCACGGCCGAGAGCAATCGCGTCAGCTACGGAAATTCCTTCACTACCCATCATTTGTAGACCTCCTTATAATAAAATAATTTTATAATAACAGTTTGCATTATAGTCCTTTTATCATATTCATTAAATTGCTCATTTCACTATTGAAATCTTTTCCTTGTTGACCTAAGAACTGTTGAGCAAACTGTTGTAAACCTTGAGTGTCTCCCTTTTGGCCCATTTGTAAGATATTTTGCATTGTAGGGTCATTAGGGAAATTTTGCTGAATAATTTGTTCTGCTACTGCTTGAGGATTTCCTCCTTTAAGCATACTTAATAATTGCATTGGATTTAAAGCTGCCATTCTGATTTACCTCCTATCCTATCTTTCATTTTAGCTAGTTGATTTTCTATCATTTGAATTTTTTCATCGTGTCCCTTTAGTACTTCAACAAGACGCTTATTCTCTTTAATAAGCTCTTCAGTTTCTTCTGTTGGGGCAACACTAGGAGCGGCACCAGAACTTGCACTTCCTTCTATTGGGCTTAATCTATATCCTAATAACATAGGACTGCCATTTTGCAGAGCCTTGATGTACATAACGTTTTCTTGCAAACATAATCCTACAGATATACCAACTCCAGCAGGAACATTGCCAATATCAGAAGCAGTATTAAGATTATAAACACTTCCTGTTGGTTGAGGAAATAATGGTTGACCCATTTGATTCCCTTGAAATTGCTGGTTATTCATTAAAAATTGTGGATTTTGTTGCGGCGGTGCGACTTGCTGGACATTTGTTGGCTGATTTGAGGGAGGAACGGAAGTTGCACCCTGTCCAGTCTGTCCAAAATACGGATAGTTCATTTAATCACCTCAATTTTATTTTTCCTTCCAGATATTAGTGGAAAACTGGAAGAAATTTTACAAAAAATTGGGTATCACTATAAAAAAATTTCCAATTTTCAACTTTATATAAAAAAATACCCTAACCTAATGGTTAGGGTACTCATATTTTTATAGAGTTTATTCAATTACAGGGTCAAGCGCATAAATGTCACGAGGAGAAAGTTCTAAGACTTCAAGTTCTTCAAGAGTAAATTTAGTATCAGGAATATCAACTTCAATATCCTCTAATTCTCTTACTCTATCATTACATTCAGTCTCTTTGCCCTCGATAATTTCAACATTGCCGTTTTCTAAGAAAATAGGCTGTCCGTTTTCATCTTTCTTTCCAAACTCAAAGATAATATCTCTCATCTTCTCATTAAAGAAAGTTTCTTCTTCTTCAATAGCTTTTAACAACTTCATAAATTTATAAGCTGTTTTAGTGGGCATTTTGGCATCCACAACAGTGGCGCCGATTCCTTTAATCTGTAATGCGGTGTTCATATTAACTTTCATTAGATAGTCAACGCTCCTTTTAATCTTTTCTGTAATTATATTATACCAGACTTTTATAATAAAGTCAAGTTTTAAAGTATTCTTCCGCAATCTATTATACCAAGAACCATATGGCCCGTCAGCAAGTCAAAACGAATAACTTGGTCTCCCTCAATGCCAGAATCAAATTGAACATAGTTATCAATATTTTGGTCTTCTTCATTAGAAGAGCCACTTCCTGCGGATACGTGGAGAGTATATTCAGGGTCTTTTGTATTTACTCCAATCTTTTTATCTCTAATTGAAAGAGTTGCTCGTAAACTTCTCAAAAATGTTACAGGAGTTTCTGCGTATAGATAATTGTTAGATAGAGTAGAAGTAGTATTGTGGCCAACTTTTAAAATTAGTTTGGCATAATAAGATTTTTTTGTTTCAACTAATTGCGAAGAAGAAGTTTCTACTTGATAATTAGACCAAGGATATGCAAAATTCTTTTCTTCATTAGATTTCTGTCCAGGTTCTGGAGGATAAGCAGAGCTACCAGCACTCTGAACATTTAATATATAAGAAGTGGGATTTAAAAAGTCTTCTGTTTCTGATAATAATAACGAAAGTTGAAAGAATTTTCCAGTGCTAAATCTTTCAAAATTTCTATACGCCCAATAAGAACTGATGTCTTCCCCATTCCCATTAGGACTTTTACTTCCACCTATATCTGAAATTGTAAAATTAACTTTTACTCTAGCATTTTCTTCTGTTGCGGCCGTATCAAAATCAAGAGAATTTAAAGAAATACTCGGATTAGTAGCTCTACAAACCATCACCGTATATGAGAATTGGACTTTTTCGCTTTCTAAAGCAGTTTCTCTTTTCTCTGTTTCGGTTTTACCATAACCGCTATCTTTTGCAGAAACAGCAAACTTTACAAAATTATTAACAGAGTAATTGCTAACTGTGTGATTATATATATAATAGTTTCCATCAGGGATAAGATTTGATTTTGGAATTTCCTTTAATAATCTAAAACTCTCATTAGTAACTGTGCTTGTTGATGTAGCATAATATATTAAATAAGAGTAAATACCGTCTTCACCTGACTCTGGTGCGTTTGGACTTACTGCTTTTGGAAATTTGAATTGTAATTGTTCTCCTGAATTTATCATATAGAATCCGTCAGAAGTATACGCCGATGTTGAATCAGATGGAACTGTCTCTCCTAATTTAATAATTGTTTGATTGTTAGTAAGGTCTTTTATTGAATATGAAGATAAATCTGTGCCTAAAGTTGGTTTTTGTCTAAAATCTAAAACAATAGGAGTAGATAATTTATCAATACTTTTTTTACCAAAAGTATCTTCTGCTTCAACTTGAATGGTTACTTTTGAATATTGCTGTCTTTTGCTAGTATTGCTGAAATTACTAAATAATTCAGGTGAAAAAGATAAAGTCTGTCTATTATAAGTGGCATCATCTTCAGTAGCTTTTGCCGCAGCAACAAGGACAATTTCTTTAATATCATTACCAGATGTATCTTGAGGATATCCTCTTGAAAGCGAAATAAAAGGGTCTTCATCAAAAACTAAACTAATTTTAAATTTATTTGGAGTACTCATATAGCTAGATGCAGTTCCTCCGGCTGGAGTTAATAAAATTGCATCATCATCACTATCTCCACTTGTTTTAATCCAAGAAATATCAAGAGATTCATTATTATATATTTTAATAGTTGGAGAACCAGTAGAAGAAACTCTCAAAGTTTTTAAAGAGTTACCTCCAGCAAAAGTTGGATTATTATTTTTAAATAAAGTTAAAATTTTAGCATTTGAATCTTCTTGTACCCATCCATATTCGTCTTCAAAGATTAACTTATAGTTTGCTCTAGTACCAGATAGTGATTTAAAACCAGTATCTACATAAGTTGTAGACATAGTAGAAGAAACAGGTCTCTCTAATATTTTTGTCCAACTAGACATAGTAGAATCATTACTCATATTCCTATATAGAATAACTTTTGCTAAAGCAGAACGTCCACTAGTATCTGGCATTGTCCAACTTAATACAGCTTCGTCATCAATAATGTTGCCTTTTCTTAACCGACCATCTGATAGTTTCCAATACACATTATCCAACTTTGTAATACCTGAATCTCTATAAGTATTTGTTAATTGAGAGTTATAATTTGGGGCTGAATTTTTTTGTCTTGACGCACTATAAGCATAACCGCTATAATCATATCCGTCATATGCTCTAACTCTAATTCTATAGTACTCGTTTTCTTTAATATATTTGCTTGGTCCAGAATTGTCTTGTAAATCTAAATAGACGGAACCGGAATACATTCCCATATAATAACGAGATGTTACGCTTGTCATTGATGAATTGCTTCCAATTTCTAAATAAACTTCAAAACTTAAACTTCCAGAATAAGACACTGTTGAAGATAAAGCATAATATATTGTTGCTGGCTTTGCATTTGGGGTTATAGTTGTTCCAGAAGAGTTGGTAAAACGAATGGTTGGCGTTGTTGGAATTGTATTAACTCGAACATTTGAAGAAGTTTGAGAACCAGAGTCTACCTTATAATCATTCGCTATTACAGAAAGACTAACTAAAGCTCCTTGTGAACCTTTTACTGTAATATTCTTGCTTGTTTCGGTTGTATAAGAACTCCAAGAAGAAGAATTAGAAAGTTTATATTTATATCTTAAACTATCACCATCAACATCAGAAGCTGACCAAGAGAAAGATGCGCTACCTCCATTCCCACTATTATAAGCAACTAAACTAGTGTTTCTAGAAACACTTCCCATAACGGGAGCTGAGTTTGATATTGTTAAGGTTCCGCTATAAGCCCAATCTGAATAATATTGAGAACCAGCAGTACCTTTTGTTCTTACTCTATATTGTCCAGTTTGTCCAACAGGCTGTGACCAAGAATCTGTTGTTGAAGAATAAGTATTTCCTGTTGATATTGATTTCCAGCTATTCCATCCACCAGAGCCTATTTTATATTCAATATCATATCCATTGATAGAGTTTTCTGTTCCTCCTTTAGCGCCGCTCCAAGAAACTGTAATCTGTTGACCCTTTTTTGGACTAGTATTACTAATTGAAATAGAATCAGGAGGAGAACATTTAGTCCATGCAGTTTCAAGTTGCGCCGTTCCGGAAGCAGAGCAACTTTTTAAAGTAACTCCAGAATAGTTCATACTTCTCATATAAGTAATACTCAAACTAATATTAGTTGTAGATATATTAGCACTAAAAGGAATATAAAAAGTTTGAGTATCTATCCAGCGCCCCTCGTGCATTCTACCATTGCTATCACTGATGCCTTTGGTGGCGGGTTTTTTAGACCCGCCACTACCAACGGAAATAGTAACATATTGTGATTCTATTACTCCTAAGTAAGCATCATAAGATTTATAATTAACATATACATTAACTACCCATCTACTATTAGAAAAATCTCTATCTGTTGACCAGTAAACAACTGGCAAAAATTTAGATTGAGATGGGGAAGTTGAACCTATAAAACTGCCACTTTTTGCCATTTATTTCATCTCCTTATACCACAAAAATATCTAGTCCTTTATCGACTATTGTCCCGTCTGCCTTTGTCTCCTTTGCTCTCCGAAGAATTGCCTTACCCATAACAATTTCATCAAAATAAACAGTTTCAGATACTTCAAGATTTTTTACACTAACAACTTCTTTATAAACCTTTAAAGGATTACTGCCATCAACTTCTACATTAAAATGATTACCAGAAGCCTTATTGGTAGTTGATTCTTCTTCCTTATATGAGAGTTTTAAGTTTGAAGCTCCTATATTATCAAGATTTAATACTCTTCTCTTCTTGTCTATTCCTATCTCTGTATTCTGAGTTTTCTTAAATACGATTTCGTTTTGAGTAAATACAATTCCTCTATCCGTTGTCGGTTCATTATCATTTATTTCTGGTATATCACTAACTACTAATTTATGAAGAACTAGTCCTTCTAAATCATCATCAGAGTAAATATATGGGTTAAATTGATTTGGAGGAAGCTTAGTATTATCTTTATCAAAGTATATTTTATCTTTATAGATTTCTAAGTCTCCACCAGAATAAATTTGGACACCAGATTCATTTATTGCAGCGTGAATCTTTTCAATAAGAACGATTTGTCCATCTTCACCCTCTGTTTCTTCATTGGAGGAAACAAATATACCAGTATTTTTATTGTTTATTCTTAATCCTTGCGTGCCTATTGTACCAGAAATTTCAGCATCTGTACTTCTAATAGTTCCAGAGAAATAGCCAGCTTTTGCAAATAAAAATCCATTTTCTTTAATATAAAAATTAGGAGGGTTATATTGACCACTTTCGAGACCTTGTATTTCTAACTTAATTCTTTCTTCTTCTGATAAAATAATTTCCTCTCCACTAGGGGTCAAGGTCGTTTTTGGTATCACCGGCCCATGAGAAGGGCCTACTCCGCCAGCCCATAGTAAGACTTCGTTACTCATAACTGTAGTTAAACCTGCTTTTCCAGTGGATATAGTTCCTTTAATAAAAGCATTTTCAGTATATAAGCCAAAACCTTTTAATAAAGGAGTGCCAAAAGTGTCTGAAAAAGACTCATCAGAAATATTATTTAAATCTCCTAAAACAACTTTATCTTTTTTAATTATCTCTGAATTTTTATCTTCAGGATTTTTTCTTTCATATTGATAAATATTTATTGTCAACGCATTTCCAAAACCATCATTGCTTTTAGTTGCATTTAAAGCAATACCGCCATCATTCTTAGATGGGTCATCATCATTTACTCCTCCAAGATTTATTAAAATTAAATCTGAATAATTTTGTTTATACTTCAGATAAATTTGGTCAAAAGTTGTTTCTGCGATAGTTCCAGAAGAATCTACAAAATAAGTATATTTATTTTCTTCAATATTAGAACTTACTAAATAATATCCAACAAATCCTCCATTTTCTCCATTCTTTAGGAAAATTCTTCTACCTGCAACTAATTCGCCAGAAGATTTTACTAACTCAAAAGAACCTCTATTATCTATTAAATCAAGTGTTTCAGCAAATTTTTCTCTTAAAGATTCATCAATATCGCTTTTATAAATTCTTACTAATGTTTTTGTGACAATATTAGTAAATTCTTTCGTTTCTTCTTCGGATATTGTTTGAGGAGTGTCTACATTTTGAGAAGAAACATCTGGATAATTTGTGCTAATCCAATAAGCGGTTCCGATAATAGAGTAAGACTCTCTAGAATTAGAGCGACTCACCTGAATCATAACCCTATCTCCATCTTTTAATTCTATTGCATTTTCGACAGTTACGAAATTATACGTTTCTTGTTGACCATGTGCAATATCTATTCCTTCAAATATTCTAGCTATCTTTGAAGCAGGTCTAATAAGTAAATTACCACTAGAAACTTGAATTTCCTTATACTTCATAACTGAAGAGCTTATTGTTCCTCTAACATTAACATTCTGGAATTCAGCAGAGCCATCTTTATCAATTCTCCATCCTGATGTTACTTGTCCATCCTTTGAAGAAGTAAATATTCCTTTTTCAGAAGAAATAGTTATAGCAGAAGAACTATCCTCAGAATATATTTTTAAATCTCCGCTTATACGACTTTCTTTTCCTCGGATATCTAAGCTAGAAGCAGATAATTGACCTTTAGAAGTGATTATTAACTTTGCTTTATTCATAGCGTCAGGGAAGAGAGTTCCATCCTCTGTTACTACTTGGAAATATATTTGATTAAAATCAATCTTAGTATTTACGCCATCTTTATCATAATAATAAGTTTTTTGGTCGCCATTTGAATCAATTTTGCTAATTATTTTTCTTTTCCAAACTTCTACATTATCTTCATTAACTTCTTTTATCCAAATAACAGTACCAACAGAAATATTATCTTCAGGAGTTACCAGTCTATAGCTATATACTAAACTATTTAATGCTTCTTTTAATTCTTTAGTCTCATATTCTCCAGCCATAATAACAACATCTTTACGATAATCGTTACTATTTGGATTACTTAATACAAAATTATCTCCAAGAAGAATATAATCTTTGACAAATGCATCTCTACCTATTTTAATAGAATCAGCTTCAACTTCTGCTTCTGCGTTTACTGAAAATCTTCTTTCTTCTCCTGTCTCTTTATCTGTATAAAAAACTGAGATGGAAGAATTTTCTCCATTTATCTGAATATTATCTCCAACTTCTAATAATCCAGTAACTTTACCAGAAGAAACATTTATTTGACCGGTGATAATTGCATTAGAAGCATATAACTGTCCATTATGAGTTACATAGAAATTTGGGCTTGTTCTCTCTGAAATTGCAGTTCCATTCTCGTCAAAGTTTAATCTACGAACCCAAATTGCATAGTTTTTATCTCTATCTATTTCATTATTATCAATAGGGAAATCTTTGAAATTTTCAACAATTTTAAACATTTCATTACGGGAAACTTCTTTATTTTCTCCTTCTTCTCGATAGTAATACTTAACTTCAGGAGTGCCATCTTGCTCAATCATTGAAATTGTGTATTTACTATAATAATCTTTATCTGCTTCCTTTAAATAAAATTCATATCCAATAAAGATTTTATCAGCATCCTCTAAAGGACTATAAGTAAAGTAAGAATAATAAGTAGAAGCAGAAAAACCAGAATCAAAAATTTTATTTACAGATGTTGAACCTAACCCCATCTGATTTTCAAAATGACCTGAAGTTGCAGCAATTTGTCCGTGAAATTGACTATCTCCAATTATTGTAATTGCATTAGCAGTAACTGCACCAACATCATCAATAGTAAAAGTATCAAACCAGTCTGTTTTTCCTTGAGAGGCGAAATCTCCAATAGATTTACTCCACAGAATAAATTTATTTTCTCCCTCAAAAGGAGTTCCGTCTGCGTTAGTATTTCTGCCACTAGCTTGAATACCGATTTTAGAGTCAATTTCTGTCGCTGCGGCTCCACCAATAAATAAGTTTTCTTTTAGCCATAGGCTACCGTCTTTAGAGGTTCTTAAAACTGTCTGTCCAGTCGAATTTCTAATAATAAGGCCGTAAAGAGTTTCATTACCTTGCTTTAGCTCAACATTCCAATCTTTTCTTTGAGTAATACCACCATTACCGTTATCTTGGAAACCGAGTTCTACTCTACAGTAATTTTCATCACTATATTGACCACCAAAATTATCAAAAATTCTAATAGCGGGTAAATCAGTACCAATTTCGACAGAGCCAGTAGAACTTTTAATATTTAGACCTCTCCAAGTTAAACTAATAACAGTATATTTTTGGATATAATTTAATCTATCAAACCAAGTAATATATCCGTTATTCCATTCGTCTGGCATAAGTTCTTGACTAGCAAACCAAGGAATACCGTCACTATCATATCCAAATTTTGCAGCGTCGCCGCCGTCTGGAACAATATACATTCCATGTTGGTCAAATCGTACAAAACCACCATTACTAGTAATACTAGCAGGGTCGTCTGGGTCTTCTTTTGCAGAATCTATATATATTTGATATGCAGTAAGACCTAATTTATCCCATACAAATGAGGGAAAAGCTCCATTCATAATACGAAGTCTATTAGTATCTAATTGCCCCGTAGTAATAAAATTAGCGTTCATTCCACTTGCGGTCAAACCAGAAGTCCAGTTTAATCCGCCGTCGCTACTAATATATATACCGTCAGCTACTACTCTTAATTTTTTATTTGGATTGAATATGTCGGTAACTTCAATTCCTCTATCATTAACAATAACACTTTGGTCTACTGCCTGAGCGAGAGTAATAGAATTATTGATAAGAGTATTTTGAAGAATAGGGACTAATATCTCTCCATTAGCAGTAAAATTTTCTGCACGAGAGTAGATTTGGTCTTTCATCTGCAAAGTCTGAACACTTGCAGAAATTCTTGAGAACAAATCTTCAAATTGAGTTCTAAAGTTCTGAACGGTAATTGTGCTTGAATTTTGACTATCAATTACATCAGTAATTTCTGAAATAACTACTTCTTGCTTATATGGAGAGCCATTCTTATCAAGACCAAAGAAGTCAATATCAGTAACAAAGGTTTTATCTCCAATATCAAAAGTATAATTCTCCCAACCTTCTAATGCTTGAAGGGCCAAAACATCAATAGTATATGATGCTGTTGGCATTGCAGAAGTAGCTAAAACTCTTTCGGCATCAAAATAATACTTATCAGAATCAGTATAATTATCATCTTGCCAAGTTCCTTCGGTTATATATCTCATATATTTCTCTTCAAATTCAGTTACCAATCCTTTTTTAACATTAGTAATATCCTGAACTCCTTTAAGAGCTTCTTTCATCTGAGCAATATAACCGGTTGTTAATTCATATTTCTCTGCTTCTGATTCATTCTCAAAAATAATATCGTTAATATCTGTCGCAGAATTATCTTTATAACCTAGTTGAGCATTAAGAGTTTTCAAATAAGCGTAAAGGTCGTTAATAGAAGTTCCCCATCTAATAATAGAATTTTTAGCTTCTTTTTGCTGGTCTGCCGAACCAATCATATCTCCTTTTGGAACGCTAATTTGAAAATAAGTTCCGCTATAAATATTATTGGTTGCAGGGACTCCTCTAGCGAGAGTAGTGATATTTTCTTTGGCAGATTGAATTCTTAAAATAGTTCCATCTCTTTCGTCTTTTAATCTTCTAACAGTATTACTTAATCCATTATATTTTGTACTAGCATCTTTATATTTTTTATTCTCAGCTTGCATTTTAGTTATAAAACCAAGGTTATCATTACTAGTGCCGTACATATCGTTTAGAAGTTGTTGTTCAGAGATTTCTCCAATTTTAACATAATAGTCAAAATTATATAAGAATAATTCGCCAAGTTTATTATATTCTGAATCTTGAATACTAATAATACCAGATTCAGAGCTTTTAGAGTCAGTAGTTTCTACCCAAATTTTACTAACTACCTGTTCACTATTTATAGTTCTTGAAATGGAAGTTAAATTTGTTCCATAGTGAAAACCATTCCAATTATCCTTGCCGACTACTTCAACAAATTTAATCTTTTTGATTTGTTTTCCATTAGAGTCTCTTTTTATTTTTCCATTCTCAAGGTACTCTACTTCAAAACGAATCCAGCCCTCAAAAAGTTCTGCTAATGTTTGAAGAATATTATATCTGTTAGATTTTTCTTCTTTTAAAGTTCTAACTTTCTTCGCATTATCGTACATAACTTTCTCAAGAGTTGCTCCTTCTGGTAAAGTAACATATTCAACAGTTTTACTATCTAAGTTATAGAATAGTTGAACAGTAACTTCTGAATAAGCATCTATCGTAGAGTCAGGCATTATAATATTATTTGAAAGAGAAGAAACTTGGTCAACGCTCAATTTTCCACTTAATTTCTGAATAAAACTTTTCTCTGAGCTACGACCTGTCTTTGGCTTTACTTGAAATAACTCTACATTAGTAATTTCAGTAGACTGGTCTGCTGTGGCTAAGTTAAAAGCAAGATAAGCAGTTGAAGTTGTTTTATTCGGAGTCAAAGCAAAATATCCGTTATTAGTAACAGTATATTTATCGGTAATAAAAGAAGATTCATAAGAAAAATTAGTGCTATTAGCTAAAGCAACTACCGGAGCAGTTCCAGTAAAAGTTATTTTAAGAAGATATTTCTCTCCTTCCTCTATTTGGGTTCTAGCACTCTTCATAGTATCATTATATGCCCATGCATTTGCTTGAACCGCAGTAAGTTTTAGAGTGTACTTAGCAGAAGTAATTGCGCCAGTATCATCTTTATTCCAAGTGGCTACTGGTCTGACTGACATAGTTTCAACTTTAGAATCGCCAGTTCCAGTTGTTCCAGATTTCCAACCAGTGCTATCAGTATACTCCTTACTATTATAAATTAAATTTCTAGCAATATCGCTAGTAACAGTTTTATTAGTATTATATCCCCAAATTTTTTCAGTAGTACCTGGCCAAGTTTCGTGAGTAACTCCATCTTTAATATATTTATATTGATAAACAGCTTTACCTACAACTTCATTATATTCTGATTTTTGAGTGGAAATAGTTTCTTCTTTTTCAATAGGGAAACCATCACTATCAAATTCAATATTTCCATCTTCATCTTCTTGGTAAGTTTTTCTTTTCTCAATAAAATCATTTTCACTAGTAGGAATATACTCCCAATCAGTTCCAGCTAGAACTTTTGGCGCCAAATCATCAAGAGTACCGATACCGCCATGCTCTTCATCAAAAGTGAGGCTATATCCAGTTCTACTTAACTCGTTAATAAGCATATCTTCACAAGTAAAATCATAGATAATTTTTTTATCTTCTCTTCTTTCTACTCTGTCATTAACGATAAAAGTAAACCATTTATCTTTATATTTTAATTTAATTTTATTTTTGTTCCAAATCATATCGGGAAGATGGTTTTTAACCATCTTTCCCTCTTTTCTGTCAAAATACTTTTTAGGAATTGAAAAGGTAAGAGTATTCATTCCATTTATATTTTGAGTTAAGTTAATATTATATGCCCTTCCCTCAAAAGTCGATTTATCAGAAGCCAATTCTTCGACTTCCATCTCCTCAAATACTTGTTTACCAACTCTAATTTTATCAATAGTAGTTTCTCCATTAACGACCTGAGAACCTCTCTTATATTGATATAAATAGGTTTGAGGACTTGTTCCCGCGCCAAGTCCTTTATAAACAGTAGTATAAGGAATACCAGATGGATAGACATCGGTTATAACATAGATGATTTGGTTTATTTTAAGTTTAGAAGGGTCTGGTACTTCGGTATTATATACCGCAGTAATATCCTTCCATAAACTTAATTTGTAAGGAATAACTCTAGCCATTTCATCAACTCCTTAATAGTATAAATAATCATAACTAATTTTTATACTATCCGTACTTATCTCATTGCTTATTTCTTCAAATTCTTCTGGTTTTATTGAAGATGAAGCACTTATTACCAAATTATAACCTCCTGTTGAGGTTTTATTTTTTGGAATTTTAAAGAACTGTCCTTTCTTCAAAGCGAAATAAATTGATTCCTCTGTTATATTTTCACCTGTTCCATATTTATACATAATACGATTTTTCTTAGTATCTATTGTAATAACTCCGCCAGTCATCGCAGCGACTCTTTTTTCTGCATCGCTAACTGCTCCATAGTCTTCAACGTCAGTATCACTAGAACGAAGATTTAACATAAATTGCTCTCCATTTGATAAAGTAAAGAAAATATCATTCATAGGAGTAGGTTTATTAAAACTAAGAATAAAATCAGTTTCTTTATCTCCTGGATTGAAGAGTTGAATGCCTTTAGTATTATCTGGCAAAGTAATATAGTGGTCATAGCCTGTATTAACACCAGAAGTATCTAAATTTTCAATCATTCCTGTACTAACAGCCCATTCATCTTTGTTTCCAAAATTATTATAGTATTTAAGCTCTTTTTTTTCTCCGCTAACTACTCCTAAAGGATAGTAGCAAACAAAGTTAATAGAGCCTTCTCCTTTATATACTCTTTCCTTTTTACTAGTGCTACTATTATACTTATCAAAACAAATAAAAGATAAACTAGGAGAAGTACTAATTTTAGCTGTATAAGTTTTATAAGGTCTTTCGTCAAAAATTAACTCTCCAACTGTATCTGGAGCAAGCCAATTTCTAAGTTCTCTAGCTTGAAGTTCACTTAAATTATCATATGCAATACTTAAAGGGAACTCCTTTATATCCATATCGCTACCAAAGTAATATTGTCCTACTCCTCCAGGCACTTGCTCTGTATAGTCGATAGGGTTAGGTACCAAGTTATCTTGGTACCTAGACCCATCGCTTACAGAATAAATGTTAAATTCAGAGGAGTGGCACCCGTTAAAAGTAAATCCGATAAAATCCGTGTTGCGCGCCATCTCCATTCCTCCTTATTTTCTCTTTCCAATATTTATGACGTTACGATAATTTGACTTTTGGATAATATATTTCTCCATATCAGCCATCATATCTTTAGCAGAATAATCATCGCTTAATTCATCTACATTTATGTGGAATTCGTAGTAAGTATCTCCAGTATTTTGATTTTGTTCAGGAGTATTAGAAGAAGAACTATTGGAATCGAATACTTTTGATAAGATATCACGGAGTTTTGCGATATTGGCTGTGTCTGCGGCGGAAAGAAAAGCCTCTGGGCGAGTTTTTGTTCCGTCAACCCAAGCAGGACCGGTATAGTCTACCATACCACCAGTTTTATATTGGGTAAATAATCTTTGTAAGTCAGATTTTTTTAAGTAAGCTCCTGTCCAGTTTGTTGTACCTGGCATATCAAGGGTAGTTCCTTCTCCTCCAACAAACCAATTTCCTTTCCAGCCATCAGATTCAACTCTAGCCCAATCACCACTTATATCTGTAACTTTTAACCTAGCAAGATGATTGTCAAATTCCCATTTAGGGTAATAACTCCCTATTAAATCTCCATCAGTATTTTTATAAAAATTAACTAAAGAAGTTGAATTATTTGCTAACCATTTAGTTCCGACCTTGACAGGAGAATCTTCTTCCGAAGATAGGTCTGTGTGAGAACTGTCAAAACTTCCTTGTCCAATTCCCTGGGCTTTATTTTGCGCTCCTTCATAACTATCTCCATATTTAGTCAAATTCATAGAAGATTTATCTCCGCTGTATTTACTATATAAATCTAAGGTACTTTGATAATCTTTCTTTAATCTTTCTCCTTCGGCTTTGTTTCCAGAAGAATATGCTTTTTCTATGCTTACTAAAAGACTATCTAATTCTCTCTGAGCCTCATCTCTTATAAAATCATTTTTTGCATCATCTAAATTCTCTAACTTAGCTAATGCGACATCAAGCTGACTTGTATCTACATCCATAACAATATCCGCTTTGTTTGCGTCTTCAATAGCTTTTATATAGACATCAATACCGCCAGTTTTTATTTCTTGGAATTTATTTAGTATTGCGTTTTTATTTTCTTCCAAATTCTCTGTTAATTCATTTTGAGCAATTTTTCCATTCGCAATTTGAGAAGTCCATTGAGAAATAAATAGCTCTTGCTCTGTAGTTGTTGCTTTTCTAAAATCCTCGCTATGCTGAGTCATCCAAGCTAATATTTCAGAGTCTTTCATTTCCAATAATTCTGCAACTTTTTGATTGCTAATAGTATAAGTTTCTAGTTCATAATCAAGCTGTGATTGTAAGTACTCACTTCTTAAAGTTAATTCATCAGAAACTTTTTGAGTTTTTGCTTCTTCTTCCTCATACAATCTATCCAGAGCGGTGTTTGATTTTTCTTGTAATAATTGGTCAAGCTCTGCTTGTAAATCTTCCAACTCTTTAGTATAAATTCCAGAAGTATCTCTGCTTAATAATCCTATTCTATTTTGTAAAGTTTCAATCTGCTTATCTTGGTCTTGGTCTGATTGAAGCTGTTTTCTCTTATTGATATTCTTTTGAAGAGAAGATAAGTATTTTTGGTCTTCTTGCTTTATTTTGTTATATTTATCTTGGGTAGCTTTTACTTCTGCCTGCATCTCTTTAATAATCATATCTCTAAGAGTTTTTTCTAAATTTACTTGATACTGTTTAATTTGTTGTTCTAATTTTCTTTGTTCAATAAGATTTTGCTTATATTCTTGAGAATTTGTATTCACAGTGTCATATAAATCTTCGTAAGCAGTCTGGACCTCTTGAATAGAATCCCACTGTTTTTGTAGCTCCTTAGATTCTTGCTCAGTAGCTCCTTTCATTTTTTCAGCCAATTTTACTAATTCATCCGTATTTTGAAATATATTACCAGAGCTATCTACTGTTAAAAATTGTCCAAAATCTTGATTTATATAATTTCCTAATTCTTGCAAATCTTTCTGATAAATTTGACCTGCTTGTTTTAAAAGAGCCTGTTGCTCAACTAAATTTAAAATCTGTCCTCTAGCCGCTGCGCCCGCCTCGTCACTATTTGTTGCTAATTCAAAATCTAATTCAAAATTTTTCTGCTCATTTTGTAATTGAAGAATTTTTCTCTGTATATTGTAATATCTTTCCATTTCAGCAATCATATCTTTATATTGCTGAATTAAATCATACAGGCGCTTCTTTTCTTCGTTAGCTTCGACCATTTGGGCTTTTATAGCTCTAGCTCTTATATCTGCTTCTGCGGCAAGATAATACTGAGAGGTTTTTGAATATTCATTAGCTTGCTCTAATAATGTATTCCTTCTTTCATAATCCCCATTAGCTTCAGCCATAGCAGCTTGCTCTTTTTTCATTGTTTCAGCAAGAGAAGCCTCTTTAGCCATGTTAATCATATAATCTCTAGTGCCTTGAGTACCAGAGCTTATTATTCCACCAACGTCTCCTTGGATTTTAAATCCACCGCCTGTGGCAACGATTTGTGAATTTTGAAGAAGATTTTTCCCCATTTTCTCTAACTGAGTATTTAATTGGTCTATTTGAGATAAAGAAAGAGAGCCGTCAATATTATTTTCGATTATTGAAATTAAACTATTTATATCTTCTAATTTATTTTCTATATCTGATAGGGCTTCTTCAGCAGTCAATCCTGTCCTCGAAAATGTTGAACCTAAAGAATTTGTTATTTGAAGAATTTCATTTTCATTAAGTCCTAAATCTTTTAATTTAACACCTAATTGAGCAATAGAATTAGCACTTGTAACATTAGTGGAAGATAAAGCTTCCATTAACGCTTCAAATTCTTCTGCTGTTTCTGTTATGACTTCTCTGCCATTTTCTCCTTTTGGGGCATATTTATCTAACAAACTTTCAAATTGATTTTGGAAAGCAGCAATAAATGCTGGAGCCATGTCTCCTGCGTTTATAGTCATAGAAGCAAAACGAGCAGCTAATTTTTCTCCACCTTGTCCATCGGCAAAACTATCAGCAAGTTTATTGACATAATCTTTATTAACATCCAAGATATTATCCCAATTTGCAGATAGTTCATCATATTGAACATCAAAAATTTGATTAAAAGCTTCTTTTACAGCCTCTGAGGCTCCTTGTAGTTCAGAATCTAAAAATTCTTGTATTTTTATTTTTGATTCTTCTTTATTTTCTCCTAATAAACCAGATAGAGACAATGCAGTTGTAAAAGCATCTCTTTCTTTTTCATTAAAAGAATCTAAATTATTTATGAAAGTTCTTGCTAAATTACTTCTTTTATTTAACAATTCTTCATAATTATCTGAGCCAGTTTGAAGGTAATCATTTATTTCTTTTTCAGACAAAATATTTTCAACTTTTAATAGCTCATTTAAATATCCTTTATTTTGGACAGAAAAAGAATCAGAATCTATTCCTGCATAAGAAGCATCTAAAACATAGGAAATATCAGAATCTAATTTCTTTAATTCCTCAATAAGTTTTTCTTTATTTTCATCTATTGTTTTTATGTAATCATCAATAGATTTTTTAAATGCTGCTAAATCTCCTTCGTTTAAGGACTCAGAAGCGAATTCTGCAAGAAGCTCTTTATTTTTATCTAGCTGTTCTTTTGTTAATTTATTTAAATTTAGAGTATAAGTAAATCTTTGCTTAGTTTGTCTTGTTAAGTCTGTAAATTGAGTTGAAGTTTTTGTTATTGCGTCTCCAAAGGCATCTTGATATTTCTCTAAATTCGGAGAAGTATCTTGCCTCCATTCTACATTCCCAACACTTCCATTGGAGACAGCATATCTATCACTAGTGCTAGTTGATACTCTATACTTTTGCATTTCTTTTAATGCTTTATCAGCAGCATCTTTATTTGCTCTAGTGATTTCAGATTTTTCTACATTAAAATTAGCATAATTTACTCTAGCATTATCCGCAGCAATAAGTTCTTTTTTTAATCTAATTTCTTCTTTTAAATCATCAATATTTATTTTTCTTTGTCCATTTTCTGAGTCAATAGCATAAGATAATCCTTCATATTGTTCTATTAACAAATCATTAAGTTCAGATAATCTTTCTTTCTCTTCTGCGGTAAGATTAACTTTTTTAGATAAAGATAGATATTCTTCACCTAAAGAGACTAAATTAGTATTTTCTTCTATTGATTTAGATGTTTCTTCAGCAACTTTAGCTGCTTCTTCTTTAAATCTCTTTATGTTAGCTTCAGAACCAATACCATACTTTTGATTATCAAGTTCTTCTCCAATTCCTTCTCCTAAGAAAGCCCCAAGAGTTCCTCCCAACGCTTGGAAAATTGGCCCTAAAACCATACCAGCGCCAGGAATTAAATATCCTAAAGAGCCAACAAGACTACCAACCATATTGCCAGCAGTTGCCCCGCCTAAGGCTGCTGTCCCTTTTGTCGCAGCATTACCCATAATTGCCATAGTTCCAATATTGGCGAAACTAGCTATAGTTTGTCCAATTAAAGGATTAAGATTTCCTATTTTTTTGGTAAAAGTAGCTAATGCTCCATTTGCTTTTTGATAGGCTTTTGCACTTTCTGCAATATCTCCTGGTTTTGCAAATAGTTGTTGCTGAGGATTTAAAACTCCTGCTTGATTTAATTTAATTCTACTATCTTGAGATATTTTACTAGTTTTTTCATATTCAGCTATAATACTTTTTATTTCTTTTTTATTTAAATTTCCCCAATTCATAGAATTTGAAGACTGTTGATTAGTTGTATTGGCCGTATTGTCATTTAAAGGAGTATTATTTACTCCAGCATTTACGCCATTTTTAATTTTATCTGCAAGAATTTTATCCATAATACTATTTCTAATTCTATTTTCTAAATCTACAACTGCTTGTTGATTTGCATCTTTCATTTTTGTAGAGTAGTTTCCGCTAACAGTTGTCCAAGCTGCGGTAAAAGCAGTTGAAGCAACTTTAGCAGTATTTATAAAATTAGAAATGATTTTCTTTATTGTCATAATAAAGAAAGTTCCAAATACCGCTATTGCAGCAGGACCAGCCTCTGCAATATCATTTATCATCTGTAAAATGGTATTAACACCATCTAAGATATTTTTAACTAATTCACTACCAACGACAGTCCCAATAAACTCTTCAAAGCTAGACTTAATATTATTCATTTTAGCTTCTAAGCTATCAAGAGTCTTAGCAAACTGTGCCGCTGATGCTCCGTTACTATTTTGAGCAATATCGACTAATTCGAGAGTTCTCTCATAGTTATCCATCATAGCAATAAAACGAGATTGCTGTCTTGAACCTGCGGCGATAGTGGCAACATAACGCTGAGTATTTCTATCAAGAGTATCCCATTTAGAAGCCAACTCTAAGAATACGTCATCCAAATCTCTAAACTGGCCAGTTAAGCTATCTCTTAATTGTACTCCAACAGATTTTAATGCAGTATCAACTTTGTTGACATCTACTAACTCACCATCAATTTCGACACTATCTCCAACAGCACTCTTCAATTCTTGGAATCTTGCAATGATGGTTTTCATAGCAGTACCAATATTTTCAGGAGCTTCACGAGTAGTTTCAATCATCTGTGATAAGAAAGCAGAAGTAGTTTCAAGTTCCATACCAGCAGACGCAGCGATTGAGGCCGTTTTGGTTAAAGCATAAGAAAGTTCATCTGTATCAACAGCAGATTCAGCAGCTAGAGCAGAGAAAACATCATTAACTCTACTTGCTTCGCTCATTTCAAGTTTAAATCCACGAAGAGCCGCAGTCATACGGTCAGTAGCTTCTGCGAAATCCATTCCTGCGATACGAGCCATTTTCATAGTTTCTTCTGTTAATACCATAACATCAGCAGTTTCAAGACCCTGTTGATAGTAAAGAGCAGAAGTTTTAATAGCGTCAACAGTAGTTGTTCCTAATTTTTGAGCCATCTCATTATACGTATCAAATGATTCCCATAATTGAGAAGTTGTCATATCAGTAACAACAGCAATTTCAGTAAAAGCGGCATCAAGTTCTTTAATAGCATTAACAGATTCTCTAATAAATCTATTCATATAAATAAAAGCATTAGTTAATCCAAAAACCGCAGTAGCTCTATTTTTTAAGTTATCAAAGAACTGGTCTTGCTTACTTAAATTTACTAGATTCTCGCCCATTGTTCCGGTTTCTTCGGAAGCTTTTTCTAAACTTAAACCAAGATTATCTATATCTTTTTTACTTTTTCCTAAATCGACATTGGCAGCTTCACTTTGCAAGTCTTTAAACTTTTGCAATTCAGCATTAGCTGCTTCTAATTGTTTCTCTAATTGAGCAACTTTACCACTTAAATCAGCAAATTCCTTAGCTGCGGCCGCAGCATCATCATCCAGTCCAGAGCTATCTCCTTTTAAACCATTAAAAAACTTAGTAATATTTTCGATAGAAGATTCAACTTTACTTAAAGAAGTTCTTTCAGCTTTTAAATCTTCGTTAATTTCTTCTTGGGCTTTTTCTCTTTTTCTAACTATATCAAGTGCTTCATTATTTTTTACAGTTAAATCTTTCTGAATATCAATTTGTTTCTGTAAAGAGGCAGTATCAGCTCCCTCTCCACGCATTGAGGTTATTTTTTCTTTTTGAGCAACAAGTTGCGCGGCGATTGCTTCTTGATTTTGTCTAGCTAGAATTACCTCTTGTTCAGCCTGTTTAAGGGACTCTTCTCTAGCACTAATAGTAGCTTGAATGTCAGCTCTCTCTTGCTGTAAACTAGCTTGTTTTTCTTCTTGTAATTTTGCTAATTTTTCAGAAGAAGAAATAGCTTCTGCCAATCCTGAAATTTCGGTTTGGTCAAAAGAAACTCCTGTCTTATTAGCAAAAGAAGAAATTTTATTTTCAATACTAGAAATTTGATTTTCATAAGCATCAAACATAGTATTAGCAGAATTTTTCAAATTCTCAAATTGCTTTTGAAGATTTGGACTTAATTGAAGATTACTGAAACTAGTATCAATCCTCCCAATTTCTCCTTTCAGAATCTCCATTTGTTGCCCAAGTTTCTGCAAATGATTATTAAAATTGTTAATTTGAGAAGTATTGGTAAATCCTTGTTTTATCTCTGCATCTATTTCTTGCGCTCTTTTCTTTAAATCTGCGAAAGTTCTCTCAAATCTTCGAGCACTTGAATCATCTAATTGTATTCTATTTAGTCTATTTTGAAGGGCATCTACTGCACTAAGAATTTCTTGAATATTAAATGTTCCTTGAAATTCAACTTTTCTTTGTGTCGCCATTCATTTCCCTCCTTACCATAACTTTAAGTTATTTTCTATTTTATTTAAGTTTTCAGTAATAAACTTATACTTTATTCTAATATTCATGCCATTGGCTAAATCGTTACCAAGGCTAGCACCATAATCTAATAAATCTCCGCTATAATCAAGAGCATCTGGATTTAACTGTCCTGCGGCCGCCATGCTAGCCAATATTTCCGATTTCTTTTCGTGAATTGCTACTGCATTTCCAATATTGGTAGCGGCATTTAATTTAACAGAGTCTCCTGTTTTATTGGTTAATCCTAAATCATTACGATAGAAATATCCTGCTCCAGTACTATTTCTTTGATTTTCTAATCTCATAGCCTGAATTACTCCATCTACCATAACAGAAATAGGAATGAGATATTCTCCTTTTAATAAAAAGAAAGTATTTCCATAATTACTTCCATAGCTTCTCCCTTTTTTACTAACAACTTTATTTACTTCTGTATGAAGTAATTGCTCAGAATAAGCAGCTAAGATATTATTTATATATTCAAGTATTTGTGGAATTTCATCAAATTTTAATGGGTCACTCCTTTGATGACCATCCAAACCATTATTTCTTAACCAGGCGACGTTAGTAATAAGATACTTAAATTCTTCTGCGTCAGAACCTTTAAGTCTTGATATAAAATTATTTAAAACCATATCTCTTTGGAGAGTAATATCATAAAATGGCTTTACTGTTGAGTTTTCAATAGCTTCAGTCGTATTCTTTACTTGAATACCATATTTCCCAATAAGGAAGTCAACTGGAGATTGTTTTTTTGTTTCTGAGTCATATAAATCTCCAACATAAAAAGATTTAGGAGCATCATCCGCCATAGTATCTAAAAGTATATCTATAAAAATCTGCGCTTGTATTTCTCCAATTATACCAACTCTATTATTTTTTTCTATAACCTTAAAATTCATTCTATCTTTTACTCTATTAAAACTTTTCTTTATTAAAGCCGCAAATTCTTCATCTGGTCTTAAGTATAATAACATATTATTTAAAAATTTCTTTGAAGATTGCTCTGAAATTTTATCAACTTCATCTGGAAATTCTTTTTTAAAAATCTCTCCAAAACGAACTTCTATTTCAGGATTTAATTTTCCGTCAGACCTAAACGCTACTCTTAAAGATTTTTTGCCAGTCTTTTTCCCCATAGATAATGGATAAATAACATTTAAAGCTTTTAGAGCTTCGTTCATTGCTTTTTCATAGTCTTTCTGATTTAAAATTCTGCTAATATCTATATTCCTATCTTTACAGATTCCCTCAAACTTAGCAACAACTTTCTCAATAGTATCAGTTAAATTGCTATCTGTCATTTTCAAGAAACCTTCTGTATTCATTTTCTGCAAAACCTTATATCGACGAAGACTTTTCTGAAAAAGTTTATTAAATTGATAAGCATTTTTTACACTATCTCCAGTATTGATTCCAAAAATAGAATAAAAATCATCTTCTTTTGCTCTTAATTTATTTCTAATATCAATAAATCTTCTTTCTGTTTTTTCATAATATTCTTCGCCCATATAAAATCTTGAACCTACCGTCGCAAGAGAAACGGCATTTCTAAAATTAAAAGATGAGCTATGAAGATATCCTCTTGATACGACATTTTCTCTTCCCGTATCACTAATTTCCATCATGAAAGCCATTATATCCTCCAATAAAATAGTCAGCATAAGCAATCGCCTATGCTGACTTAATCATAAATCACTATCTATCTCATTATCTAACATGATAATCTTACAGACATATTGATTTCCTCTATCTCCAACTGGTAGCCCAACAATTTGAAACCTATAAACATAGGGTGATGCCTCGCTACCCAGTCTCATTGATAAGTCAGACATAAGTTTTATTCTTGGAATTTCAATAATTCCAGTTTTAATCAGTCCGTCAGAATCATCCTTTAATCTCATTTTGCCATCTAATTTTAAATATCCATCAACTAACCGCTTACCAACTGTCAAGACTTCCGCCTTTTCTTCATAAGCGAAAGTATAGTCAATGAAAAAAGTTTTATATGGCATCTCTAAATCAATAATATTATTTTCTATTTTATAAGACGATATTCTTTGTCCAGTTTCCGCATCGTAAACAAAAATTGTATCATCTTGATATGGAGTATATTTTAATTCCGCTTTCCCTAAATCATCAGTCTCAAGTTCTTCTGTAAAAGGTATTGCGATAATTTCTCCAACTTTTTTTTCTGCTAATTGAGAATTTGATAATATCGCTAAACCAATTTTAGAAATTACTCCTTCACTAAGAACAAAATTAACTTCATTCGTTTTTTCCCAGTTAATAAGCTGAGCATTTCCGTATCCTCCAGAAGCATAAGTTCTAGTCTTATATTCTGCTAGAGGAGCTAATTGAATTTTATTAAATTTAATAATAGATTCATTAGCATCATATTGCCGTCCATTTATCACCATTGGAAAAGTACATTTTAAAGAGACATCGTACAATTCCTTTATTCCAAAATAATCATCCATCATATCCCTCCTTTCTTTCCTATTTTTAAGTGAGAATGATTAGAGAAAAGTTTATTTTTTAGAGTATAAAAGGGCTAAGATTTCTCTTAGCCCTTTTCATTCAATTAAGAAAGCCCGCTTTCGTTCACTTTATACTGAATTAACTCCATCATTGCTCCAGACTCAGGACGAAGAACTCTCATGGTCATATTGAATACAGAGGGGTCTCCTTCAGCCTCAAGAGTAATTGTATTTTCAGAACTCATTTTTGCTTGAGGAATAATGAACTGGAAGTATTCGTCTTTACCAGTTTTCTTATTTCTTGCAAAAGTTTCTCCAACAAGTTTATAAGTTCCAGGGAAGTTTTCAGCAGTAATTTCAATTTTAGTACCAGTTACTCCAGTGCTAATAGTTTGTTCTTCATAAACAATAGCTCCAGCAGTTAAATCACCAGTAGTAGCAGTAGCCATACCTACACCGCTCGCGGCGCCTTTATAATATTTTTTACCACTAGGAATAGAAGTAATAGCAGCAGTTAAAGCTACTTTCTTCATTCTAGTTACAGAAGAAACTGCACCCGCACCATCTTTATCACCAAACATAATAGCCATTGAAGCAGGTGAGAAAAGAGCATCTTCTAGGGTAACAGTAATTTCTTTACCATAGTCCCAAATGATTAAAGGTGGGTTACCTTTACCACCACGAGCTTCTGTCTGCTCGGCAGTCTGTTCAATAGTAGAAACTTTTAAAGTATCTAAGAACAGAACAGGGGCGCCAGTTTCAAGGTCGTAGATAGTAACATCAGCAACTTCTTTAATACCATATTGTTCTAGTAAGTTTGCCATTTATAATGACCTCCTATTATTCTCTTAAATTTCTTATCCAATTTTTTGGTTTTACCTTTTTTGCATCCGCACCAGCTAAAATGGCGCGCATATCAAAATCGTATTTTTCTTTTTCCTGAATTCTATCAAGAAGTTCATGGAAAGCATAAATTGACAAATCTCCAACATTTTGCAAGTTGATTCCGATGTTATAGACACAAAGTGAAGAAATTAAATCATGGAAAGAAACTGCCTTATCAGATTCTTTTTCAGCTTGCCGCTTTTTAGCTTGTTTAACTTGCTCTCGCCGCAATCTAAATTTTCTTTGCATTGGACTTTCATCTTCTGGAATTTCCTCTGCAATAGGAATTCTGTTTTGAATCCTTAGAATATTCTGAAATTCAAAAAATTTCTTTTTATCCATAATTCTTTTTTCTATCCCATTTCCAATAACTATTATTCTAAGGTCGGATAAAATCCGCACTTGCTCTCGAATAAAAGTGTTAAATGCTTCTTGCATATCTAATAAAAAGTAGTCATCATTTTCACAACTGTCCATTAGATTATCGAAGACATCAATATCTTCGGAAACTTTTATGCCTTTCTTCTTATAATGCTCATATAAATCATAAGAAGTAAGAGTTAAGAGATTTAGTTGTTGTCTGTATTTTTCCTCTCCCATTCCAATGATTTGTTTTATAGTTAAAGGATAGACTAAGCAAATATCCTCTATTGGAATTGCCGCACCGAAAAGAGCTTTTAAATATAAATCAGTCGAAAGCATCTATTCTAAATAACATTTGATGGAGAGAAAGAGCATCTGTATAAACTACTCCTTCCCATCCAAGATATTTTAATTTGCCTAGACCTTCTATACTTTTACCCTTTAAACTCTTTTCGATTTCAGAAATTATTAAAAATGGCCTTAAATTAACATCATTTAATTGCCATTCTCTTAAAGGAGTATAAACCATGACATTTAAATCCACTTCATCAAATTCTGAGTTGGCTTGATTCACAGGAGCCTTTTTATACATAACAACTACGGTGCTTTTTGTTGTATTTTTATCTATATTAACCAAAGGAACAATCTTAATATTCTTATGGAGAACTTCTTTTATGGGGTCTTTAAAATCTGGATTATCAAGAGGGTTATCATTTGTATAAACAAGATATTTACACAATTTTTGATTTTTTACTAGCCTTAAAGCTACTTTTGATAAGTTTACTCCAAGCTCTTCTGAGTTTCTAATTCCCATTTTATCCCTCCATCCAGATACTCTCTACATTTACTTTCTTTTCAAAAAGTATTTGAGAATCTTTTTCTGCAATAATTTTATCTTTCCCTATATTATTGCCTCTTATAGTTAAAATATTTTCTTCTATTGATTCAATAATAAAATTATTAGATTCGGATTTGAAGGTAACTCCCTCAATATCTCCAACAATAGTAAATTCAAAGAGACCTTCAACTTTTACTCTTTCTGGCCCAATAATAACAAAACTTTCTTCTTTTATCTCAGATACCTTTATATTAAAGGTTTTCTTTATTTCTGGAGAATTGATTAAAGAAACTTCACAAGTAGTCTCTCCATTTTCAATTCCAGTAAATTCTCCTTTTGAATAAGTGGCAATATTTTTATTTTTTATATTAACTTTATAAGGTTCTTCTCTTATAATGTCATTATAATAAAGAATAAAATTGATACTAGAACTATCTCCTAAAGTTAAAGATATACTATCACCAACACTAGATTGAATATTCCAATCAGCAAGTTTATTACTGTTTGCAATATCAATATCATCTTGCTCGTCGATATAATCTTCTTCTAATGTAATATAAGAAACTCCAGGAACACTAATTTTATCAATACCACTAACTTTCCAAACTTCATCTCCAATCAAAATTCTAATTCCTTTTTTCATTTTAGAATTAGTTTTCATTATAAGATTAAGAATCTTGTTTGGAAGATAAGTAACTGAAATATTGTCTTGAATAGAAAATTTGCTAGTTATAGATTTATCTCTTAAATTTGCGCCTGAACCAGAGAAATGCACATATTCAGAATAAACAATTCCATCATCAATCCATTGGATATCTCTATCTAATTCAACTAACTGATAACGGTTATATCCTATTGAAACAAATTCGTCAAGATGGAAAATAAGCCATTTCTTTCTTTTTAAATCTACAACTTCTTCTGTTGTTAAAATAGTGCCATCAGACCAGTGAAGATTTTTATAAGTAAGAAGATAATCAACAACTTCTTTTTCACTATTAGTTTTATTTTGCAAAACTCCTTCATATGTTTCTGCGTCTTTAAAAACAGTAACCTTATTAGGAGATTTATTCAAAACAACTCGAAAATCGTGAATTTTTTTATTTTGTATTCTTTCTTGAATATTAGTTCCGTACTTATTGACTCTTTTTAAGTAGACCTTATCAAAATAAGCCATTAAGCATCACCTGGCCCGTCCAAAGAATCAACAAGATTCATACACTCAAAAATTGTGCGTCTAAAATAAACATAGTCAAGATATTTTAAACTAGAAATTTTATAGAATAATGTATAATAGTTAATTCCTTTTGAACTGTCTGGGAAACCAAGTAATTCAATAAGAATAGTATCTAAAAACTTTTCCCATTCGCCCTTTTTCTCTCTTTCGCATAGTAGACCAAAAAGCCTATTCTTCATTTTATTCAAATAACCAGAATAAACTTCTTTTTTTACTAGGTGGTCATTATAATCAGACGATTTCATTTGCTCTATCATTTTAATCACCACCGCCTGCGAATTTCGTATAATCATATGGTTTTCTCAGTCCGTCTTCTCTATCAAGAATAGAACGAGAATACATCTTTTGAAGTTTTCTATTTTTCGATTGAACATTCTCTTGAAGTTTTATAAATTTATCAAGCAAGTTTGCTTGAGAGAAATCTCTCTCATCATACATTACCTTTACATTTTCCCAAGAGTTAATTGTTCTTGATAGCCATTCTTCTTTCATTAAATTTGCGAGAATCTGAATTTCATCATCTCCCAAATCCTCGATAAATCCCATATCATCTCTCATAAGAGAAACTCTAGGGAATTTAAAGAAAGGAATAGCACTTTCTAAAATTGCACGCCAATCGCATAATATCATTTCAATATCAGTTTCACAGCACCAATCATCTTCTTTAATCTTAGCTAAAAAGGCGTCATAGACAACCTGATAAGGAGTCATTTTATCCCTCCTTATTCTTCATTCATATTTTGAACGCTCGAAATTACATCAATTCCGCAGAACTTTTTAATTACATTACATTTCTCAAAGTCGGTAAACTTTTCTTCAATAGCAACTTCCGCAATACGGTTAATTTGCTCTCTCGGAAGAGTCTCAAGTGTTTCTTGAAGTTTAGAGACAGGGTCAACTTTTAAAAGTTTAAGAATTTGTCCTCTATTCAAAATTCTGAATCTTTCTGGCTGTCCTTCTTCTTCTAAACCGAGGTCGATTCTATCTTGTTTATTATCAATATAAAGAATGCCCTCGTCAAAGAGAGTTCTTACGCCCAAAGAAGTGACTCCTTCAAAAAGAGTATCAAAATCAATAGCTTTTGTTTCTCCTTCTTTAGTAAAATCTCTTTTGAATCTCAAATCAGGGATATTTAATCCTACTGAATAGTTTACCATGCTCTTAACTGTAACTTTTCTTCCATCTGTGTTCATTATTATCTTCTCCTTTTATCTCAAAAATTTAAGGGGTGGGTGAATAATCTACCCACCCCTTTTTATTATTTATTGGGTTTATATTAGTCTAACGAAGGACCTTCGTAAGTCTGAGTAATAGCAGTATTACGATAAATACCCCAGTTATGATAGCTCATGATAGCTACGCCATATTTTTTATAGGCTTGGATTTCCATAGAGTTATCTCTATTTTCCCAATCCTTAACAATGGTGTCACCCTCAAAGGCAATCTTAACGATTTTTTCGCCGCCAGTTGGGAATACGTAAGCAATCTGAGGGTCAATAACAGTAGCAGTATTGCTCTCATCAGTGAAAGACTGAGGAAGCTGTACGATTGGGCAACCACGGAAAATACCGATATAGCCTTTAGTTCTAATATCCTCAATATCGTTTACAGAAACGTTAGGAGTGATATTAGCGGAAACAGCAAGAGGTCCCATTTCAGCAACAAACTCAGGAGGAGCAAAGATTACTGCACCATTACCATAAGCTTTAACAGTTGCACAAAGTTTTGCGAATTTATCAGCATCAAAAGAGCTGTCAGTGATTTTATTAGCAGCAGGACGGCTTACTTCGTTGATAGTAGCACGAAGAGCTTTCTGAATATCCTCGTAGATATAATCCTGGATGCTTTCGGTGATAATACCAGCTACTTCGCTGATATCCTCGTCTCCACTTAAAAATCTTTCAAAGTCGATATAAGCAGCAGTTCCGATTGCGTAAGTACTTACATCAATGACATCAGTATCAAGTCTGAATGCACGATAAACACCAGATTGAGCAGCACGAGTAACAAATCTCTTTGCACGAGCACGGCCTTTCTTCACCTTGAACTGAGGTTTTACATTATTAGGGAACTGACGGACTTCAGCGAATTGACCCATAGTTGAGAGAACTTCATTAGGTACGATTTCGTCAGCAGCCTCTTGGATGATTTCAAAGATGTCATATTTATTGCGTCTATAAGTGTTATAGTCTTTAGCAAGGGCTGATAGCTCTTCTCTTAAAGTTTCATTAACTTCCTCTTTGCTAGCTGTAAAATCAGCAGGCACAGTGCCTCTAACAGCGTGGCGAGCTAAATCCTTGATTTCTTCAATATTTCTAGCCATTTTAATTTACCTCCTTATTAGAATTACTGTACTTGGAATTCTACAGCAAACTGGCCATCAGGCATAGTGGTGGCTTTTGCTACTTTTAGAACAGGGCCAACAGTGGGTTTTGTTTTACCAATCTTAATTGCGCCAGTAGTAGAAATACCACCATAAAGAGCAGTAGTTTTTACTGCGGCAAGAGCAGTCTTAAGAGTAGCGTCGTCAGTAAAATCGGTAGTATCATAGCATAGGCAGTTAGTGGTAAATACATCACCAATAGTCAGATATCCCATTCTAGGATAATAACCATCTTTTTTGGTTAATTTGAAATTCTTTAAACCAGGGGTAAACTGATTATAAATCTTTTCAGTTGAATAGTGTACTGCGATAGGAAGTGTCTCAGAAGCACCAGGTGCTTTAACAACCATGTTAGCTACGTCAACAGCTAAAAGCATACCATTCTCTGCAACGAAATCATCGCTAGCAAGAGCACATTGGGCTTCGATTCTGCCATCGCGTGTGAAAGTTACATTATTAGGTTCGATTTGGCCGTAGCCGTCGATAGTAAATCTTTGTAGAGCCATTATTCTTCTCCTCCATTTTTGTTTCTATTTTTATGTTTCTTTAGAAGTCTTGCAGCAGGACTTAATGCAGCGTCTTCTTTATCACCATAATTCTGAGGGATTAAAGGAGTGCCACTCTTTGAGAAAATGCTTGGATTTGATTCAACAAGTTTTAAAGCTAATTCTTTGCTTAAATCTTCGACAGTATAATCTGCAATTTTAGCAGAGAATTCAGCAATAACTGCTTCATCTAATCTTTCAGAGTATTGTTTAATTACAGCCTCTTTTTCAGCTTTTTCCACATTTGCTTTATAAGTTTCTAATTCACCTTTTGCTGCTTCAAGTTCTGATTTTTCAGTCTCTAAAGTAGCTTTTTCAGTGGTTAGAGTATCTACCTTAGTGTTTAATTCACCAACAGTAGTTTCAAACTCCCCAACTTTTCCATTGAGTTCCTCAATAGCTGAATCTTTATCAGCGATAGTAGCGGTTAAAGTTTCTACTTCTCCGATTTTATTGCTGAACACTTCATCAATTTTTTCATAAGTGTCACCATTGAGAGCTTTAATAGCTTTTAGGGAATTTAATTCGGATTCGCTTACGTCCATTACATAAGTTCTTTCTCTTTCGCCTAAAGAGACTTCATTATTCTCATTATCTTTTGAGTATTTAACTCTATAATAACTACGAGAATCATAATCATAGACTAAAGCATAATCATCGTAAATATCTAAAATGTCATACTGGATTTCATAGTTTCCTTCTTCAGTGAAATTGGTATTTAGTAAAGACCAAATAGCCATATGTTTTTCGCTATCAGAAAGTTTGAAATTGATAGTCATTTTTTCCTGTCCTCCTTCTAGTTTATTTTCAAGTGATTTAGTATAATTTTTTAATTCTTCCACCATTTCAGTTAATGAAGTGGCTAACGTGTAGAAAGCGGAACCTTCAAAACACGGTTCAACTCCATCTCCTAGAGGAGTCAGTCCGATAAAGCATCCATCTGTAAACTCAAAATATCTTCTACCATTAGAATATTTCCAAGTTCCAGCGATAGACTTGTCATACAATTCCATTGAGTGTGCTTTACCTGGTATTTCAGATGCTTCTTTATAGCGTGCAGTCCATAAAAGAACATCAGCACAGGCATATTCTCTTTCTACGCCATCTTTGTCCATATGTTTTTCCCAAGTAATATTGGGATTTTCTGGAACAACTCCGTATGCTTTTCCTATACTTCGATTTTCACCGTGGTCAGTAAAGTCATCATCGTCATAAATTCCACATATCGGAGAATAGCTAATTGTTGAGAGTAATTTTTCTGCAAATTCATCCGATATATAAGTGTTATTTCGGTTAAGACCTTTATAAAAAATTCGTACCCTTGCTTTAGAAATTACATTGTTATACGGAGTTAGCTTTCCGAAAACAGTAACAGGGATAGAAAGGTTAATATCTTTAATATCTTCTATTGCCACTAATTGCCACCTCCGTCTTTAGATTGTTCATTTTCAAGAGTTCTATCGCTCTTTTTATCTTGGTCTTTCTCGTTATTTGGTTTTTCACCAGTGGCAGATTCTTCATCTTTATTGCTGGAGCCGCCGTCGCTTTGAGTATGAGAAGATTGGAGAGGAATTAACTCTACATCTAGTTTTAGAAGTTCAATTTCTAATCTCTTAATATCAGTAATTTCTGATTGGTTTAATCCTAAAGCGACAGAAGGAACTAAGAAACTGTATCCATACTGAGCCATATCTAAAGTTTTACTGATATATTCATCATTGTTATAATAACTAACAGGGAGAATTTTTGCAGTAAAGTTAATTTTATTATCTCCGAAATGTTGATTTAAAACATAAGATAGCCAAATACTATAAGACCCAGCTAAATACATCATCAACGCCATATCATTTTGAATAGATTTTTCAAGAGATAAATTTCCATCAGCCGCGAAGACTTGTTTACTAACTCCAGCTTCGCTATAAATAGTTTTTTCTATTTTTTCAAGATTATTCGTGATAACACTACGAGCATCTTGCATATCTTCAAGAGATACGTCACCAAAACTAGTAAGGACATCAATATCTTTGTTTTTCTTTAACATTCCTACTACGCCGCGGTGCATTTCTTGGACTTCTTCCGGGTCAAACACCAATTCTCCATCTGAAGTTATTGGCATTTCTTGAACAAGAATTTTCTTTAGCTCTTGTTTATCTTTATCTTTTTCAAGTTCCCTATACTCGTCAAAATCAATTATGGCTGGAATTACATTTAACATAAATGGTCTTTCTTCATAAAGACAAAAATGAATTCCAACACCAGGTTCCAACATATACCACTTACTCTCATTTCTATTCTTATAGGCATTGTATGCTTTTTCCACATCAGGTGGAAAAGTAGCCAAACACTGGTCTCTTAAGACCTTATCTCTAATATTATCAAAATATTGAAGATTTAGTTCAACTATATCTATACCGTCAGGAGTTTTGAACCTAGTTCTGCAATAATCAAAGGGCAAATCTTGAATTCCGACTCCATCAGCCCCATAATCTCTAAGGATACCGTAGTAAGCACCTTCGACCATTACTTTTAAAGTAAAGTTCTGACAAAGTTTTTCAAAGTTTAATTTATTAAAAAATTCCAAACTTTCGTAATAACGCTTACTATATTTAGTATCGGTAATTGATTTTTGATTTCCACTCATATGAGGAATAATTACAGGAGTATATTTAAGAAAAGTTGCATAATATAAAATAAAGCGTCTATAAAAACCGCTAGAATAAAAGAAAGAAACTGATAAATCTTTTAATTCCTCTGGTTGTCCGCTTGCGATAATTTGCTCTGCTTCTTCTTTAGAATAAGTAAGTAAATCAGGAGTTCTTTTAAAAGAAGTATCTCCAGAATAAGAGCTATCAGAAGTAGCTATCATTTTATCAACACTTTTCTTAAAGTCTTCTAAAGTAAAATTAGTTTTATCCTTCATCTATTCACCCCCTTGAGTATAAAATACGAGTTTCCTATTTCTTCCTCCCTTACGGCGTCTCTTTTTGAAATACTCGTCTTCAATCTCTTTAATTCTCCATAATCCATATTCAAAGGAGCTAAATTTATCGCTTAAAGTTCGAGCATTTATTTTTTCTAACTTAATATCAGTACCATTTCCAGTTGGTTTCAATTTAAAGTTAGCCATTTCTTCAAAAAGGCGAGTTGTTAATTCATGGGGAAGAATTCTTGCTACTCTTTGTTCAATTCTCATCTTTTGTCCTTTTTTAGTTTCTAATAATCTATTCTTAATTTCTTGCTCACGAGCAAGAAAGGAAACTTTTCCGCTATAAACCTTAGAATAACAGTTTCCGTGGATTTTGCTATCTAAAGTTGAGTTAGCTTTAATAACATAAATCTTTGGAATAGCTTGAGGATAAAGAGATTGACGATAATCGTCATTATTATTAGAACAATAGGCTGGATAATATTGATTACTGACAGAATCATAAGATTCTTGAACCATATAATCCATAAGGCCGACACCAAGTCCATTTCCGTCAATTACTATTTCTTGTGGGTCAAATTTCTCAATTATCTTTTTTAAATCAAGAGCTTGAATTGAGAAGTGTTTTGTTTGTTCAGTTTTACCTAAAATATAGATATTAACTAAACTTATATCAAAATCGTTCTCATGGCGAAATACCTTAAAGACAGTTACTACGGTCTGACAAGTAATTCTACCTACGTCTACTGATAATAAGTAGAAAATATTGTTAGCACCTTTAAGTTTTTGAGAGTTTTCTGGATTTATAATCCTACGATATTTTTGAAGCCTATCATAATCAAACCAGCTATCGCTTCCGCCGCCAGTCCATTTACCTAAATACTCGCGGGCGAAGGACTCATCCTTATAAGTCGCACTCATTTTAATTTCATTTAAGTAGGTTTTATCTAATAATCCGTGCATCATAGGAACTCTATAATCGCATCCCCAAACAAAAGAACTTTTAGGATTGATAATCTCATTCTCAAAACATTCAATTAACTTTTGATAAGCAAAAGAATTTCTTTGTCCAGCAGATGTCATATAAAACTGTGCTTGGTGAGGCTCATTCTGATTTACTAATCTTGCTTTTGTTCTTCTATTAACGTTCATGAGTATTAAATTTTTCAATTTAATGGACTATCTCATCAACTAATTTCCATCCAAAACCTTTATGCGTTTTAGTCTGTTTGTCTCCTTTTATAACGTGACTAATAGCACTTTGAGTTCCATTTACCGCTCTCGCGGCAGCACTCATACTTTCATATACCGCTATTATTTCGTTATTATCAGGATTTATTTGAGCAATTCTTTTTTTAGTATTTATGGGAAGTTCTATCTTTTGTAATTTATCTACTTCGTCTTCTTTATATCTCCATTGAAATTGATTATGATGAGTTCTTAAAAATTGACAGCACATAACAATCTTTTCTGGAATAGAATTTGTTTGTCTCGATGCTTCCATAATACTTTTATATTCTTTAATTTTGTCTCCATTTAAAGAATATTGAATTATTCTTCTTTCTCTTGATGGTTTCATCAATCCGATTTCAACTGCATGATTAGTGTTTTCTGCTGGAGTACACCATTCTAAATTTGAAACTAGATTATTACTTCTACATCCATCAATGTGATTAACGTAAGGTTTATTTTCTGGATTTGGTATATACGCTATTGCTACTAATCTATGAACTCTAAAGCTTTTAGATTTTTTACTTATAGATAAAGTAACATGCTTATATCCTTGTTGCGTTCTTTGTGACAAAATTTTATTTGTCTTATCATTTCTTACTTCACCATTGTCACTAATACTATAGTTTGTTTCTATATTATTATCAATAATTTTTTTCCACATTATAATCCCTCCATTCATAAGTGGAAGTTCATAACTGGAAATATAAGAAATTAAGAACAATTAGTTGGGTGGCACTACGAATGGTGATAAAATCCATTCTCTCGATTAAATCTCTTAGTCTCTACACCTTCCCAAATTGGGCTTGGCACGGGATTGGGTTTATTCCTTTCCCCGTTAGCACAGTAAACTGCACACCCCTTTATCACGGGTTCACCACCTTATTCGACTAGCTTCACAGCTAGAAGCCCCCTCTTTAACGTCTTAAGGGATGACGACTTCGTTTAATAAATCAGCGTCATGGTCACGAACCTCATCTACTAAACCGAAATGACGACGGCCACCACGAGTCGAATCTAAGGCCGCAACAACATCAAAAATACTTCCGTTTCTGAAAGTCATTTTTAAGTAGTCGCTACCAGAAACATAATCATCTTTAATTAGTTCTTTGCGAAGAAGTGGGAATAAATCTAAAATTTCCTCTACTTTTTCTTTTGCGATTTTTGCACCCTGTTCTTTCTTCGGCGCGCAAATAAAGCATTTACTTCCTGGTTGGAAGATACATTTCAATATCATAGCTAAAATAGAGATAAAAGTTTTAGAGAACGCACGTGGCGCAACGCAATAGTGGTAACGATAGCGTAGGCAGGCGCGCAAGAAAATCCTTTGATAGAAGAATAACTCAAAGTTAGAATCAACAGGAGTTATTAAGTCAATAAATAAATCAGGGTAGGCGGTGAAGAATTCACAATATTTCTTATATAACTCTTCATGCTCAATGACTCTTTCTTCACTAAGCATAACCCCCTTATCCAGTTCAATACCATCTCTAAAAAACTTTTGAACTCCACTTTCTTCTGTTATTTTACTAATATCAATCATACAATCTCCTCCTCGAACTGTTCGTCTAAGTCGTAGCCTGCGGCTTCAAACTTATCCAAATCATCTTGAGGAGTATTATATTCATCTTCAAGTTCTTGAGCAATTTTTAAGCCCTCAATTCTTCTTTCAATTTCTTCGCTAATTCCTGTTTCATTAACATAAAGATTTCTGACATACAACTGAATATTCTTCATAGTATTGTCAATAATATCTCTATCAGCACCATCATAGAATTTATTTATCCATCCTCTTTTTTCTAAGAAAGCAAATAATTCTCCAACGGAGTTAAAATCATTTGCATTTTTAACATTCTTAGGAGTAAAATCAGCAACTTTAACCAATTTCTCGTAAGAAGCAAGCTCATCTTTAAATTCTTCTTGTGCTCTAATCTTATTATCAATTAAAAGTGAAATTTTACATAGCTTTTTCGCATTATCAACTTGAATTTCTCCAACTACATTTTGAGTATTTAAAATTCCTTGGAAAAGATTTTCTAAATAGATAAGTTCGTCAGTATCGTACTGAGGACCCCACTTATCTCTAAGTTGTTGGAACTTTTCTTCTTGGAGAGCAGGAATAGCATTATCTAGTTTCCCATCTGCCACTAACTGTCTATATTTTCTAGTTGTATCACTCCAATCAACATTTCCATACTTTCCTGCGCAGTACATTTTAGCATAAACGCTAAATGTTTTTTCTTTATTAAACTCATATAATTTTGTCCATTCTTCCGCAAGAAAAGGAATATCCGCCCATTGACAAAGTTTATCATAAAAATCAAAATTATTTTCGTTAATTAAAAGAAAATTCTCTATGCACTTATTGCAAATAGGAAGAGTTCCGTCCGGGAAGAACGGACTCTTAACTTTTATAAAAGAATCAGGAGAACAAGAATTATGGCATTTTGTACACTCTTTTAATAAAGCCATATTATCACCACCTTATTTATAGGTAAAACGAAAAGAGAAAAACTCAAGAATTTTCCTCTTCTTTAAATTCTTCTAGTTTATGGGTTCTATTATATTTAACGATTTGACGAACTCTTCTTAAGAATTTATTACGCTCAGTTTTGCTGAGGCCGCAATAAAAGGTAACAATTTCTTTTTCAATAGTTGGGAAGTCAGTTCTTATTTTATTATCTTCTTTAAAAATATTAACTCCTGCTATTTGAGCAAGACCAATAAAATCATCAAGAGCCAACTCCATCATTGCATATTGAAGCTCAACTGCATTAACTCCATTATTATCCAAATTACACTTCATTATTATCTCCTTTGGTGCGCCCGCACCATAATTTCCTTGAATCCTATTTATTCTTTTGTCGATTCTTCTTATCACACTCTTTGCACCGACTTGCAAGCCCATCAGAACTTCTACTTTTTCTCATAAATTCTCTCGTATCCTTCAACTTAATTTTTCCGCATTGGTTGCATTTTTTCCACTTAAAAGGCTTTTCCCTATTTAAATAATAATCATAGTGAAGTTGTGCTGCGTCCGCAATTTCTTTGCAAATCTTCTGTTTCCATATCGTTGAAATATAGTTTGCAGAGTGGGTAAGGCCAAAATCTTTTTCTAATTTCTTTCTAATAATTTCGTTTTGAATACGACTTCTTTTATAATTAAGAATAATCTTCTTAGCATCACTTAAATTTGCTTTTTCTATATAAAAATCAAGAGTATCTAAAAGAAAACTAATAGTCGAATCTGGTTTATTTACCACACTTATCTTCAAATCCTCATAATTCTCTAATAAATAGTAAATATGCTCATAATTCCTAAAATCAATCGTATATTTAGCTTCCTTATTGAAAGAATACTCTGGCCCTCTATATTCTCTAGGATTAAAAAATTTCTCGTCACTTCCAATAAGGACTCCTAAAGGCGCAATAGCAAAATCAGAATTTTCTAAATCCCAGGGTATACCTTCGTTTTCTGGTTGGTGAACTTTTCTTGCACTAGTCCCAAACATACAAATAGTCGGTTTAACCATATCTCTAAGGTAAAACTGTTGGCGTCTCAAATCAATAACCATATGTTTAAACTTATATAATTCTACCGAAGTTAGCTTTGGTGCGGCAGGGTCATCAACTTTTCCCGTATTCGCATCAATAATATGTTGGTATCTATCAATAGACTTCCAAAGCTCTTGAATTCCTGGAACATCAGCGTCTTTCTCTCTATCTATCTTCGGTTTAATACTCTTATACCTATTCTTATCTGTATTAAAAATACGCTCGTCGAAAGTAGGACTCTCGATAAGTTCGTCTAATGATTCTGGTTCCTTTTTAGAATAGGAATTATACTTAGTCTTTATTTGGACTTCTTTACAGTCAACAATCGACTCTCCAGTATTTTCGTCTTTGCCGTAAAGAATATAGTTCGCAATAGTTTCTAAATCGGAAGCAGAGAATTTTTTATCACTATTATCTGCCATATACTTCTCAACGTAGTCGCGGCGGCCAGTTGAGGTGGGTATACTAAAATCGAGATTTACCATTTATTCACTCTACTCCTGTTTCAAAATTTCTATCTTTATTATAATCGAAAAATTGGAAAAAGTCAAATTCTAAAATTTTAATACCGCAATTTTCACGAGATTTGAAATTTCAATTTTCACGAGATTGTTTGGAGGGGTGCC